TGCCCTTGCCCCGGTGGTACTGGTACTGCTGGTGCTTGCCCTTGCCCTTGCCCTTGCCCTTGCCCCGGGGCTGCTCCTGCTGGTGCTGGTGCTGGTGCTCCTGCTGGTGCTCCTGCTGGTGCTGGTGCTGGTGCTGGTGCTGGTGCTGGTGCTGGTGCTGGTGCTGGTGCTCCTGCTGGTGCTGGTGCTGGTGCTGGTGCTGGTGCTGGTGCTGGTGCTGGTGCTGGTGCTCCTGCTGGTGCTGGTGCTGGTGCTTGACTAAACATGCGTTCTTTGTTTAGTGCAATCAACTCTTCGCGTTTCTTCCGCGCATTTATTTCTTCTATTTTTTCTGCTTCTATGTATCGTCGTTCTGATTGTATCGTTGCTTCGATTCGTTCCGCTGTATTTTGTGTATGTATTACATTTTCGAATTTACTGGCAAAATGAGAAAGTGATCTGCCATCCTTGGGTATATTATCGTATTGTGAAAATGTACGATTTATTAATGTAGTATGTTCGGGATCTGCGGTAACGCTAAGGTAATTGCGAGTGTTTGTTATATAATCATTTAACTCCTTCACAGGAAGATCTTTGGAAACAGGTAAATGCAGTTGCTTATTTATGGTATTTTCAATATGATCTATTTCACGTTGTATTGTATTGTGATATATTCTGTCCCTCATGTTGCTGTTATAAATTTTTTTATCAAACCTGTTAAGCCCTTTGCGATATGCATCGGCAATACGTCTTAAATTATTTTTATATTCTCTAGCATATTTTTTAGTAATACCTTTAACCTTTTCTACTTTTTTTAAATAATCGATATGCGATTGTAGAGTATCTGTTGACATTTTATATTAATATACTTTTCTTTTATAAAAAAAGACCCTATTATCAACATTATAATAATTATCATATCCAGCGACCAATAGAGTATTAAAAAAAAGACGATGCATATTGATTGACAAGTATGATTGATACGTTTTAAATTGTTTTCTTGCTCTTTAGCGTATTTCTCTGCTTTCATATATAGGTAGCGTATCGGTTCTAATTTTGTTTATATTTTTTGTGTATATTTTCGAGTTCCCGGGAACGTGTAAGTCCTAAAGCATGCTCTTCCCTGTCATAATTTCGAATATGGCGAGATCTTTTTGCAAAATCGAGGCGGTGTGGTTTATACGTAACAGTAGTGTTTGGTGTGGGGGCTATGTCAAATGTTCTATAGCTGTCGACCGTATCCCCGATCTGTCGGAGGTTTGTTTTTTTATACATTTGTTATATATAGTAATATAATAAATGAATCAAAAAGAATTCTATGCTCTAAAGGATACCCATAAGCATATTAAAGATGATAATATCCTTCCACTGTTTATGGTTGAAGATGAACTCAAAAAGGAAAATAGATTACAATACCATTCATATCAATTATTTGTACAGAATTTTATAAATCCAACAACGCAACACACCCGTTTATTGATGAAACATAGCACTGGTAGTGGTAAAACTATAGGAGCTATAGGAATAGCTATGCGTTTCATTCAACAATATAGGGAAAATGATATTGGGAGTGTGTATATAGTTGCATTTGAAGGGGCTAAGAAATCGTTTTACAATGATCTTTTAAAATACCCACAATTCGGATTTGTTACACATAGAGAATTGCGTCAATGGGCTGGTCTTAAAAAACAAGCACGGTCCGGTCAGGCGTCGGATGTCGCAGCTGCAAAAGATTATGGCAACAACATTAAAAGACGAATAACCAATAGAACGAATAATGGTTTTTTTAAATTTGTTGGGTATAAAGCATTATTTAATCAAATATTTACCCAGGATGTATCTAATCTGTCGGAAGATGAGATACTTAGGCAACTAGCCGACGGCACCATTCAAACAACTGATCTTAAAGTATATAAAAATTCTCTTATTATTTGCGATGAAATTCATAACGTGTATAACTCGCTACAAAAAAATAACTGGGGTGTTGCTCTTCAGGTTATATTAAATAGCGACCCGTCAATTAGAGGTGTATTTATGAGTGCAACCCCTATCAATAACAACCCCACAGAAATAGTCGATCTTTTAAATTTATTACTTCCAGAACGTGTTCGTAAATCAGACTTATTTACCAGCGACGGTGTTCTGAAATCAACAAAGAAGCTTCGAGATTTATCCCGCGGTGTTGTATCTTATCTGGTTGATAAAAATCCTATTTATTATCCATCCCGTGCTTTTAAGGGAGACGCTGTCCCTGGAATAGAATATCTCAAATTTATTAATTGCCCGATGAATAGCCGACAGCAAGAAGCATATGACCAGGTATATAATCAAGATACAAATACAATTTCACATTCTAATATCCACGTCGTCGATTATATTTTGCCATCACCGGCTGGAAATGTCTATAAGTCGGATGATCTAAAACACATTGCTCTTGCTAGTACTGAATGGAAAACAACGAATGGAGTATATTTAACAAACAAGGTACCAACCGGTAGCATATTACAATTACCTCAATTAAAAGATGTATCAAGTAAATATTTTTCAATGATGACAACTATTATCGATATCGTAAAAAACAGGCAGGGTAAAATTATGATCTACCATAATTTTGTGATGGCCTCAGGTGTTTTATTCATAAAGGAAATATTACTAAAAAACGGTATTATAGAAAAAAATACAGCCCCTGGTCCAAATACTATATGTACCCGCTGCGGTGAAATATGTGATAATCATACTGGTGCCGATCATGTATTCAACGCTGCCCGATGTTTTCTTGTACATGGTGATGTTGATAAAGTAACTTTAAACTCTAATATAGAGACTTTCAATCAATCATCGAACTGTATGGGAGATGAACTTTTAATATTAATAGGGTCTCCAAAAATAAAGGAATCATATGATCTCAAAGCTATTAGACATGTTATGGTAATGAGTCGACCCGATAATATATCCACACTTATTCAAATTATAGGGCGGTCTGTACGAAAACATAGTCATAGTGTGTTAGATTTAGAATTAAGAAATGTAAGTATATATTTATTTATAGCATCCCAACACGAAATCAATAAATACAGAGAAAAAGTAAAGGAATACAAAACAATACAAACAATAGAAAAGATATTACATGAAAACGCCATAGACGCTGATATCAACCACGATATTATTAAAACGGGGTTTGATGATAATTTAGGCGATTTGGAATTCGAAATATCCCCAAAACAGCGGTCATTAAATTTGTCTACATTTAACGCATACTATTTACAAGAGGAAATAGATATAATAACATATATAATCAAGCGGGCATTCGTGGAAACATCCAGGGTATGGAAATGGAACGATCTATTAACCTTTATCAAAAATCCAAATTTTGATGTAGAATATAATACTTCTTTGATCAATACCCAGAATGCTATCGTTGCGTTTAGTCGTCTTTTATGGGATAGCGATACACAGACGATAGGAACAAGCAAAAACAATACTATGAGTATATTGGATAGCATATTTGATCCAATGTATAAATATTTTATACTACCCAACCAAACACATGCTATGATAAAACAAGTCGGATGTTTTTATATATTATCACCAATAATTAGAAACAGTGTTATCCTGCATACGGATAGTCCCTATAGAAACCATATACCATTTAGTCCCACATATATAGATGTTATGAAATACACAAATAATATGAGTCGCGGTCCCCAATATTTATTAAAATCAGATACCTTTGCCAATAAATACAAAAATGTACCAATAGAAATGTTGCATGATGCTATTTGCGAATACGGGGTGACATTTCAAACACATTTTATAGAAGATTGCATAGATTATATATTCAATAGTTGGACAGACTGGTCTACCGATAAACATAAAAACCATGACTTTTATTTTAAGATATTGTATTATTATGATGTCAATGGTTTTATTATTTTTGCAAATATCGCTAGATCACATATATATAATTTATACTTAGATTATCTCATAGATGGAGAATTGGATGACGATAGAGAGAGTCGGCATATATTAAATAATATAAACCGTAGAATTCAACGATCTGTATGTGAGTGGTCTCCACAGCAAACAAAACAATTATTTACGAACACACTCGATAATTCGCTTGATCGTTTTTCAAAGGTACAGCTTGTTTCAAATGTCATTAATAAGGTAAAGTCTAGTATTTTACCTATAGGTCATTTTTTGAGTGATGTGCCTAGATTTTACCACCCCAATAAAGGTTGGTTTTCATCACCGGATTACACCACGGCCAAAGAAACGTGGGTAGAGAACCCGATAATAATAGGTTATACAGAAAAAAGCAAAACAGGTGTGCATATTCATTTCAAACTACGGAAACCTATCCAGAAAATAGTAATGCATAAAGATGCTCGTTTAATCGAAAAAGGTTCTAGATGTGTGGTTAGATTAAAATCTGATCTGGTAAAAGTATGTAAACAATTAAAAATAACAATTGATCCAAACACTTCTGTGTCAGTGATTTGTAATAAAATAAGAATTAAACTACTACAGCTGGAAATGACTGAGCGGTCGAACGGAACAAATATTAAATATTTTTATTTACATTTTGAAAAAAATAATCAGATCTAATATAACAATGCCACTTGAATCTGATTTTAAAGAATTGCAGGAATCGCATCGCCGCTTCCTTGTAGCATATACGATACTGACCGAAAAACAAACAAAAAATAAATCCGTTGAGGCTCGTAAGCATCTTAAAGATATTATGCGTATAAGTAAAGATCTAAGACAATCTATACAGGAATATGTAAAAGGTATCTAACTATTTTACAACTATTTTATTCTACACTCACGACATCTATTATTTTTTTCTCACCCCCATACGTTCTTAATTTTTTTGGAACAATTACCTAATACTAAAATAGCAATATCTGAATAATCATATATTTTTACAATCGGGTCTTTCCTTGATTTTAGCATTTAAATTATAATTACATAATATTTAAACAATATTTAAATGATTACACGTACAGGTGTGATTTTGGGTAAGGTGTCCATTAAGGATAAAAAGAAATTTACAATTACTCACTTAGGGTATGGCAAACGCGTTACCTCTATAAGTAGGGCAAAGACATCAGGCAAGTATACACGCCTACCCCGATTCGCCCACACTGTTCTTAAGAGCATAACAGGGCTTGTAAATAATCTACAGGAAGGGTTGGATTGTAAGTTTTCATCTACTCTAACACTTAAACCTGATCAAGAGATAATATTAGAATACCTCAAACAAAATGTATATTCTAAAGAAAACCGCTTGCGTGGGACTGCAAGTACTATTTTACAGATGAACCCTGGGTGCGGTAAGACATATGTAGCGATGGCTGTGATTCATTATATTCAGAAAAAGACATTAATTATAGTACCCAATATTTATATACTTAGACAATGGACAGATGCGTTGGAATCTATATTTTCTTCTTGTATAGGTTGCTATTATGGGATAAAAAAGATAGATGGTGATATTGTTGTTGCTGTTATTAATTCGGCAATGTCTTATCCTGATTACGATAATTGTGGTTTAATTATATATGACGAAGTTCATCTATACTGTTCATCAAAATCAGCAAATATATTTACAAAAGCACAAGCACAATGCTGTCTAGGTTTATCAGCTACACCAACAGGTAGGATTGATGGCTTTGACCGCATATTACAATGGGAGTTGGGTAATATAATATATGCTCAAAAAATACCAAAAATGTCTTCTTCTAATGTTGTGTATAGCACAAAGGTTTTACGTGTTTCATATAACGGTGCTGATGAATATACACAACATTTAGTATCGTCCGCTGGTGTCGCAAGCGTACCATTGATGCTTAATCAGATACAAAACGACCCACAACGCAACAATCTTATTATCCAACACGCCACCAGATTATATAATAACGGAAAAAATGTATTTGTCTTTTCTGATAGGCGGGCCCACCTAATAGAGTTGGGCACACTTCTCAATAAATCCGGTTATGGATTTGATGCACCAGAGCTTGATATACGGAGGCTGATGGGCGGTGCTTCTGACGATGACATAAAAAAAGCAACCACACATGGGCGTATTATTTTAACAACATATCAATATACGGCCGTAGGTGTTTCTATTACCAAGATGAATGCAATTATACTAGCGACGCCTCGACGTTCAAATATGCGACAGATATTAGGAAGAATATATAGACTTACCAGCGATGCCAGCATACAAAGGGAGATAGTTGATATAGTTGATAATAAAACATGCTTAAAGAATCAATATTACGACAGGAAAAAGGAATATCATCATCTACATGCAGATATTGAGTATGTAATTAATTAATTTTATGTTAAAAAAATAAGATATAGTATATTCTATCGATTTTATAAGATGCCATCACATACCGTAGGAAGACCATCATCAAAAAGGAGAACTCCAGTTAATTCCAAAGTTTCTAATAAAAAATCCAAAGCTCCTATTAAAAAAGCCAAAAGCAAAGCTTCTATTAAAAACTTCAAAAGCAAAGCTCCTAGTAGAAGCAAAACCCCTAGTAGAAGCAAAACCCCTAGTAGAAGCAAAACCCCTAGTAGAGGCAAAAACTCCCGTTGAGGTAAGAAAAGCAAGAAGAGTTAACTAATTCTCCATTTATTTGAACAATGCTCCATTTCACATGTTACCATAATAGAAGACGCTTCATCTAAACATCGCGATTGATATTCTATCTCAGTAGTTTTTCTACCACCACATTTTGAACATTCGTGTTGCGAACTATATTTTTTTACAACGTGCTGTTTTTGCCTTTCCTTTATTTCGTTATGTAATGCTATTGTTTTTTCAGGACATAGTTTATGTGATGTCATATCAGCAACACAGTCAATATCGATTTCACTCGATATTAATTTGCCTATAAGGTAGGGATGCATATTAGACTGAACTTTATATGCTAATGCATTATAGAATGCCCTAAACATATAATTATCCCAATTTTGTTGTATACCCATATCTACGGCTTTCTTACATGCAAACGTATAACAACTCGCTTCTATTTTTCCAACGTACTCATTTTGAACAGTTTCTTTCAATTCATTGAAAATATCATTTTTTCGCGCACAGCACATAATAGTAATGAACCTGGAGCGTCTATGATTATTGTATTTATCATCCTTGTAATAATGTATTGGTATAACAGATCGATTCGTGTAGAAATTACTCATTTTTTTCTATTAATATAGTTCAATTTTAAAAAAAAATTACTCAACTACTCATTTGCCCGTTCATTCATATCCATCAACTCAATTGCTTTGATGATCAATCCGCCACCCAATTGAACAAGATCCTCAATAAAAGTACCCAGGTAAGGAGAACCTAGCATATTATCTGGGTCCTCTAACTTTCTGATCATTTGATTGACGTACTTGATGTTAAAACATCTATAAGGACTTGGGTTCATACAAACAACCGGGTCGTGATAAAATCCACAGTTTTTAAATCTACAACCATTCTCTGCATTGGTGCATCTTTTTGCATATTTTGCGTCGCTGTTGGGTGTAAATCTAATGGGTCCGGTATTTAATCTGCGTTCATGAATCATAATCATTGTGGTTTTGGCTTTCTCATTGTAACCGATTTTAAAACCAACCCTATAATCAAACACCGGCATCTGTAGTGTGCAGTTCTGTGTTTTCATATCAACATACTTGGTCACATCGTACGTATCATACGTATCACGGGTGTCACGTGCGTCACGCTCTACCAAAGGCGGTTCGATAGCCATGGCTTGTTTAACAACACCGGCAGCGGTTTGTGGAGGGGTATCCTTAACAACAGGCGCGGTCTTCTTTTCATAGATGTGACACTTCTCAAGTAATTTAAGAAGTGCATCTCCAGCAGCCTTATGTGCCTTTTTAATATTGTCGCGACTAGAATTAAGCTCATCCATAGCTGCACTGATGCTACCAAACACGGCATCGATCTTCTCAATATTTTCAGTCAATTCGACAACGTTTCTATGATCATTATCACCGATATTACCCACCATAGTATTAATATGATTACTCAACACAGAAAGTGAGTCAATAATATTGTTTTTCATATCACCCATACCCACAACGGTAGGCACAGCGGTAGGCATAGAATCAGACGCAATGATAGATGACATGATTAAAATGAATATAAATCGAAAAGATTATATCTACCGATTAATATTCAATTTTTGATCTGATACTGGTACTTATTATTGAATATATTAAATATTCGTTTAACTACGGGATACAGTCTGTTATTTACATCTACGAATTTTAGCTCGTCTATTTTAACCCATTTTACATTTTCGATTTCAGATGAAAAGGTTTTGGCATTGAATTTAGACTGTAGTGGTGTTTTTTCCAACATGTATGCTACGTAATACATGTGATAGTATCTAATACCAGCTGATATATATGATTCAATGATAGGTTTAATGGTTGGAACAAAAACATATGAACATAAATCAATATCTGTTTCTTCTTTAAATTCTCTAACTGCACAGTTTATTTTTGATTCATTGTTATTCAATCTTCCTTTAGGAAGTTCCCATATAAGATGTGTATTTAGGGTGTTATGGATAATTGATAATATTCTTTTATGTTTTAGCGATAAGAACTTGGATTTGGCTCTTATATACATATGATATCGTATATTATTAAAATGTGGTGATATTGTATCATTACGCTTATGCATAATAGTTAATGTTTCTATAATAGCACTAGCACTGGACATGTCAAATTTAAAATCTGATGGTGGTTGTGTTGGAATAACTAGCCATATTTTATACCATAAAAAATCAAAGTTAAAACTAAGTATATCTATTTTTTCCGATGATGTCATTGTGTTAAATAAAGCTCGCAACTGCTTATCATTGCGACTCTCATACTTACCTAACACAAATTCAGAAAAACTATAGGTGTATCTTTTTTTGACTAATAATATTTCAAATACACCATTATTATGTCTGCAACACGCAATACCCGCGGATTGTTTATTTTGCATTTTTTATAATCATTTAATGCTTTAAGATATAAATGTCTGTTTTAAGTGTAGCGAATACCAATAGCGAATGCGCATTAGGAAACGATGGTATTGTATGTTCGACGAAAAATATGATAGATGTCATGCGCTCTATACTGGGCTCTGACGCTGACGCTGACGCCGACGCTGACGCTGACGCCGACGCTGACGCCGACGCTGACGCTGACGCTGACGCTGACGCTGACGCTGACGCCGACGCTGACGCCGACGCCGACGCCGACGCCGACGCTGACGCTGACGCTGACATCGTTGTGCGTGTAAAAAAAAAATTAGGATGCTCTACTGAGAAATGTGTAGTAATGTCTGATGAATTTAAGGAAAAGGCTGATACATTAATAGTGAAAACAAGTATATTATACTTTAAACCGCAAGGTCCTGCTTTCAATACAAACCTTCTAAGTAATGAGGATATAGACCAAGTTTTACATAGATTAACGATAAAATATACTGATTTTTACCATATGAATTTTCAAATGATTGATTTTGCTGGAAAAAAAAATAATAGAGGCGACTGGCTGGTTCATAAAGGTATGCGTATAACCCCCACAGAGTTAGGGACTTTTGATATTAAAAGAGATATTATTGATAAAGGGTATAAAACTATGGGTGTTGTTATAAATACTGATGTTAGGACAGGTAATGGTATTCATTGGTTTTCTCTTTTCGTTGATTGTAGAAAAAATCCATGCACTTTAGAATATTTCAATTCCTCTGGTAGACGCCCTTTGGTAGAAATACAGAGATGGTTACATAAAACAAATAAAGAATATAAAAAATCTAAAATAGATATTGTTGATGGTATTTCACATCAACGAAGTGAAACGGAGTGTGGTTTATATAGTATCTATTATATATGGAATAGATTGGAAGATATATCAGCACGCACCTTCCACAATAAAAGAATAAGCGATGAAAGTATGTACGCATTTAGGAAAAAATGTTTTTCTAAAGATTGAATTAGTATTTATATAAAATATGCAAGAAGTATTAAATGAGTTTTTAGCTGAATATAAGGATCTACCAGCTCAGCGATCAGAGCAATGGTTATTAGATCGTAAATATACTATTGGTGGAAGTGAGATAAGCACAGTTGCTAATAAAAATCCATTTAGTTCAATCCGAGACCTCGTTGAACTACATATTGGCTTAAAAAAGTTTAATGGTAATATTAATACCCATTGGGGAACAGTGTTAGAGGACTTTGCTATTTATATTTTTGAAAAAAAATGGGATTGTACTATCTATGAAACTGGCTCATTGCATGGACCTATTGCTTTTCAAAAATATTCACCAGATGGTTTGACATATATTAAAAGCCTTGATATGATAATCTTACTAGAAATCAAAAACGCTACCCGACGAATCGCAAATGGTAAAATACCTTCAATGTATAAACCTCAAATACTTACAGGATTAAATACCATCAAAATAGCAAATATGGGTATGTTCGTGGATGCAACATTTAGGTTATGCTCTTTTGCCAACTTTACATTCACAGCAAAATATGATACTGAGATTCATCCAAACAAATATATCGGTATTCCTATTGCATTATGTATGTGTTGTATATATGCAACTGAGCCACTTACCACCGAACCGCCAGCAGAGCCACTTACCACCGAACCGCCAGCTGAGCCACTACCAGCAGAGTATGTAGAGTCAGTGTTAAAAGCAGTTGTTGATGGTAAATTGCATGTGTTTAATCCTGGATTTATTGTTGAGGGACAAAAAAATGACTTAATGAACCGCTTCGTGAACCGTTTCGCAGACGCGAAATATAAATTGGTGGTAGCGTTACCCCTTAAATTATTTAAATTCGAAACCATTCCTGTTGTTCGGGAAAAAGGGTATATTCAAAAATATGAAAACGTAATAGCCGAAACAATTGGTAATATTAGACAGTTAAGTGAATTACCTATTGATGAGCAAACAACAATGCTGGATGTGATGTATCCCCGCTCGGAATCGAGTTAGGCAATAATTACTCTATAATATACATCCATCGATGTTACATTATTTCTTATGATTTTTACGACCTGACCAACGGACCCACCAACCCATATTACTTGCGGGTCTGCTTTTTTTATTTTTGGTAACTGGTTCAGAGAAATATGGTTATCTAATAATATTTGCTTTGTTTCTTCATCCGTACATAGTTTGTGTACGGGAACCATAGAACATTGTCTAGGATCCACTTTAAATGGTGTAAATGTATATGTGAATACGTCTATTTTTTTTTTCGTATATTTATGTATAGCTTTTTTTACAGACGGTTTAATATCATTCCTACCAACAATAATAACCCGCGCTTCTTTTTCTTCCACCATATTTAATAGACGCACACATTCTGCTGACCGTGAGGTATATTTTTCATCAACCGCAAGGAAAATATACAAAGGCAGTTTATCTTTCAATGCCTTGATCTTTATATGAGAGTAAAACTGTACGGTATTAACAAAATCAGATCTCGTCTTTATTGCTTCTACTGGTGTAAATCCAATGACTTTAAGATATGTATATAAATTACTATACACTGAATATTCTATAGTATGATCCATTTTATATACTATATAAATTTTCAATTTATGTATATAAAATGGAAGAGTGTACAAATACTCGATGGCATATTCAAAATAGATATATACAATTAGAATACGAACTTTCTAACCCAACCATCAAAGGTTTATTAAAAGTAATAGGACTAACCATACCTATAGAATTCAATAATATAATAGCACATTATGATGATGGTACTGTTAAATATTCTAAAAATCCTGATAATAAAACATTAGAAGAGCGTGCTTTAGAGGTATTAGATGAAAGATTAAATTTAACATTGGTGGAGAATACTCGTCGCTTATGTATTGAATATGGTATAGTTAAGCTATGTGATAGAAATGTGGGAAATATGATATATTATTTAACAAAACTATACCCCATAGAAAGTATAGGGGTGACTCGTGGGCTAATGGCAATTATTGATGATGAATGGAGTGAGTGGGATATGCCTGCACATATAGACGATGATAGCAAAATAAATACTATTTTAGAATATTTTAAAGCAGTGATAATGCCTATCCAAGACCATAATAATATCGCAAATGCGTATTCGAGTTTGATAAGAATTAAAAAAATACAAAGATTTAACTGTACACGCAAAGATGTTGAAGAAAAGATAAAACAAAAAAAATTACAATATGGTGGCGATATTGCAAACAGAGTATCTGTTTTATTGGATATTGATGATCTATGTACAGGCATAGTATGTGATAAAGAGTATATAATCACTAATTCAGGTAAACTTATTTTGAATGATATGAAAAATATTATAGACGCACAATACTAGTATTTACCACTAAACTAATTACATGCTCATCAACATCCACTCTAAATATAATATTCTTATGAGTATCTGATGATATTTGAATATTTTTTGCAAGTAATGATGTGCTTATTGGTTTTATATAATCGATATTGATCGTGGATGAGAATATATCATCTTTTTTTATTAAAGACTCCAATGAAATATTCTCTGGAACTCGTACAATATGTTTTGATTTTATCGTCTTATCTTTACTCGAATAACTAAAAACTAGTGGGTTGTGTCCGACCTTATCTATGGTGATTGTTTCAGAAAAGATGTCAATATCAGATATCAGCTTCTTAAAATATCTACTGGGCATTGTAAATTTAATAGGGTATAAAGAGTCGTCAAAAGATACGTCTGGAATGATTATAGATGTATGTACCAACTCGATATCCTTGATTTCATCTATCTGTATTTCATTTTTTAAGATGATAGTTAGATTACTCCTATAGCTAATTTTTTTCAGCACAAAAGATAATGACACGCAATTTTTATCTATGGTTTGTATTATCTTGCCTATGTTCTTTGCATTAAGGAAACATTTCACTGGCGATTTACAATAATAATGATTGAGTTTGTTACAGGATATAACTACCTTAACTGTTGATTTTCTTAAATGATCGATTGTCAGTATCGTGATTGTTTTTTCATCGAATGACATGCATAGTTCCCTGGCTGCTATTGTTTTGAAAAAGGTAAACATTTTTTTAAATACTAATGGATTGCCATAAATCATCTCCATATAATTCTGTTCATGTAAAGCATTACCTATACCATTTTGTTTAAGAGATGGCCGTAATGGAATTTTACGTGGTCGCCCGGGTCGTTTTTTTGTCTCCATATTTAAAAATAAATCGAGCTGTTTTTAAAAGACTATGCTTAACATATAATGATTCATATAATGTTTGCTGTGTATGAAATACTTTCTGCGAGGCTTGTAATACAATACGCATAAGAAATAATCTAAGAAATGTAACTAATGTTTCTGGTGTTTTTTGTACAAAAATACGCTTAGTTAGGTCAGATTGTGATAGTAGTATCCTAACAGATTTTACAAATTCTAATATCAAATAATTTGTGGTACTTAAAAAAGTTACATTCATTTCATCGCACCCAGTTTTTTTATCAAACTCTAAATATGATTGTATTATAGTGTTGCCAACTATTTCAACTATATCATTTCCAACAAACATATTGAATATATCATAAACAGATGTTGGAACTGTTTTGAGTTTGATATCTATATATTTTCGTAGATTGTTGGTTATGTTGGTTCCGAGGTTTGGGTTGAATGTTGGTGTAGTATCATATTTAACATCAATAGCAGGTACTAGATGTTTGCTGAAGCAATCATTTTTTATTTTTTGGTAAGTATGAATCAACGGGGATGCTCCCCTTTCTACACGATCGACGAACGCCTTATTTGTAGAACGCTTAACTATGTCATAATGAACGCCATTGATAGTTCTTACAATGACCCAATTATCTGATGATGTATCACCTAATCTGGTTGTTTTTACAAGAGGCTTACTGTCCTCTGATATATGTCTTACAACGTCATATTTTTGTATAACATCTTTAGTTACACCGGCATTATCAGATATTTTTACAATCAATCTCCTATTTACAAGATGATCGAACCTAAATTCAATAGGCGTATTTGCAACATTATGCATAAGCAAAACACCAATATTGTATCGCTTACATATCCTATTTATACCATTTCTATCACCCCCACCCACTACACCGCCACCTAATACACTGTCTCCCATTACACGATATTTCATCATAGCACTTATATATTGTAGCATCTCACTATATGTCAAATGTTGTCTTATTGGTATTAAACCAAAACGTTGTAGCCCCATTGTCTGTGGTATTTGTTCTAAGTTAAATGATTTTAGTTTTGCATCTTCTAATGCATCAAGAGCGTTAATGAATATTTCAGAATCTGATTTGTTATCGTCAAATATTTTTTGCAAAAAATGAGCATATATACGTGCAGTGTTTGGAAAAAGATTATAGTTATCTTGAACAACAGCTAACGGTTTTTGATGTATTATACTTAATACGATATGATATAGTTCTGGTGTTGCTGTTCTTCTGTGCTGTGCTAAAATAATAGAAAATTCAGTTTCGACCTTTATCATAAATGAATTCGATTTATTAATAGGAGCGTTGTAGATGTCGTTGCGAATGATTCCTATAATATTTTCTATGTTATCATCAACGGTATTAATGGAATGAATAACACTAAATATTTCATCGGTTTTTTTGAATTTGAAGTCCTCAAGACCGTGTAGGTGGTAAATAGAATCTGATATTAACCCATTAATTTTAGATATATATTCATAAGTGTCTGTGAATAAGGTGTGTATTTTTTCAGTATGTTCTTTCAATAGTAGAACAACTTTGTTACATACTACAATACCATCTCTAATAATATCCATTTTAAACAGTATACTATTATACATTTAAAAAGATGGATTCTGAATTTCAACCAATCGTGCCAAATATAACGGATAACAGTATGAAGGAAGCTGTTAATGTACAGGAGCCATATTATGACGATGTTTCACCCTACCGAACATTTATTATATGTACTATCGCAGTAGTTGTTATAGTTTTAATCGTACTTATCATCTATGTAGCCATTGTAAAACCATCACAACCATCACAACCATCACAACCATCACAACCATCACAACCATCACAACCATCACAACCATCACAACCCAGCGCGTCAGCGTTGTCTGATCAAGATGATGAACTATTACATAAATACGCGACAAGGAAAAAAATAAAAGATGAGGCCACCAATAACGTGGTAGTGGAAGATATCGAGATAGGAGACAACATGGACAGTGGTGACGTAATAGGAGACAACATGGATGGCGACAACATGGACGGCGACAACATGGACGGCGATGGCGACGATATAATAGAAAACAACATGATGGGCGGCGACAACATGGACGGCGGCGACGATATAATGGAATATGATATGTGTAATGCTACGTATGCTAGTGGTAAAAAAAAAGGTACCAAATGTACTAATAAGCCAATAAACGGTCTCAGGTGTCGACGCCATGTGGGGGTTTCCTAAAAAGATTTATTTGCTCCCGCTATTATATGTTTAATGAATGTATGTATTTCTTTGTTTGTAGTGTTATCAGATAAGGATATTCGTACGGAACCTCTAATTATACGAGGCGATGCACGTATTGCTTTCAACACATGAGATTCTTTACTGTCCGTTGAACATGCGGAACCAATAGATATAATTATTTTTTTACTATCCAAGTATTTTTTTAACTTTCCATTACAAAAGGTATCATACTTCACTATAGATATCATAAGTGTGTTGGGTAACGCTTGCCTTGAATTATATGCGGGTCCAAGGATAACAAGTTCCTTATCAGAAGGCCATTCTTTTCTTAACGCGGACACAATAAGATGTTTTTGAGCCATTAGTTTTTTATTTTTTGATACTCTATGTTTAAAGACATGTTCCATACAAGGAATTACACCAGCGATGGCTGGTACGTTCTCGGTACCACCACGCATCTGTAGTTGTTGTGTTCCTGATATTTGCCCTTTAAGTTTGTACTCTGATATTAATGCATTTTTTATAATAAGCATACCCAAACCCATAGGGCCGTGTAGTTTATGAAAAGACATAGACAACGCATCCACATTTAAATCTGGAAGTATCATTTTCGTTTTACCAAATAGTTGAACAGCGTCTGTATGAAAAGGTATTTTATATTTACGAGCTAATTGACCTATTGTTTTTATATCATTTATACATCCAATCTCGTTATTTGCTGCCATTATCGAAATCAATACTGTAGATTTAGTAATTGCTTTTTTTATCATTTCAGGTAAAATAATGCCTTGGGGTGTTGGTTGTATATATGTTACAGTTGCTTTCCCAGAGTCGACTAAACTGGCACAACAATCTAATATAGATTTATGTTCTACTGTACTTGTAATAATATGTGGATTTTTTTTTGTATCAACGATAGATCGAATAATTAAACAATTAGATTCGCTTGCACCACTTGTAAATATGACCGTATAGTTGGGTGCTTTACAGTGTTTTAGAATATATTGTTTTGTGTTATGTATTAATTGTTTCGACTTTACAGAAATCATAGATGATGTGGATGGATTAGCACGGCTATCCATCCATAAGATCGTAGCATCCTTACTTTCTTTACATAATCCCGTGGTGCCATTATTATCTAAATAAACTATATTAGCCCGACATGGCCTGATCATTATACACTTACAAAAAAATAAATTATGAGTCTAATTAAAATCAACAGTAATGAACTTAAATACAAAATTAATCATATCTGAATTAATTGTCTTAATAGAAGCAAATTCCATATGAAGCATAATCAATGGAGAAATTCTTTCAATGAGTTGAATAATTATATCCGAACACAGTTTGCGAACACGCTTACTAATTCTAAGTTGCTTAAATTCTGGGTTATCTTCTTTTAGGGTTTTGTATAGTGTATTAATATAAAATTCAAACGTCGGGCGTTTCTCCTCGTTAGCTTCGTTAGCTTCGTCAGCTCCGTCAGCTCCGTCAGCACCATCGGCCCCATCAGCTTCATCGGCTCCATCAGCACCGTCAGCGTCGTCTGCTCTAAGTGCTTTCAATGGTTTAATTAGAGGATATACCTCTAAATCAAAAACGCCGTTTGTAACATGATTCGTTTGAATAATTACTTTACTATCTGTAATTGTGGCCTTCATAGCATGTGTTAGTAATACTCGTACAATATGTTCAAGGTGTGATGTTAGTGTATTAGATGCTGAAGTGCTAAACCTGCATCTCGTTTTATTGGTATATTCAAGCATTTCCTCTAACGAATTAGTTCGCTCTTTAAATAATGGTGCATTCTTCCTGTCCTTTTCAGAAAGCTTAGAAAGCATATCTGTATGCTTTTTAAGCTTTACATCATAGATCCGTGTATATGCGCCGTTGATAATATCCTTTGTATTTTGATGTAGTTTATCGGCTGGTAGATTTTCTACAATACCTTTTCTGATTTCTACACACGCCGCCTCAATATCTTTATTAATATTATACTTGTCAATATATCTTCTAACCCGAGGTACTGAAATAATGAATAGCTCTTTTTCTTTTTTGGATCCTCTAATCACAGGAGGACAGGGTTGTTGTTCTTGCGGTTGTTGTTTGGCCTCCTTTTTACTTGGGGCCTTTTTGACAACAGTACGCTTCCGAGGCTGCTTCTTGTTTTCCTTAATACGAGTCATATTTACGTATAATAATACGATTGTTTAAATAGATTTTAAGTATTCCATACGAATTGGTATGATTAAACGCCGAGCCGCTATGAAACATGTTGCTGTGTTATTTATATCTGGAGTAATAGTGGAAAGGTCTGATTCTATACGTAATACATAGTCGTCTATGAATGTAACGATATGCCCCTCCTCCCTGTTAATATGTGACATTTGAACGTGGTCTTTTATTGGATCAGCAGTTGCATATCTGGTGATATGGATAAGCTCGCTATCTGTGACGCGATGATGTTCCGAAAAAGTACATATTGATTGTGTTGCGTTGATGCTTGTTATTACGGCCTCCAAACGATCGGAGTTAAATGATACTGGTGAGAACGGGGAAAAGAATTTAATGGTAAATGTATCCAAGATATTTATTGGAGTATGGAATCTAAATCTTCCGTCGTCGTTAAGTGGTGGTGATAATTCTATACGATTGCCAACAATTTTACTATCAAACATCATATGATAGCGACGACCATATTCCATTACTGTTGCCGTTGGAGAAAATTCTTCAATCAACACCGATATTTTTCTATATACATTGTCTGCTGATGATACATACGGTATGGTAAAGCGATCAAATTGAATATTAAGAATGTTATGAATATTATTATCTACCGTATTAACCACACCTTGCTGTGGATTTATTGATGGTATCACAGTCCATTTATACGTATCCTTATCCGTACTTAAATTTCTAAGTTTGGAGTCTAATAAAAAGTATGTATTTGTTATTACAGGCATTTGTGCTTGCACTTGCGCCTGCGTTTGCGTTTGCGTCTTGGGTTGCGTCTGGGGCTGTGGTGTGCGTCTATAACTAGAATTCTGCCCAGATCCGAGCTGTGTTTTCATAATCTCATGAGTATCTACTATTTTTGGTGAGAAATGTTCTGCTATATTTTCGATAGCTTTATGTCGTGGTATATTGTTTATTTTTTTACGATCCAGTCTATTAACATATGTAATAATATTATCTACTTCTATATTTGATAATTTTCTATTATTGCGTGTAGATACCGCATTTATTAAATCAGATAAAAAATTAGACATATATACTAAACCCTATTTTTATATAATTAAAAAATGCGTAAAGTTAAAATAAAAAAACAAACTGATGCCAATATTGCTGGCATGTTTAATCAGATAATCGGTGCTGGGGATGTTGATATTGATATTGTTGAGCCGAAACTTAGAAGTGTTATGCAGAATATAAAGCAACTATCAAATATACTTGATACAGCTGTGAATGATGTTTTATCCAAAGTGTTTGACAGTGACTGTGCCGATATTCTTGCATATAGTCAAAATTTAAAAGAAATTAAATTGCATGATGATATTGGTATAGCATATTCTGGATTAAAAGAAAATAATTATATACGATTAACAATCACCACATGTAGGATTTTAACAGAATATGAAACTGGTATAGTTAATAATGATTATGGTATCATTAACCGTATACCTGGTTTTAAATTTAATCCATTTTCTTTCAGCAATCTGAACATCAAACCAGAATGGACCTCATTAACGGATTTAACTAAAAAATATATATTTACCGTTCTGCAGGTTATGCTTACAATAACACGCAGTATATACGAAACCATAACAAGCCCTGATGTGGATGTAAAAGAATTTAGTAGAACAATAACCGCATGTATTGGCAACTTGAAAAAACAAGTATCTCGATGTGATGACGCGTTTGCTAAAATTGAAGCATCTGTTGGTATGTTGGAGAATAATTTTAGCAACTACCATAGAGATTTTATACAGTCGAGAAATCCAAATACAATCCTAGAAAGTTTTCTTATTGACGTATCACAAAATGATAAAACAGACTTAAAGACAATGCAGCAGTTCAGGCGAATCATTAGACACTATCAAAAGCTGTCGCAAGGTAGAGGTGCTACGGATCACAAAATGCAAAATATGTTTGATATATTGAATAGCAATATTGACGCAATGTCTCCTTAATTTTAATATTTTTTATAAATGTCGTGTATATAACAATGGAGGATTTATGTATTATTTTTATCATACTTGTAATTATTGCTATATTAGGCACGGATGTAGTTGCAACCGCAGTGATGACTATGGTTGCTTTAAATCTGTTATCGCTCACATCCATAAAAAAAAGTAAAAAAAAAAGTAAAAAAAGTACATTCATATCGGGCTTTGAACCCAACTGGCAGGATAATGATAATAGTGCCGATAACATGCTAACCAGCAGCATGTTATATCGGGGTAATAGAGATAAAATAGCACAGGATAATAGATCTGCATGGAGTAAATCGGACTGGGGTGCATTATACAACGACGAACTTGAGGGTAATAGAGAATGGTGGAGTAATACTGCAGTGGAATCAACGGACCCATACGCCAACCGCTACCGTTAGCTGGCCTTGACAGCCGCAGTGTCCATTATTAGTTGTTGCTAGCCTTGGCGGCTAACGCGTAATTACAATATGAACTTAACATAATCTGTAAATGCTCACCAACAGCAGCCTGTTCGGTTGGTGTCGATGTTAAGAATATATGTTTGATAAATGATATGTGTTTTTCAATATCATGTGTTTTTTTTTCATCGTCGAACGACTGTTTAGATAAGCCATTCCAATCACCTTCGTGAATAAATTTTGCATATTTCATAAGAAAAGGACCACTCTCATCAATAATAAATAGTGGGTTTGTGGATATCAACATTGATATTCGTTTATTACCACGCAACACCATTTCCTCATCTGGATATCCTTTTTTCTTCCTAGCATAAACTCTTGCTAAGTATTTAAGCGATAAATTAAACACCTCTGCGTTTTTTATCATGGTTTATGTTAAAAAAAAGATTTATATTCTAAAATAAATTATCTTTACAGATCATCGATAACACTGGATGCTGTAACTGTGTTAGAATTTACAAAATCATAATCAACCGCAATTTGGTTATACCCAGTACCCACGTAAGGTACTCTTCCTAACATTAATGGGGCGGATGCACCATATATTTTATTATGTTTGCCATCAACAGCTGCTGCTTTTAATGTTTGTTTTGCATGACTATACGATGTTCTTAACATAATGTTTCCAGGCTCTCTCCGCTCTAAACCTGATTTAGATATCGCAGTAACCGTGCCAGTCCTACACATTTCATCAGCATATACACTGTAGTGAGCAGAGCATATTCCAGGTACTAATAACTCAAGCTCAATACGCAACTTATGCCTAGCAGCCTCAATACCATATATCTCTTCCATCTCCTTAATAGAATCAGTATAACATAAATTGATATCCACATATTTATTTTCCATAACCAAATTAAGATTGGTACCTGTCGTTCTTATAACATAATACGGTGCGTTATCAACTCCACCATCGTCGGATATAAAATATCTATTACTTTTTACAACAACTGCTTTACTAATACCTGGAATCCCTCGTACGATAATATCGAGAAGAGAATTCTTAAGTTGTTCAATATCAGGAAGACCAACAGATCTTGCTTTTGTAAAAGTAGCACTTCGGATATAGCATCTAATAATAATAGAATTATGATTTTCTGGACTATACACCACATGTAATGTAGGAAAAGCATTCATAATACCATAAACAATGGTTTCTAAATCCATATTTTTCAAGATGATACTTAGTCTATTTAATTCAAAGCGAATAACCCATTTGGTTAAGTCAGTAGGAAGTACTATATTAGGATTGTGTTTTTCAAAGAGATCTATAAGTTTGACCTCATGTTTGTATTGTGGGTGTACTGGTTTTTTATAATCTTCAAAGAATATTTGAAAAGAAGATAAGAACTGTCGTAATCGCATACTCTCTATACGAGCAGCGATTTTCTCAACCTTTTTTTGAGAACCACTATACTCAGTCTTGACAAATAAAGTCATAGCTGGGTGTTTCATATTATCTGTAGTGCGTGCATTCATTATTTCATTTGTACGAGTCAGGGAATCTGTTTGCGACTCAGCGAGACCGCTGGAGATGCCGACGCGTAAATGAGAATCTATAATACGTTGCGTAATAGGTTCAGATATGGATTGTGCTGCGGTTATACCAACAGCCGTACCATAATCTATAAGAGACTTACGCATAGATACTAATATTTTTGTAACAATAACGGATAGCATCTTGTTTGTTATTGAATTCTTTATTAGGTATTTTGTGTTCATGTAGCTACGAATAAGTACCCACAACATATCAGTTATTTTTACATATTTATCTGGTATGTGTGATCCATATCTTTGCATGTTCATGTAAAGATATGGGAATTCTTTGCGTGTCTTATTTATTAATGTAAGTGCTTTTACAGGGTCTAATAACTTCTTATCATCCGTAGCATTTATAACATCTATGATAATGCGATTTATATTAACAGGTGATTTGTATTTACTTGATATGTTTTTGTCAATATATGTTTGACCAATGACAAGAAAATTATCTCTATATAATTGACGGTCCGCGGATAATTGTTTAAATTCATCGTCAAGCAATTTCTGAACAGAGTCGTTGTGAAATTTAGTATCAAACATCTTTACATCGGAATGATACTTTTTAAATTCCACATCTGTTAGCATTACCGTAGGTATATGAACTGTTTCATAGCAAGTAGGATTTATACCCGTACCCGCATATAAAAACTGTACAATATTACGATGTTTAGTGCATTGTCTATGATTATTCACTAACACAGACTCCATATTTTTAATACCTTCTCTTGACTGGGATCCTCCAATAGCGGTGGATAAAGCTCTATTTACTGCACTATATCGGGCCTCTTGTGCCATAAATATAAAAGAAGTAGGTGACAGCCCAGTAATATACGACTCGGCAATAAACCCATTGCTAACAGGGTTAGTGTCAAACCGCGTAAAATATGGTAGAGTACGACCGTGTCCAAACGACTTAGAAGCACGCTGTCCATTAATCAGACTCGAACCAACAGCACTTGTAATTGCTTGGAAATTTTTAATACTACCACCCTTGCACATTTGAATCAACTTATACAAGCCGTTTGACTCTGTATCAACATCGCTTAATACAGGTTCAACAAAATCATCTCCTAAAGAAACAATACTTATTTGTTGCTGTTCATAAAACTGTTCTATTGTCATATTGATAGGTGGAATGATATCACCACGTATCAATTTCTCAGTTATACGTTCAGCATCCATAAGAAGAGCGGTTGTTTTTTCTTGCACACGCACAAGAGCATCGTCTGTTATGTCGATATCGGATCCCTTAATGGTAAATCCTTTATAGTACATAAATTCTATAGCTATTTGTTGTATTTTGTAAATAACATCCAAAACAACATCAGGACCATATTCATTATGAATAATATGGAAAATAGTATTGGATGTTTTTTGCCCAATAGATTTTACATCCAAAATACCTTGTTTGATAATACCATTTTCTATAATTAGCTTTACTTCATCCTCTCTGTATTTAAGATATGGTGCATATGCCTTGTTATAAAAATTACTAATATTCGTAAAATTTATAGGTGGTAGCACCATAGATAACAATTCTCGCCCTGTATATTGTTCTTTGTTAAAAGGCATATCTATATTCCTAAATATCTGCATAGCCTTATATTTAGGAATAACTACATTGCTATGTGTTAGTTCAACAACCGAAGCAAGTACATCTTGAAAACAACCAATAAGAGCGTGGCCTCTCGGTTTTGATATAAAATGAGATCCTACACCTGAGATGGTTTCTATTTCGTTTCTTGCCTGCATAGACCTAGCAAAATATAGATTCATAGCATCCCCATCAAAATCTGCATTATACAGGGAACATGCACTAATATTCATACGAATAGTGCTACCTTCACTTATAACTGATATCTTATGACATGCTACACTATAACCAAACATAGTGGGTTGCCTATTAAACATCACAACATCACCATCAATAACATCTCTCACCACAGTATCACCATATTCGAGTACAAATGATTTATTCAAAAACTGAACACAGTGTTCAATACCTGTTCTTTTTTTAATAACATGAGTACAGCCTGGGTATTTTAATCGCTTATTATTAAAATAAACCATAAGTCTGTCGCGGTTCATACTATTAACTACCTCTGGTATCTGAATACCAACAGCAATTTCAACTGGAATACCAAGTTCATCTATTCTCATTACAGGATCACATGTAATTACAGATCTGGCTGTATACCATGAACGAGACCCCATTAAATTCTTTCGAATACGACCAGTTTTTTGTGTAAAACGACTCGATAAGCTGGTTAATGGTTTGTTGGTATTGGTTATAATTTTGTTTTTTGTACTGGTGGGAGGCGTTCCCTGAACCATCTCATAGTATAACAAATCTTGGTTGGTGTAACTCAATTCTAACACATTTGGAATCTCTTTGGGTATAACTATTGGTAGGTTATTGTTATTTTCCACAATAGCCTTCAACAATGTTGTTATGTTATTATTGTTAGATCTTCCACCACCCATCTGTTTAATATCTGGACGAATCGTATTAGCTGGGACTCGTATAACGCTTAATATGTATTTGCGTGGATGAAATTGCTTACCCATAAGAGCAATAGTATTACTCGATATCCGCTCAAATATTGTAGCAATTAAATGATTGAATAATTGAATCTTTGATTGTTTATTTTTTATATACACTTCAGCCCATATCACAACGCCTCTATTCTTATCGCGATACACATGTGGATGAATCGCATTACATTTATAGCATGATATGTTTTTATTTGCGGCTCTTGTAATTTTTACATATTCGCTTAAACGCCTATGTATAGAAATATTACGTAATGCTAGTATTTTATCAATCACTAAACTACCACATTCAAAGCATATCACTTTTAACCACTGAATAATATCATCTTTAAACATAGGACTTTGAACTGGATAGTTTAGACTCAAATGCCCATCGTGTCCAGGACACTTAAGTTTTGAATTAAAACAGGTTTGACAGTTCCATGAATGATCTGTTGTACCCATATGAGCATCATATATACCGTTTTCTATAGGAAGATTACCTTGAAAAAGATGTTTATTCGTAACTTCAACATGGGAGGCTGATATATTATCAGCATCACCTAGAGTATAAAATTGTATTTCTTCTACAGTGTCTGGGTATATAGACATATTTTTTGCCTATTTATATAATTCAATTTTAAAATTGAATTAAACCAATAATCATAACGATGCATTATAAATCTCCTGAAATTTTAACAGTAGATGCCAGAGGGCGTACTCGTGTATGGTATATTGTTGTTCGTCTAATTGACGGTGATAACATCCCAAAGGTTTCAGTTAATTGGGATGATATATTTACAGAAACTGATACTAAAAATAGTATTGCTCAGACATGGACAGTTCATGGCTTAGTTGATGGGAATAAAACCAAATCTATTCCAACATATACACGGACTGGAAAAAATATTGGTCGTAAAAACGAAACATCTGTATTTGAACAAGCAGTATCTGAGGCAAAGTCTAAGTACAATAAAAAGAATAATGTTGTAAAAAATAGATACTATCCAATGGCTGTTCATAAATACGACGCCACCCCAAGAGATGAATCTAAGCGTATTAGATATCCAGTCGCCGTACAGCGTAAATTGGACGGTGGTAGGATGATTGCGTATTTTGATGCAAAGGTAATTTTATATTCCCGTAAGCTCAAGGATGTCAAAAATACATTAATTGAACGCGATCTTAAATCATTATTTGTTAAATACCCAGGTATTTATTTGGATGGAGAGGTTTATAAACATGGTATGTCTTTGCAAAATATTAGCGGAGCAATGCGTAAAGAGAAAAAAGAATTAAAATTAGAATATCACATATTCGATGTGTTCTTTCCAGATAAGCAATTACCGTATATCGAGCGAAAGCAAATATTAGATGAAATATTACCAGAGTCAGTAGGATTGATAAAAAAAGTACAAACATATATTGCGGATACCAAAGAAGAGGAAACTAAACTATACCAGCAATTCCTTGATGAAAAATATGAAGGCTCGATTGTTCGCAATTTAGATGCATTTTATGAACATGCCATAGACCGCGAAAAACGCACATATCAAGCACGCAAACGAAAACCGCGTTCATCGGATGAATTTAAGATCACTGGTTTTACTCAAGGTACTAAAGGTAAGGATGTGGGTGCTATTGTTTGGATACTCGAGACATCTGATGGTCATCCTTTTACAGCCGTTCCTGTTGATATGACATATGAGGAAAGGTATCAATTATTTAATGAAATGTCAATTAAAAATACATACAAAAATAAAATGATGACTGTGGAATATGATGATATCAGTGAAAATGGAGTTCCCTTAAGAGCTAAAGCAAAATGTATTAGATTAATTTAATATTTTTAATATTCTATTAATATAAAATGGATTTCAATTTCGGCGGTGGCGATTTCGGTGATGACGAGTTAGTTACTCATGCCAGTAATGAATATAAAAATTATGATGGAGGTTATGATGGAGGATTAGATATTTCAAGCATACAATCCTCTGCTATGGGGTATTTAGAAAAAGTTCCAGGAGTTAGCCAGTTATCCTTTTTGAATCAATATGGTGCTTCGAACTGGATGATTGGTCTTTTAATAGTCGTGGTATTTATTATTGCCTTTATACTTTTTATAGATAGTGTATCTGGTTTCGAGGGACTGATTGAGGGAATGGGAGCAGGTAATCCAGACGAGTTGGATGATGGTACAGATGGTTTTAAGACTGAACGCTCAGACACGATGAAAAGTGGATTTTTTAGTGGCTTTATGAATTCTCGCGAAGTTCCTTATTTCCCAAGCGTCAGCAATCATATTTTACGAAAAGAAAATAGCGAACAAGAAGCTATTCGAAAGTTTGGTAAAATAAATCAAGAAAGGCTTCGACGGGAAGCGGATAAGAGTGCAAAAGATAAGCATTTAGATTGGGATACATATTATAACGACTGGCAGGCACAACACGACGAAATTTATAATAATGTATTATAAAAAAAACACTAATGTATAAAGATGACGATTCCCCCAATAGCTGTGGCTGTTGTTATTATACTTATATTAATCGGTATTACTGTGATGATAGCACAATCAAAGCCTCAAGATGGTATGTGGAATTTACAAGAACTAGAGAAGACGGTTGCTTCTATTAATAGCCCATAAACTCTTTTTTTTAAAATTGAAAACAATAAGGAGTAAAACCATGGATCTATCAAAGATTTTTTACCAAAGCGATATCAAAGAACATGCTAAGAAAAAATCAATGTGGGGTGGAAGTTTTGACCCAAATATGCATTCTGAATATATTGAAAGAGATGGTAAATTCGTAATGGAAGACATACTATATGCTGATAGTCTATATAAATGCTTTGACGAAGTTATTGTTAATGTTGTCGATGTTCATGTAAAGAACAAAAAGCAAACGAACAGATGTATAGTAACTTTTTCACCAGATGGGTATATTTCTATATTCAATAATGGTCAAGGCATTCCGATTGGGATGGTTCCTAATCTTCAAGGGGAATTAGTATATGTTCCACAATTGGTATCTACAGAGTTCCTGGCTGGTAGTAATAACGAAGATGACGCCGAACGAATTACTGGAGGTGTTAATGGTATTGGATTAAGTATGGTTAATAACAATAGTGCTTATTTTTCATTAGAAACCGTTGATTTAACCAGAAAAAAACATTATTTCCAAGAATGTAAAAATAGACTAACAGAAATATGCGACCCTGTGGTCACAACGCTATCTAAAATACCAGCTAAAAATATCCATAAAAGAGGAGGAACCACTATACGGTTTCTACCTGATTATGCGATATACAATACAGACATAAAAACACAATATGACACTCTAAACGATTTATTTAGATCTCGTATTTTTCAAATAACAGCACACACAGGTATGAATATAACATACAACGATGAACCCGTACCATCGACAAAAATGACATCGTTTGGATCTATGTTTATGGATAGCTGTGTCTGTTTAAAGATTAGTCACGAAAAATATCCATGGGATGTTTGTATCGGGCTATCATCCGGAGACGCATTCAAATCGTTGAGTATTATTAACGGTGTTCATGTAAAAACGGGATCTCATATTTCGTATATTCGCGATCAAATAATCAACGCCATAAAGCCTAAGGCTGAGCGATTATTGAAAAAATACAAGGATTATAAGAAATCGCTGTTACAAAACAACCTGTTTGTAATCATCAGCGGTAATATTCCCAACCCATCTTTCGACTCCCAGACAAAAACAAATATTAGCGGACCTATGTCTAAATATAAGGAGTATAAAATGACAGCACCGTTTATAAATAAAGTATGGAAATTAGTAGAAACCCGATTACTTGAACAATTAACAAAACCAACAGCTGTTAAAAAGGTAAATGTTTCTGGTATCGCAAAATATAAAAAAGCAAAGAATGCTGGTAAAAGAGGATGTGTTCTTTTAATATGTGAGGGAGACTCTGCGGAATCTATGACACGGACAGCTTTAACTAATAGACAGGTTACTATTGGATATGATTATTATGGTACTTTTAATATTGGAGGTGTTCCTATGAATTCCAGAACAAAATCAACTATTCATATTACTGGTGATAAAAAGATAATGGTGTGTCAAAAACAACTACTTAACAATGAACGGCTAACCAGCTTGTCCAAAGTATTGAATCTCAGGTATGATCTCGATTACAAAGATGATTCCGAATTTAATACTCTTTCCTATGATCAAGTTGTTGCTACGGTTGATCAGGATTTGGATGGTATTGGCCAGATATTTGGTCTATTATTATCACACTTTGAACGATTTTGGCCATCTTTGGTTAAACGCGGGTATGTTAAATATCTTGCAACTCCAATCATTAGAGCATTTCCTAAAAAATCTAATACAGTAAAATCTTTTTACACCGATGCTGAATATAAGCAGTGGTCGGAAGACCAGCAACTCAAAGATTGGGTTATAAAATATTATAAGGGATTGGCAACACATAGCGATGCTGAAGCTGTCCACATGTTCCAGCAATACAATAAATCTCTTTACACTATTATTCATGATGAAAAAGCATCCTCTATGTTGGATATTTATTATGGGTGTGATCCTGATAAACGCAAAACAGAATTAATAGGTGAATATGTAAATACAGATCCTGTTGATATGTCGATAGCGTGTACTGATCAGCTACGAACACATACAAAAGAATTTCAATTAGATAACATTAAACGCAAGTTACCAAACGTGTATGACGGCTTAAACCCTTCTAGACGAAAGGTACTGTGTGCTTCTCGTAAAAGATTTCTATCGAATAACGCAGAGGTAAAAGTATTTCAATTAGCTGGCTATGTTGCTGAGCATATGAATTATCATCATGGTTCCGCGTCATTGGAAAAAACAATAATTAACATGGCACAGGATTTTATTGGTGCTAATAATCTACCTTTACTGCTACCAATGAGTCAATTTGGAAGTCGTACGATGGGTGGAAAAGATTATGGCGCTCCTAGATATATCAAAACAAAACTCAACAAAGAATTAGTATCTGCTCTGTTTAGAGTAGAGGATGATGAGATATTGGCATATACATATGATGAAGGCGAACGCAATGAACCAATTCATTATATACCAATTGCTCCACTTATTTTGCTAGAAAGTCTGGAGATTCCTGCCACAGGTTGGAAATATACAGGCTACGCAAGAGACTGGAAGTCTGTGTATAGTAATATTGTTTGTAGATTAAATGGCGGTCTCGATATTAAAACTATGCCTTTTTGGAAAAATGGATGGACTGGTACTTTGAAAGAAGTAGATGGTCATATATATTCTGAGGGTGTAAGTACTGTTATTGGAAATTCTGGTTATGTGCGTATTACAGAACTACCATATAGAGTATGGACTAATGACTTTGTAGAAAAAATACAAGACTGTGACGATAATTCGTCAAAAAATCAAGTAGATATTACTGTGAAAACAGAACCTAATCTAATGAAAAGAATGACTAAATTCTTAAACGTTCTTGGAGACAATGATCGTGTGTTAGAATGCAAAACTTATAAGTCTATTTTTAACATTTGGTATGATATGCGATACAAAACATATGTTAAGCGACATGCCAGAGAATGTGTATTACGACGATTACGATTGGTTTATTACAATCTTGTTGTTCGATTTGTAGAGGATCATAAAAAATATGATTTTAGTGTATTGGATGAGAAAAAGGCTATTGTATTATTCGAACAAGATAATTACCCCATTATCAATAAACAAGTATTAGATTCTCCTGGATTGATTCCAACTGAACAAATTGAAGAAAGAGTATATGGTACAGGTGCCAGCTATAATTATTTATTTAGTATTGGTCCCAGACAGAGAATGAAATCTGCGAGAGATACCAGAGCAGAAAAAATAAAACAACTAAACATGAAACCCATGTCAATAAAAAATACATGGTTAAAAGAATTAGACGAATTAAATTCTGTCATTATGAAAGGAACAACTCAAGGATGGCTGTACGCGGAGCGTAAGATGCGTTACTGAGGATGGCCGTACTGAGGATGGCCGTACTGAGGATGGCCGTACTAGTATTGCAAAACAAAACCGTCATTGATGTGGGTATAATCAATATCTGTACGCTGAGTCAATACAAATACTGCTGTGTCAAATTTTGCTAATATCAGTTGCGAATTGTTTTCATAATAATACTGTGATTTTGTTAGTGTTGTGCTGTATGCTGTATGTTCATATTTTTTTAGTGTTTGGTATATACCCATATCTCGCCATGCGGGTATTACAAGATATACCATTAATGTAGAATATTCATTGACATGTTGCATTATGCGATTACCAGTCTGTATCATTATTTTTTCAATAAATGGAGGATTAATAACCCATACAGGATTATCTACTTTGGAGTCCTTAGGGGAGCCAAGATTGACATCGAAGAAACTGCCAATGCTTCCAAATACCTTGTCGGTATCATAAAAAGCACTACAGAAAGATGCTCCCCTACGACCAAGCATTTTTGAATTTAGAGGAGATGCAAAACCCTCATACCTTGCCCCATAGTTGGTGTATAAATTATCATATTGTAATGTAGGTATGCTCCATTGCTGGCTTTTAGATAATATTGTAGCATAACGCAAAACCATTACAATGATCTGTTTCGGAGATGCTCGTTTTTTTAGTTTTGATAAGATAGAAGGATCTATGTTTGTTTTAAAATCAATAAATTTGATATGATCCTTCTCAACAACACATTTTCCGCGGTATGTTGGTGTGTCGTTATTTAAAAAGTGATTAACGACGCCGATACATTGAACATTAAAGAAAGATTGAGCATCGGATCGGTTTCTAAAAACACGTTTTTCTAAAAGTTCATTAACTGCTTTGATATTATAGGATGTTTTTTCATCAGACTTAGATAGTACTTTTTCAGACGCAGTATACATAGACATGAACCATCGTTCCATAATATTTTCTATTTCATATTTTTGTTTAGGATTTTGTCTAATAACTGCCCGTAATATTCCAGATGTTAATTTATATCGAGCATATTCAATTGAAAGCATACCGACGTAGTGCGTTGCGTGTTATGTAGTGTTGCGTTGTGTTGTATAATATTAATTTCATTTTTTTAAGTCCATTTAGGAATTTGAAATTTAAATAACGAAAATCCACTAATATCAAAGTTCTTTAGTGCTGGTAATCTATTAACCCTTTTCCATACCACCATGGGATCGTTAAACGTGCGTTTACGCCCCGATGGTATGATAATATAATCTTCTCGGTCAGATTCTATTATTGTATCATATCCTAATGATCTGCAAAATTTAAAAATATCGAACTGTTGTATTTTTTTAGGCACAGCGGACTGTACTTCGTCAGTAAGTGTTACCCAGTTATATTCAAACATAATAATAGGCTTATATTTACGGATAGTATTTTGACCCCCATAAAACACTAAAGGTTCTGCACCTTCGACATCAACTTTTAGAAAATGGATGTGTGGAAATTTTATAGAATCAAGCGTAACCATTTTAACCTTTGGACCACCCATACCAAGGCGGATACCACCAAAGTTTGTAGTATGTTTAGTGTCTAGTGGTAGTGTTTTCGATCCCATTTTTTTATCGCCTATCATAACAGAATTACCCTTTTTTCCTGAAAATTGTCCTTTAAAACGCTCTATGTTTGTAATATTATTGCTTAATGATGTGTCTGTTATCATATGACCAACAGCAGTCGCATATACCCGTACATTTTTAGCATCATTTGTCTTTACATTATGAATCAGGTAACCCCGTGTTCTAGGAAAAGGTTCGAAAGAGAACACTTTACCCTCTGGTCCGACCGATCGAGCAAATGGAACTGTCATTGTGCCTATGTTAGCACCAACATCTATTACATTATCTCCCGGTTTGATTAAGGAACATGCTATCATATTATTGTACTTTTCAAACAAATAACCTTTTTTTAATGCCCCCTGAATCACATCGTCATTAGCAGCAACCCTGAACTGGTATATGTGGGTATAAGCATATTTATTTTGGATATCCGACTCTCCTACCTTATAATCCGCAAACATTACTATATATTTTGAATATCTAAATCTTCTATTTTATAATATGAAGAAATTCGAAAAAAAGATATTCTCTCAGAACGGAGAGGATGGTATAACATTAGAACTCATTCGATTAATACCTCATATCAATAGAACTTTTTTCGAATTTGGAGTTGAGGACGGCACCGAATGTAATACACGTATATTACGAGATAGTTGGAGAGGAGTTATACTTGATGGTGGATATTCTGACCCAGACATTTCCTTACATAAAGAAATTGTTAGAGTATCAAACATGTTTGATATCTTGAAAAAATATAATATTCCAGAAGATTTAGGAATACTGAGCATTGATACAGACTACAACGATGCATACTTAGCTCATCAGTTGTTGAAAAAAATAACACCCACAATTATCATAGCGGAGTATAACAATTCTTTAGGTCTTGAAGATAAAACAGTTGTACATGATCCGCTACAGTTTTGGGATAGGTCCTATTATTATGGATGTTCTGCTCTTTGTTTGACTAAAGTATATCACAACTATGTACCAGTATATATGAATGATGTTAATATATTCTTTGTTCTTAAAGGTTCAATGCCTTCTGATTTTAAGCAACAAACGCTTGAACAATTAATATCACCATACCTCGGCAAACGCGTAGCACGTCTTAAAATGGACTATTACGATAGAGACTACGTATCATCTGATAATGTTACAGATCGTTTTATACAAAAAACAACGAAATATGCAAAAGAAATACAAATAAAAATAAACAATACGAACACTAACAGAGCATTAAGGTTGAGACAGTCCCGAGATTTTAAAGCATATGAAAATGCTGTAAGTAATATTGTTGATAATATTGTAAAGGATTATACACAGGATATACCAGCTATTCGAACACTGGTGTGTAACGCAATACATAGAAAAAAATTGAAGACCGGTGGAGCGGAAAAGATGTTGGTTTTAATAATCAGCAAGCAGTATAAATCAGGATTGGGTAAAGATGCCGATATTATTGAACATCGTATTCCTTCCCACTTTGAAGTTTTACGTCTAACTAAAAAGGCAAAAATAGACAGACCGATATATATGAAAATATTCTTAGAGCATATCATACCTGATATGTTACAAATACAATCCACGCATACTGTTTATATTCCTAATATTGAGATGCTGACGGATTGGGATGTTAAACTTATGAAGCAGACTATGGTTTTGTGTAAAAATATGTACACATTTAATAATATCAAAACACCATCAAAAAAATTAATCAAATTCACCACAAATACCTATAACATTAAAGTGCCAAAAAACAAGAATATAGCAATACATTTTGGTGGTACATCTTTCATGAAAGGAACATGGAATTTGGTTAAAGCGTGGATAGAAGCTGGTTGTTTTATTGATATTAACCCTGATATAAAATTAATAGTCACAACATCACAACCTTCTATTTACTGGCAGTTATTGGATACAAAGATAGAGAACACACTCGTAGGAAGAGATATTGAGAATACAGTATATAAAAATGTCCATGTTGTTAGTTATTTAGGTAATGATGATTATACATATTTTTCGAATATCGCACAGTTTAGAATACAACCATCATGTATTGAGGGCTTTGGTCACACTGTAAATGAGGGTAGAGCGTATGGTTCAGTAACTATAACAACAAATCATCCACCAATGAACGAACTAATTACAGACACGCGCTGTCTAATTGATATAGTAGAAACTAGACCAACACATCTTCTTTTCAAAAGATTTACTAACAGGTCTGCATACGCTAATAGAGGAACAGCAAAATATGCTATATTTGATCCACGTTCTTTTGCTATAAAATTCGCATCTCTATTACGTTCTGCAGAATTAAACAAAATTGCAATTGAACAGCACGCATCGTATATAAAAGACACAGAATTCTTTGAAGAAGCTTGGTCTAAATTATTTACTCGCACACGCACAGCAGGGGTAGAGGACGGTAAAAGGTCATTACATAAGCCTCGTATATTAAATATAAATGTTGAAAATAATTACCAAGTACCAGGATTTGAAATGATAACCGATATACAACCAGCTTTTATTGGTATTGTTAATATTAATAAACCAATTCCCATACTACCTTGCGCATACACCATCGGCGTGGCGGAGCCAGCTGAGCCAGCGGAGCCAGCGGATCCAGCGGAGCCAGCGGAGCCAGCGGATCCAGCAGAGACAGCGGAGCCAGCGGATCCAGCGGAGACAGCGGAGCCAGCGAGCTGTACGAAGCCAGTGGAACCAGCGAGCTGTACGGAGTCAGTGAATTGTGTGGAACCAGCGAGCTGTGAGAAGCCAAAGAGCTGTGTGGGCTATGAAAAGCCAGAGAGCTGTGTGAGCTGTGTGGGGTCTGGTTGTGTACATTTCACTATAAGTGATGATGGAAAAAGAGATCCTAATAATTATGATTTAAATGATAAGACACCATTCAATACCGAAGATCTTAGTTCATTATGTAAAGGTCTATCTGAAGGCGAGGCAACCACACTATCGCCTAATATTCGATCTTACGAAGTTGGCGAGCATTTATTTAGTAAGCGTAAAAGAAAATATCCAAATTACGACGATGCTTATAAATTTTGGGTTCATACAAATGATACGGTGTTAAAGGATGTTGTTGCAAAAGGGTATTTATATGAGAAATATGCTATAGCGTGTATGTCTGCATATTCTAAAAAAAATGGTATCGCTCTTGATGTTGGTGCAAATATCGGAGTAGTATCTATCCCTTTAAGTAAAGTGTATAAACAAGTAATATCCTTTGAGCCTTTTCCAGCAACCTATGCGTTGCTGTTAAAAAATATCAATGAGAATAAGGTCAATAACATTATACCTATGAACTGTGCTATGGGGGATACTCCTAGAGATACAATAACTCTTTCAGATACCGTTTTTAAGATAGACTATCGGGATAAAAAAGATAAGGGTACTACTGTTAGAGTAGATTCTACTGCAGAAGATGTTCATTACGGTAATATTTCAATAGGAGAAGGATCCGTAACTGCATGTATGATATCAATAGATAGTTTAAATCTTAGTAATGTATCTTTACTAAAAGTAGATGTTGAGGGTGCAGAGCCTTTGGTGTTTATGGGGGCGCAAGAAACAATTAGACGTTGTCGCCCGGTGATATTGTTTGAGCATAACGACAATAAAATATCTTCAAAAACTCTTAGTAAAATGGGAGCAACTGATAGATTTGATATTGTGCAGTTTTGTTTGTCATTGGGATATAAGGATATGTATGAAATACCCGTTGACAATTATATGCTCGTACATCCCAGTAGCAAGTATACATCAAACGCTATAACGAAGTTTAGAAAAATATCTTCATTTAACCGTTTTACAAGATCGGAGGTTCGTGGGTATAGACTACACAAATTTATGATACCCAAATGGTAACATGGTACCTAAATGGTAACATGGTACCTAAATGGTAACATGGTACCTAAATGGTAACATGGTACCTAAATGGTGTAATACCTAAATGGTAGAATAATAAACTGCTTATTATAGGTATGAGTAAAGGTGTGTGGATAATATTGCTGTTAATATTGATATTGATATTATGTTATATTTACAGGAAAAGAGTAATAGTTGGTGGTATGGAAACGATTAACGCGATTCGGTCTTCAGGCGACCACGCGAGCAATAGAAGCGACAGCAAAAACGCGTATGTAACTACTATATTTAACGGAGATAACTATTTGGAGGGTGTATTAACTCTTGGTTATTCTTTACTTGAAACGAAAACATCATACGATGTTGTATGTATGGTTACGCCAGATGTATCCGAAGATGCAAAAAATAAAATGAGAATGGTGAATATAATTCCTATCGATGTTCCTTATTTACGCTACAATAGCAAACCGCTTCTTAGCAAAAAACAACGGGATGTATATCAGAGTTGGATGAATGTATCTTATACAAAATGGAATTGTTTGAATTTGGATTATGATAAGATATTGTTTTTGGATGCTGATTTAGTTGTTGCTCAAAATATAGATCATGTCTTTTTATGTAACGCACCAGCAACACGATTTACTTCTGAAATATATGGAGATGCTAAGTTGCCAAAGAAAGTACATCCTAATACAATCAAAAAGTTACTTTCTACTAGAAAAGGTGTTATTAATGGAAGTATAGTTTTGTTACACCCTAACAAGTCGCATTATATTGGACTAAAAAGGATGTTACGTCAAATGGAACCATTCGGATTTAATTCTTTGTCTGGTTCCGACGAACAAGCTTTATCTTATTTTATGAGTGTATATGATAAAGGGCCAAAATTGTCATGGGTAAATTTGAGTAAAGGATATTTATTGAGTTGGAGGGATAATGTTCCTAGCACAAATACTTATGTGTATAACTTTACTGGCTCTGATAAGCCTTGGAATAAAGATTTAACTAATTTTCCTGACACTGTGGTGTGGTATGCTATGAATAAAAAATTGAAAAATCATTTGAAAGCCTAAATATAATAATGCCGACTAGTGTAATTTTATCGGATGTTGTTGGTATAAGTAATGGGTTGACCCACTGTATAGATATGTGTGGGCTTGATGACGATACATCTGGCAGTATAGAAGAAAAAATACGACCCAAAGCCAGAAGACAGCGATCATATTCTGAAGGGCATACGCCAAAGAGGAAAAATACTCCTCCCTGGGGATATCCAAGACGCGATTTACTATGGACAGATGATATTGAGGAAAAAATTAAAGAATGGTATAGGGGATGTAAGTCTTCGGCGGTTTCTCATAATTTAAAAGCCAAGGAACATAGAAAAATTTTTTATGGTCTGAACATACCTGCTGCAATTATACCAATGACTATAGCAACTGTGGGGGATATGGATAATGATATAGTAACTATTGTTTTGTTGGTTATTATGGGTATTCTTACTATTATCAATGGATTTTTAAATCCAGGCAAATTAACAGAAATGCACCTGAATTTTGAGGCTATGTATAACGAACTTGCAGTTGAAATATCGAGCGACTTAATTAAACCAAAAATATACAGACAGTCCGCCGATGTATTTTTACAAAGAATAATGGATCGGTATAATAGTTTAAATAACAGAGCTCCTTCGATTTAGTTTTATATTTTTTTCAAAACATCAATTATCTAAAAATTGATTAAAATATAAACATAACAAATGAGTGTAACATGGCATCCGTGTGATATTGATGAATGTGACTATAAATCTAAACGAGCATGTGATTTAAAAACCCATAAAGCAGATATTCACGGTATCGGTGTAACGTGGCATCCGTGTGATATTGATGAATGTGACTATAAATCTAAACAAGCAGGTAGTTTAAAACGACATAAAGCAAATATTCATGGTATAAACGTAACGTGGCATATGTGCGATGTTGATGAATGCAAAGAGAAGTTTAAACACGCAAGTCATTTAAAACGACACAAAGCAGATGTTCATGGTATAAACGTAACGTGGCACCATTGTGATATTGGTGCTTGTAAGGAAAAGTTTAAACACGCAGGTACTTTAAAATTACATAAAGCACATATTCACGACATATACGTAACGTGGTATCATTGTAATATTGATGAATGCGATTATAAATCCAAACAAGCAGGTAATTTAAAACGACATAGATCACATATTCATGGTATAAACGTAACGTGGCACCATTGTGATATTGGCGATTGCAAAGAAAAGTTTAAAGAATCGAGTAATTTAAAACAACATACATCACATATTCATGGCATAGACGTAACATGGCATCATTGTAATATTGATGAATGTAAGGAAAAGTTTAAACACGCAGGTACTTTAAAAACTCACAAATCAAATATTCACGACATAGGTACTCATACATGTGAGTTTTGTTGTTATAATAGAAATTCACACATATCTTATGCAGACCATACAGGTATACATAAGATATGTCGTAAGTGCTATAAAAAAGCAACAGGTAAAGAATCAAGAATAGAACATATATGGAGTGACTACATTGATAGAGAGTTAGGTACGGAATTCTTATCTTCAAGTGATAGGAGTTTAAAATCAAACGGCGGTTGTTCTTCATATAGGCCAGATAAATTATATATTGGTGTAACAAGAGTAGAATTGGATGAATGCGATGAATATCAACACAAAAGAAATAATGGAAATTATTCTTGCGATGAAAAAAGAATTAGTGATATGTATGATGAATTTGATGGAAACGATTTAGTAGTTATTAGATGGAATCCCGATAGCTATAAAGTTCCAACTGGATACACGAAAAAAAATAGACAGGAAAGATTATATTTATTTGTTGAATTAAAGAAAAAACTTAGAACCAAAAAACAAGCAGACAGGATTCATATTTATTACATGTTTTATGATATAGATAATCCTAGAATTTCAACAAGTCTACCATATACAATGATCTATGATAAAACAGATATCCATGGAATTTAAGGAACTCACCAGAGCAATAAACTTATACTTGCTACCAAGTAAATTGTTTTAAATTTGTATTTATTTTTTTATAATCATGCAGCGATTTCAGGATGCTTTATTCAATACAATTTATTGCTCTAAGTTAGTGGTCGATCCAGAAACCACAGCACTTAAATGGAACCCTACAAAAAAAGCACGTGGTTTATACATAAAAGGGGCTATTGATACCGTTAAAACAGATACTACTGGTCGTTTTCAAGGTATATTGGGTGCTCAAAAAATAACGATAGGGACAACCACTAAGTCATGGTATATTTTAACGTATGAGGCTGTCGATATGCATATGGGCCTGGCTCTGCATACACAAGATTTAAACACCATCGATGGTGCAATTATTGATTATAAAACTAATGCACATCAAAACGATAAAATTATTTTTACACTTTCGGAGAGCAATTTACGCATTCAGCAAGGTAACAGTATAACCATACATGATTTACAAGAACACGCTGGAAAAGAAGTGTATATATGGGCATGTACCATGGAAACAGATACTATGTCTATAAAACTTATGGAGGTCCAACATTTTACAACGTCCGTGGATACATCTGGTGGCGTTCGTATGACGGGGCGTAATAATGATATCGTAGATTTTAGTTTAGGTGATATTAGTAGAAATAGTGGTGTGTCTTCGAATACTTTTAACGATAGCACTTTAACAATTAACAATGCAGATGCTGGCCCAGGCGTCACAGCTGGTACTGCTGGTATAATTATACATAGAGGTAGTGGTACCCCATCATATCAATTACTTTTTAATGAAAACACCCAACAATGGACCAATGGGGAAAAAGATAATCAGCAATACACCATCGCAGAACATTCCGGTGTTTTTACAGAAAATAGTATCCCTGGGTATGATATTAATGGCAGGCTATCAGATGCGAACGGATTTTCATCAACTATTGTAGTGGACCTAAAAAATAATTGGGCAAACATCAACAGCATTAATCAACAACTATCAAACACGTCGGATGTAGAATTCAACTCAGTTAAAAAAAGTATATCTGGTGTATTGATCGCAGATACAACTATAACACATAGTATTTCTATATTCGATACGACTGATGGTCCAATCACGGTAACAATGCCGGATAATACAGTTGATACGGGTATTCGGTATACTATTGTCTTGCAAACATATGGGGGCGATCTAACTATTGCTGGTACTGGTATAGTGTTAAACGAAAAATCGCATATAGATATGATATCTTTTTCTAATGAATGGCAGGCGGTTTAGAGCTATAATCAAGTGTATGAAAAGGTACTTTTTTATACCTTTGAGTGTGTAAAGATTGATTGTAATAACTAAAGAAATATCAATGACTACGGTTGTCAATGTTAAAGTAAAATATATCCGCCCAACTTATCATACATTGCGGGATTGGATGCAAAATCCCCAACATGAATATATAGGAAGATGCGGTGTCGTATTTATAGATAAAGAACGTTTTCCTAAAAAGGCAAGCCGATGGGCAAACCCCTTTAAAGAAAAAAAAGAAGGAAGAGTTAAATGTTTGGAACTATATGAAACATGGCTTAGAGCTAAAATAGCGAAAGAAGGTACTGAAGAATTAAAAAAATAAAAAATAAAGTATTAGGTTGTTGGTGCTCGCCCGAGAAATGTCACGGAGACATCTTAATAAAAATACTGAACGAAATAGAAGAAGAAGATTCAAAGGTGTAACTAAGTATATATTTTCTTGTAATTTTTTTTATTTTTTCATATGGTGGGTAGGTGGTAATACAGTTTATTATTTAAGTGGTGTATCTCAACACAGCAGAGCCATCAGAGATCAGTAGGAAGTTAATAGCGGAGGCGACAACAATAAGTTCGGCGGGGTTGGCGCTCGACACCAGTCCACCACTCCAGTAGCCAAAGTAGAATTCACGAGCGCGGGAAACGTTGATGTGACCAGATGGTTGGTAGCTGCCAGGGTATAAGCAAAAGGTAATCATATGAGCGCCGGGGTCATCGGGAGAAGACACGCTTCTGCCACCATAAGTGTAAGGAGTGTATGCGTTGAAGAACAATCCAGGGATTTCCTTATACAGATCAACACCATGAATGCTAATACTCAAACGGTCGATAGTGGAAGTATTCTTGCTTATTTGCACCTTTGCGGACTCACCGCTCTTTACTGGGTGCTTAGCGTAGGTGTCACCAGCAGAAACACTGTCTGCAGCTCTTACAGCGTCACGCACGTTGGCCGCACTGGCACCAGCAACAGCAGCGGCAGCTCCTGCCAAAGCAAACAGAGCAGCTCCCGCAGCGGATGTCTTAGCCAACGCCGCGTAATCGGACAATTGGTTGGCGGGGGTACCAGCGTTCAATGCTACCGCCATAAAGGCCACGACTTCAGCTTGAGCGACGGAATCTATCTTGCTTGAGGCAACACCGTCAACATCCTGCGAGCTGTACTCAACCTTGGAGAACCTGTGCCAGGTTTGCAGTGCCTTGTTATCGGGATGTGCGACGTGAGTAGTGTTAGCAACTGGTTTAACAGCAACGAACATACATTCAATAGGCCACTTCAGGTTATTCAGCAAGATATTACCATTATCATCTTGCACTCTGCTGGTTTGCATTCGGTGGACGCGGATGAGAGAAAATCCAATACGCTTAATAAAGATGTCGTGGATCTCACTATTCACAAAGATGTTGTTGATAAACAACGAACATTCAGCAACGCTTAGGGCGGGTACGGAACCGGTATCGCTACCATCAGCACCTGGGGGAGTAACCAGTTCAATCAAATCCTTTGCCTTAGCCAAAGTAATGTTGAGGAATCGTTGTCCATAAGGAATAGCAACGGAAGGAACAGCCAGGCGCGGATCCTTGTTAAACCAAAACAGAAGAGGGATCATAAGGACGAGAGGGTCATGAACACCCTTGGGGGTTTGGTATCCATCACACAGAGACACCTTCACACGAGATGAGGGTTGTGTAAGAGATTGTTGTTCAAGGTAAGCCTCTCGAGGTGTTTCTTGACCTACGAGTCTGTCCCACGCAACCCTCTTGTTGGGTTGAACAGTAAATTGTCGATGAAAGTTATACACGTTGGAGGTATATTCATCAAGTGGGTTTCCATTCACATCAAACTTAACACGCTCCAACAGCCTCTCACCAGGGTAGTCGCAGTATCTAAACACCGATTGATTAGGTGCAGCGGCGACGGGGGTGTAGACGGCTTGTTCAAAGCGAACATACAGAGCCATATCATTAAAAAAGTCTCCAAATTGGGGAATGGAGAATCTAACTTCCGATCCAAGAGTAGCAGTTCCACTGTCAGGCTTAACCTTATGATATTCGAAGCCAATAGCAGCAAATGGTTTAAAATGAGCATTCATAAATAAAACATGAGTACGTTCAATATCTAACAATGTTGGGGTGGTATCAGCCATGCCAGCTGCCCTTCTATGTTCAACAACACTTTCGAGTCTATTTTTAAGCAGTTCCGTCGCCATAAGCATACGGTCTTGCTTGCCATCATTGGTAATAAGCGTAAAAATTCCGGCGGTCGCCATGATTGATTATACAACAATAATTATTTTTTTTTTATTTTTTAATAATACGGATTACTCTTAATGATCATACCACAGTACGATTGAGGATGATCTTTATATCTTACAGGAACATATAGCCCGAGTTCGGTCGCGGAGTTAAGTATTTTTTTAAAACTATCCCAAAACGATTTCTCGTGTCCGTATTGTTTATCCATTAAATGTGATAATTCATGCAAACTTACAAATATAAGAGTATTCATATCATGGAACTTACCAGTTTTTTTGTTACGTAAACATATTCTAATAAGATCACCCTTATTGAGTACATATGATGTGTTACGCGTCGTCCATGGTACATTTTCTCCAATAACATTTTCATTATAGTTTGATGCTAAAAATTGTACATCTGGTCCATTATCTGTTTCTTGTAAGTGTCGAATTACTTTCTTATTTACACTATTTAGATGTGCCAATATATCCGCAGCTTCTTCATGATCGCTAAATCTACTTTTTACAGTATATTTTACATTATCTATAGACGACTTTATTTTAACTTCAGATATATAGTGATACCATATTAATAAAATAATAACGACGATATATATGCCAAGCATTTTTACACTTACTGTTATAACACCGGGTAAAAATAAAACATTTAAATGGAATAATACCAGCGGCGGCACCAGCGGCGGCGGAGAAGACGATGTTCTATTAAATGATGATGATATCAACAACTTATTAGATGATAAGGCACCTGGAAAAACAGATCAGGGGAAAAATAGTTTAGTTGGAGATATAAATATTCTTTTAGAGGATCGGGTTTCTGACTTCAAAAAAAAAATATTCGTTGCAACCGATATACCTATTTATAGACAGCACGTATGGTATGAAACAAAAGGCACTGTAAATCCTATAGGATATTCTGCTTCCATAGATAACGAGCCATTACACATAAATGTACATGATTTAAAAAAATCCGACACTATACATGAAAACATACCTGTTGATATGACATGGTATACTGAAAAGGATGATATTCAAATCACAGCATTGGACGATACCCAGTTGATGGGTGACCTCGTTGGTGTTAGAAACTATTTTATGCTGGATTTGGGTATATATATAGAACCAATAAAAGGCGATATCGAATCTTTCATTGCACACGATACATATTCATTTGAACTCATATATTATGGGTTTGTGTTAAAATACTGGCCAATGTTATCAATATCCGCTTTCGGTGAGTATATTCAAAATGAGAATGGTCTGATAAATATTTACCCATTAATAGCACGACCGAGACATGACCTACAAAATATGTATATATTAGAAACCAAAATATATAAAGAATCACTCAAGAGCAAAATACCTATACGAACCGGTATTACATATAGTATTGTTGGTGTAAGGGATACGCAGACTCGCACGCAGACTCGTATTCATTTACGTAATCTGCTTGATTTATTTGTTCTTTCAGATGACGTGCCGTTTATGTATGGGAATATTGTTATCAACAATAGGTCATTCAGAGTACGAAAATCATATAGAGGGTACGCCTCTAAAAGTTTTAATGTAATGAGAAATACTGGATCTGGTATTATATTAGTTATATCGATTGATAAGAAATATGTAATACATTTCATTATACAAGATAACGGGACATACCGAACGATGGCTCACTGGCCAGAGGATTTGGTGTATGGTTTCGATGACATACGGTCTATTATTATCAAACATGTAAATCCGATTATTCAAAAAATAAATAGCTTGGGTTGCATTGTTTTAAATAAACCAATCGTATTGTTAAATGCATCAAATTTATACTTTATCAACACAAATATTAATTTATTTTGGATACTAACAACTACAAATGCGAAAACACAGCTCGTTACCGATGATTTTGTCAAAGCAAACATTTTTAAAAAGACCGAAAGAGGTTATTTGTTTAAAAAAGGTGTATCATTAGAACCTATCATTAGTTTCAATCATTTATTAGATATATCAGCTAATGCGGCATATAATGTTAGACTGATAGATACCAATGCGTATGTAATATTTGAGACACGTTTTTCAGATATCAGGGTAATAGTTCAAAATATAAGTGAGAATGAATACAAAACATTTTACATATACATCATAAAGTTGCTGTCGCGCATTCAAGCAGATACACAAATAAATAGCAATACGAGAAAATTAGTACAACTAAAGGAAAGCGATCCGAATCTTTATAGTTTTAAAAAAATATACCAATCACCCATCATATATGCTAAAATATGCCAGAGTCAGAAGCAACCGGATATACATAATATGAATGGCAAGAATCGTATAAAGTATTGGAATTTTACAACAAACAGGCCAGCATATTATTCATGTAATAATAAAAAATATCCATATTTAGGATTCGTAACTGGAAAACATCCTAAAGGATATTGTATTCCATGTTGCTATAAGACATCACCATTGGGTACGGGTGGTGTTAAAAATTCAATCTACCAACAATGTTTAGATACAAAAATATTTAAAAAAATAGAAAAAACAAGTGCATCAAGATACATCATACAGTACGGTAAGGATATAGAGGTTGGTAGGTTGTCTATGGTACCAGGCACTATAGCAACATTATTACAAGATACGCTGGGTGCTCGCGTCGCTGATTATAAATCCGAATGTATCAGGGATAAGGGATATTATATTTTTGGGGTAGTTCAAAATATAGCATCGGTTTCCGATGTAGGTAGTCTATTTACTATAAGTCATGCACTCGGTATGGATATTATTTCATTCATTGAACAATCAATAGAAAAGATAAAAGCACGTCCTATTATATGGAACTCTCTTTTTCAAGGTAGGATATTGTCATACTTTAAAACTGTTGATGATTTTATCTTAGAACTACATTCGGTGTTTATTGGTAATATACATAGTACATTTTATGATTGGAGTACTCTATTTATCGACTTAGTCGAATTATATTGGGATATAAAAATAATTCATTTCACCGATAACGGTCAAGTCTGTTTAAAAATACCACCCGGGGTTGTAAGGAGAGAAGATTATATAAAATCTAGTAGGTGTATTATTATTTTAGAGAAAAAATCATTGTTTTACCCAATTTATGTTATAAATAAAGATATGTTTTTCGGAGACGGAAAAATACATATGAGAGTATTTGATTCAACATCTGAAACTATATACGCTATCACGAGTATGTTTAAAGCTACCGAAAAACCAATAAACGGAATAGATCTATTCACGATGAAGGCGTTTGCAAAAGTGTCAAAAGAATACACACTTACACAATTGATAATTAATGCCAATAATTTTTGCTATGGAGTTATATTTGAAACAAAACAATCACAATCCTTTTTTATACCGATACGCAATTCTAAATATGGAAATGACAATATACCAATATCATTCGATTATGATTTTCAACTACTATCATGGGAGGGTATGGTACTTTTCATGAAAGATATAAATAAATACCTTTTGCAGTACCGGTTAGAGATTAAAAACGAAATATGGATCACGTTCAGTAAAAAAATAATAGGGTTCAAGTATCAGGATCTATACTATTGGATTCAACCAATGGAAATGCAGGAAGATACCAAAAGAATAGAACTATTATATGATCCCCACATAGTAAATAAAGCGATCAATAGACAAGATAAACCTATCGTAGATACTCGAGAAGCAAAACTACCACAAAGTTTATATACAACGCATCTTCGTTCTTTAGTCATTATAGAGTTGGCGCGGTATTTAAAGAAAAATAAAAATACATTCAAAGGATTAGACCAGCCAGCAATATTCACAAAATTACAACAGATATTCAAGACATTAACTATAGATAAAGAACCATCATTAATATCTTTTCCAAATCTAATGACATCTTGTATATTGAACGATGCCTTGTATTGTACAAAAAATAAGTTGATGGTAACAAATAAGAAGTTGTTTGATATATTGGAAAGATTATCCTTTGATATCTTAAACCCGTATTTATCTAAGAATTTACTTAAATCGGCTGATATTATAGACAACTTTAAATTTATTAGTAGAAAAAATGAACATATTGTTATATGTTGAAGGTTGCAATATTTCTGTTTATATTGTTTATTATATTAAGTTCAGACGTCTTCGTCGATAGAGTTCTTGCCACCTCATGCTCAGATTCTGTGATTGGTAGGCAATGTACAGCAAAAGGTGCTATTATTCAAGGAGTATTGCTTTCAGTAGGATATATGGGTATTCAAACATTGGTAACAAATGATTATATATGAAACGCGAATATTACTTGCATGAATTACTTACATGAAACAAATAATATTACTTGTGCGAAACAGGTTTATATAGTATCTGTTCGGCATGTGTTGTGTAAAATGAACTAAGCCAGTTATAATAATATAGAGCACCCTCTTCACTTATAGCACTGTCTATATTTACCTTCCCGCGTTGAAATATTTTAATGGTGGTACGCTTTTTTGGGTTACGTTTCGTAGGCGTATTGAATTTTATAATTAATCCAGGATATCTCTCGACATCATAGTTGATATTTACTATACTATGTTCTTCTTTTTTTTGTACAAAAAGGTTATGTAGAACTGGCATATTAATATAAAAACCACCCATGATCTCAAACTTGTAGTTGCGCATGATTGGATATAGTTCCCTTAATACGATAGTATCAACTATATAATCTTCTAACGAAGATTGAACAACAGAAACTATTTCCTTTACATCTGATAAATCTGGAGATAGTCCTCCAGGTATCGCTAACGTACCGTTGCGAAATACTTTTACCTTATAAATCTTCAACCCATTCAACGATTGAACCCAAAATGTTATTTGGCTATTAAAATGCAGGCCATTGCCCTGTATTCTACGATTTGTTCGTTTTTTTTTCTTTGGTTTACGCCCTCTATTAGATTTTTTAACCAATTTAGGGTCCTTGAAATCAGGATTAACCGATGTACCGTAATTACACTCTAATTTTAATATTCGCCCCACAGGGGCAATACCGTGTATCAAATCCTTTTCATCAAAATACACATCATCAAAATATCCCTGTATTGTCAATGTGCTGGGGTATAAACTACCGAACATTTTATATTAAACAAATTCAATCTTTAGTAGTATTTACTTCCATTGATCGCAATCTGCTTATAGCAGAGTTCATTTCGTCGTTACTTACCGCATTGATACCGCTTTTCTTCATTTTTGAATATAGGAAAAGGGATGGTACCAGCTCAAACATAATACGGGTACCATGGCTTAAATTATAATCATGCATCATACTAGACACAAAGGTAGAAGTATCATATCGCATACGACGCAGTTTGATATTAACGGTAGAACTCCACCCACGTAAATCTGGTTGATGTCCCATATATGTTTTGGTTCCATCAAATAACCATTCCAAAGCATATGACCATGCCAATATACATTCCTCAGCAAAAGAACAATATCTATTACGATCATTCTTAAGGCGTAATGTTTTATGTACATTACTAATATCACTCATAGATGACGTATGATCCACGTTGGGTACACGTGACATATTGATACCTTCATCTGATAACGTCAGCATCAACATATCTATTTGCTCGAGAATGATAGCTTTGTCATCTTCTTCTTTTTCCTTTTCAACGGAAAAACCAGTAGATGCATCTGTTAAAACATGGCGTAAAATCTTTTGTTTTTTTTCCTCTTCGGTCATACGATCCATGTAACTACCAGAAGACGATATCTGCGGTAACTTATTATATATAGTATCAACAACAGGAGGTGCGTCATTGTCTTCACCTCCACCATACCCACCATACCCATCTCCATCTCCATCGCCATCACCTAAAGATATACCAATGCTACTACCTAAAGCATCTAATTGTTTACGATAATCATCAACAGCATCAACGGCATCAGCATTGCCACCAACTATATCTCGCTCCATCATATTCAGATCTTCATCTCCATCGTAATTAAATAGTTTAGATATTCCAACAATATTAGTAGAATCTGTAATATCCATATTTAACGTTAAAGCCCATACATGTTTAAATAGTTAATGTACATATTGAGTTTTGATTGTGCCTGTCGCAGCCTTGCTGTATGCTATGTAAATCTATCGGATGGAAAATTTAGTATTATAATGATGGATGTATTTGATGTTGTCCCAACATCGGTTAACACCGTAGATAGAGCTATACAATTGAAAAAATGTCTAACTATGTTGGATGAAAAAATAAAAACACCAATTGACAAAGTTTTAGTTGAATATCAAATGTCAAGTAACGATAAAAGCAGGTGTGTCTCTAACCAAATAATATATCACTATAGCGAATATAGTCCTGAAATAGTTGGCCCATCATTAAAAAATACAATATATTTTAGTGATGAACTCAAATACAATGCATTTGCATCAAAATATTCAAGAAGCTATACCGCAAATAAAAACCACACGAAAGCAAATATGTTATATTGGTTAAATAAACATGATAGAATGGACCTTATTAGCAACATACCAAAAAAGAATATTGATGATGTCGCTGATTCGTTTATGCAGATATGGGGGTGGCGTTCTATGCACGAAATTCCTGAATAGTCTGACTACCACCATACTGAATCATAACTGTTTTTGCTTGTGCTGGTCGTATATTGTATGTAATACGCCCCGTAATTTTTTTATATAGAAGCCTCAACAGATTGTGTTTTTCCCATTTATCATTGCCACTAAAGTGTAAATTGATGTATCTGGCGGCACACCCCCACGAGCAAAAATTTCCTATGGTATTCATATCTCCACTAATATCGGCATCGCTAACTGGCTGTTTTACTGACCTTGGTATAAATAATGGTATGGACTGAAAGCTACAAGAACATTCCCAACATAGTAAATTTGTTTTTTTTGGCCATGTATCTAAATTTACATACACTTCTGGTATCTTGTCGTGCTTTACATCTGGTACGCTTGCTGTATATTCTTGTATCAATCGAGCATCAAATATATCTTCTATCGATACACAGTCTTTTAAAAAACAACCTCTAAGAAATAGTATATTTGGGTATTCGTCCATGTTTCTTTTTATTCAAAGATGTTTTAAAATTGATTCGAATATATGCTAAAAGATGATTACATTTAATAGTCGCGATTCTTTACGTGATATACCCACACGTAGTGCATTTCTCGATGAAGGCCTTGTCCGCCAGACCGATATTGATATAAAAAATGGGTCTGTGTTGTTTATGCCAAATTCTGTCAAAGAATACCATGATTATGGTAAATACAAAATCTTGCTTATAGGCATCCTACCAGACGGCCGAAAGGCTGGTGTAATTATTGATAACTGCTTACCTTACTTTGAGATCAGACGCCCAGATGGGCAGCAAAACAATACATCCGAGGAGGCGTTTAAACAGCTTGCGGAGCGTATTTTATCTGACTATAAAGGTGTCAAAATAGAGAAATTATTATGCAGGGGATTCGATAAATATGAACAGCCTACATTATATTTACGGTTGTATTTTCGATCGTCATATAATAGGAAAAAGGCTATAGCCTATTGTATGTCGAATGGACTACAAACAACAACAGATGATATGAATCATTATGTGCGTGTTGTCTGTAGGTCTAATAACTTTAGTCTATGTTCATGGAATCGTATTACGTCGTATATTTCTTTTGCAAAGGATAAGAACTGTAAGCTTCCAAAGGTGTTCCGCGTCAGATGCGAAGATCTTGAAAAAGTCGAGACGTGTAATACACAACAACACGTCAGAGATAAAACAATAGTAGAAGCCTGGGATATAGAAGCGTATTCAGATTCTGGAGAATTACCAGATCCTGAAAGAAAAGGAGATGTTGTATTTATGATTGGTAAAACATATCATTGGAAAGATAATCCAAAACCGTTTCTAAGCATTTGTTTGGTTTCACGACCATGTACCCCACGCAACGATAAATTAACTATTGTATGTAAAAACGAGAAAGATCTTATTCTTGCATCTTTTATGTTGGACTCTATGTTGATGCCAGATTTTATAGTTGGTTTTAACGATGGTAGTTTTGATTGGTCTTTTGTTATTACAAAAGCTAAACAATACAATATCTTATGTAAAATAAAAGAAGAATTATCTCTTTTCAATGACCCACAGAGTACAGCGGATAGTATATTTAGATGGGATTGTATGGCACGCAAAATAAAATTAGATTCTGGTATGAATGCTTTATCTAGAACATTAGCCGTCCCAGGTGCTGTCCATATTGATGTGCGGACTATGCTTAGAAAGATACACCCAACAGAATCAAAATCATCACTAAACTTTTATCTAAAAAAATACAACATCGCTGGAAAAGAAGATATGCCTATATCTGAACTTTTTCGAATATATCGAGATTCTATTAATGGGATTGATGTTGTTGATAGAATGGCAGATGTTGCTCATTATTGTGTAATTGATGCTCAAAGATGTCAAGAGCTTATGTGCTGTGCAAATATTATCGGTGACAACCGGGAAGTATCAGATATTAGCCATACGTCAATGTTTGACGCTGTATATTATGCTGGTAGCGTAAAGGTTAGAAATTTAGTAATATCAGAAGGTATTAAACGTGGTATCCTATTTTCCACTAAATCAAAAGAAGATATACCAGACGGTAAATATCCAGGAGCCTATGTATTTCCACCGGTGAAAGGACTAATAGCACCAAAACTTACAGTGCGAGAACGAAAAGCTGTTGTCCCTACATGGAAACATGTTACGGATGATGAACTTTGTATTATGGAAAACACAGTAGCTAACTCGGGCTCGCCCCTCAGTGGCACACCCCTCAGTGGCTCGGCGTGTAAATTGTTTGATCAATTTATAAATGAAGAGATTAAGTATCCAATATCTGGTCTTGATTTTAGTTCGCTGTATCCTAGTATAATCATGACGTATAATCTTTCACCAGAGTATATGTTATTTGATCGGAAGGATATAAAAGATCATGATGTCCATGCTATTGAGTTTTTATTTAATGGTGTTGTGCAAAAGGCATGGTCTATTCGGCATGGTACAGTAGATGGGGAGCAATTGTTGCCAAACAAAACAGTAAATCAATTCGGGCTGTATCCATATATACTAAAAAATCTTTTTGATAAAAGGGTTTTGCTGAAAGATGATCTGAAAAAATATGCTAAAATCAAAGAAGATATGGAAAACAAACAAGACGTTAAATCAGAAGCGTATGTTGATGTTTGTTTTCAATATAATTACATCAATTCAAAGCAGAAAGCACTAAAGGTATTTATGAATACTTTTTACGGCGAGACTGGTAATAAGACTAGTCCTTTCTTTGTCGTAGCTATTGCTGGTGGTATTACATCGGCAGGGCAACGTAACATTAAAATGATAAGCGACTTGGTTGTACGTCATGGATGTAAAATGTATTACGGTGATACGGATAGTTGCTATATTAGCTGCCCTCCCCAGCACTTTACAGAGCATGATAGATTGTACTATAGTGGTCAAATTAATAAGATCCAATATTGCACATGTCTAGTTAAAACAACATTTGAACAGATTAATACGATAAAGGATTTAGCAAATAACTATTTGATACAGGATAATTCTACGAATTTTCTAAAGATGGCTTATGAAGAAGTATTATTCCCTTGTATGTTTTTGCTAAAGAAAATGTATACCGGGATAGAACACAAACATCAAATCAACTTTGAACCAAACAATCATAATCTTTTCATAAAAGGGTTAGCTTTGAAGAAAAGAGATGTATCAGGAGCGGTTACAAAGATATGTATAGAGACATTAATGGAAATATTAAACATACATAATACGAACACTGTTCGCGGTGTAATACGTTCAAAGATTAAAAGCATCTACGAGCGTGAGTGGGATATCTCGGAGTTTAAGAAAACGGCAGTGTATAAACCGCACAAAAATAACATAACAGTTAAAACATTTTATGACATAATGGTCGTAAGGAACGATGTAGATTGTCCACCACCAGTACCAAATGAACGGTTTGAGTATATCGTTGTTAAAAAATATCCTTTCAAATACGACAGGTGCGGTCGGAAGACTGTATTGAAAGTAGGTGAGAAGTGGGAGTATTATGAATACGCTATCAAACATAATTTGGATATTGATCTGAATTATTATGTTTTAAGTGGTGTTGCTGGTCAGTTTGCACAGTTAATCGCATACCGATCGTCGCTCCCAGAAGCAAAAAAATACATCAAATCAATATTCGACTCCATAGTACCACCCGTAGAATGTAAAGGGCCTTTACTTAAGCAACAATATAGATTGGCAACAAAAAATATAATACCTGTCATTGCGAAGTGTCCGCAAAATAAATGCCTTTATTTACATATGAAGGAATCATTGACACCCTTAGACGCCCCAGACGCTTCAGACGCCCCAGACACTCCAGACGCTTCAGGGGTTCCGGGGTACGCGTATGATATTATTTCCGAACTGCGGAAGCAATATGGTGTAAAATTTATTTACGACGCATTGAATATATACAAGAATATGGCATTTAGGCAGGAAGCGCATATAAGAATGATGGATCAAAAACTACAAAAACTATCCACTACTGATTTTGATATGAATGATATGCAGAATTTATATTGGGATTTGAAGACGGCGATCAATATAAAGCATCAAACTGATGCTGTTGTTGAGCATATGAACTTCTATTTATCGAAAAGGAAAGAAAAAACACCAGTACCGCCAGGTGTTGATATAAAGCAAGATGTGGATCAAGCATTAAAGTTAATGATCACTAAAGTTAATGATTAATTAATAAATAAGAAAAAAACACTAGTTCATTATAATAATGAACCAGTATCCCCTGATTGGAATTGTAATAGTTAGTTTTTTAATTTTTATAGCATATAACAGAGAATCGTTTAATGATATGGGAGAATATGTAGCACCTTCTGTTGACGATAGCAACTCCGCCGCCGCATTGGCTACTCATCTTGATCCAGAAATCATAGAGTCACATAATGGTTATATAGCGGATTCTGATTTTCTAGCAACTTCTGGTGCTGCGCGTGTATCTGTTAATGATCATGATGATTCGATAATCCCATGGGTTGGCCTGGGTGGATTAAGAGGTGGAAATGTAGCACACAGCGGTATAGGTATTGATGCACGCGTAACAACGCATTATACTCAAGAACAAATAGATGAACGTAGAGAACGCGAACTCAATGGTATTAAATGGGGTTAATTATAGCTGGTGGCATTAGTTACATTAAGTGATACATTGCGATATAAGTTGAGGCCTCTGGTGTATTGTTGCCGTCACTTACCATAGTATCATTCAAATTAAACATACTAAGTTTATTTTGCTGTTTTCTTAGACAATGTGTCCAGTAATGACCACTCCGCTCACTACCAGAATGATTTACTTTAGATATAAGAATATAGTTAAGATTTTTTCCAGTCGACGGAAGGCTGAGTTTAGGTGGAAAGTTAGCCATTGTTTTTTTATCAAAAGATACAACTAAAATTTCGGGAGCATATACTAGCCTCTTAACAGTATGCATATAATCCCCACAATCGCATTTAGGGGCAATTGATAGAGCTTCGCGGTCCATGTTATGATCAGAATCACGATAAGAATGCTGTAATATATATTTTGTAAGATCCGTGGCAACATTTACGTGAAACCATTGTGTTGGTAAATTATTTTCAATATCATATCCTTCTTTTTTACAACTATCACACCACAGCGTTAGAGTGTATTTATGTTCAAATAGTTGATTTAATTTTTGATCATTTATCGAATCCAAAAAATAAGCTAAACATTCAGTATAATCCTCTTGCCGATTTCCAAACGTGTTTGACGGTTCTTTTCTACGCAATTCCATACGCATAGCGTAGTGTAAATTTGATGGATTTATAACACCACCCGTGGTGCTTGTGTTGCCTATTGCACCTGTAAACTGTTGCGATTGGTGTAGTAGATTAGTATATGCTGTTGCTACGGGGTTGTGTTTTAGATCATTCTTTAAAAAATATTCAGTAACCGATGTGCATGTTAGGAGTGATTGTATGAGGCTGTTGAAATAACAGGTGGATCCATTGTTGACAAGTCCGAATGGGTGTGGTATTGAGTGACTATTAATTTTTTGCATGATATTAGATATAAATTCCACCCTTTTTTTTGTTTAAAAGAGTAGTGTCTAATTTTTGCGCGAATAGTAACACTATGACCTTCAATATCTGGCTCTATAGTATGACCTTTACATTTTATATAAATTTTATTGCCTCTAATAAGTGGAGGGTTCGGTCCTATTTTTTTAACCTTTTCAATAGTCGGTAGATGTCCACCTATTACAATTTGTTTGTCTTCAACCCTATCAACGATGCCTTGTAGATTGTATTCCATTTTTATTATTCCATTCAATGGTTTAAATCTTAATCAATATTAAGATCACCATACACTTCACCATCTCTATAGTCTGTAATTTCTCTATTAGTAGTTTGTACACCTGTGGCAACTGGGTATTTCAACGCTGTCAGTTCTGTATTGAATTTATGAGTCATCAACCGCTGTGTGTTGGCAAGGAACATCAAGTTTCTAGCAAATTTGGTATCAAACCTTAGACGCCCCAGTTCTGAGATATAAGCTCTGTTCTTACTCTTATTTTCGGTATTGGATAGCTTACCATCATCCGCGTTTTGGTAATGCATATAATTAGCAGCGGATGGTGGGGTTACAAATATTGACCGTGTGGGTTCGTCGTTTTGTTCTTCGTGTCCTGCGGTTAATACACTATCTTGTAATAGTGCTTTTCCCCATAGTTGGTCAGATATGAATTTAGGGTAGCCGTACATATCAATACTACTGGAACCAGATATCAATTTAGGTAGCCTCGTGTGAAAGACATCACTACTAATGTCTATATATGGATATTTACATAATATACTGAGTATATCATGTGTTGTATTATTGGTGGCCATTGCATCAAATTCTGACCTACTCGATCCTATGATTTCATTAGCAAAGGAATCAAAACTGTAAGAATAGTTGTAAATATTGGCCAATGCTATTTCTCTACGCATGGCATTTACGTTGATTGGGGAAATGTTGAGGTCTAGAATATTGTAAATTCTGGAGGATTCGCGATTGATTGGACCAGTCGTCTTTTTCTCCTCAACATATAATTGTAACAACCCTTCGGTTTTACTTCTATCGCTACCTGTTGTAAGCTCTAATGCTTGGGCGACGGACACTGTTGATTGATAGGTGGGTTTATCGGGAACACAAACATCAACTATGTTTCTATCCGCACCAAATATTGTAGAATATATTCTAGTATTGTTGGTGTATCTTAGTAATGTGGTTATCTTTTCCACAAAGTCCGCATATAATTTGTCATCAAATCTACGCTGTCCAAATACAATCTTATTATACATCTCTAACAAATCAACAACACCAGGCATAGAATCGAGCGTGGGGCGTGATTGGTAGTCGTTCATCGTTAATCGTACACCGTATAGATATTGAAACAGCGGATCGCCACTACTACTATCAGGGTATCCGAGTGTAGGATTTCTTAACTCATACTTACCATCACCCCAAGTACCCCTATCAGCCTTACCAGGGACCAAAGGTAAAGTCATAGTAGATAGAGGCATTAACGGCATTCTATTGTTTTTATTTTTATAATCCACTATACTATTTTCAGCAACTTCTAAATATAAAGGTACATCGTTAAGTTCAGATAAAATACCCATAATTGCTGTCGAGAAAGAATCGGATGCATTTATAAGTTGGTCTAACAACCCATAATACCAAGTAGAACCACTTTGTGAGGTGCGTTTATCCATTTTCTTAGTACCGCCATGTATATTTTGAGCTGGTGGCATAGCTATCACAGTGGTATCTCCATCCCGTGAAACATCAACACCCATTCTAATGATGTCCTTGATAAGAGAAGCCCTTTTCGAGATAAGTTTATACATATTATTAAATATTGGTAGATGTGCTCTCATACTATCCTTTACACGTGGAGGTATTTCCGCAATGGATAACACCACATTTGACTTCTTACCTGTACGATCAGTTTCGCTGAGTGCATTCTTTATGGCTCTAGATAACGAAGCAAATAAGATATGTTTGGGGTCTCCTACCTTAGTATTTTCATCAAAAATACTCCTAATATCTGTAATCAAGAATGAGTCGCTTACGTTTTTAAAATTCACGGATGATTTCATAGGCATTCCCGGGCTGGGAACTTTTGAATCATAATTAATAAGAGTCAATCGGCCAGCCAAATAGTTGAATACGGCTTTCATATCATCAATAACAATGTTTCCGTTAGGAAATCCGCCTGCATTGCGCGTTTTGCTCTCCGCCGATGCGTGGATTCCTAAAGAATTGGCGTACGCTCCCTGGGTTTCATAACTCGCAATATTTGCAATCGCATCCACCATGCTTTGCGTGTTGGGGTATGTGTTTGTATAATAGCCGCCATGTATGCGGCGCCTAGCTGCGTCGATCTGGGTTGGGGATGGTTGTCGTTGGATGTTATTAATCGATCGGGATAATCCGCTATGAGCCATGTTCTTGAGTGCTTTACTTGCGATATGTGCAGCGAGCGGTTCGAGTTGTTGTATATAACGAGTATTGCGTATATCCAATTTACTGACAGACTCTAATATGTTATTATCGTTAATATAGCTGTGTTTGTGGTGTAGATTTAATGCTTTACCAAAACCGTAAGATATAGGGTTGGTGTGTAGGGGGTCGGTGCCATTATTTATGAGAATTACGCTGGGGATGGCTTCCGATTCACCATATAGTTGAGATGCGTCGACATAATCTGTTGCAATTTGTATATAGCTTCGTATGTTACCGTAAGAACCTTTCGCTCTACTAATACCTCCAATATTTCTATACATTGTATTTGAAACACCAAACCCAACCATCCGTGAGAATGGGGTGATATCCATAGGTGCATCAAACATAAAACCATCATAATCCGTATTGAATGCAGAAAACTGCCAAGCGGTTGGGATTGCGGACATCGCTCCTGTGATTGTAAAATATTCTACTGTGGTCTTCCAGCTGGCGTTTTGACCATTGTTGGCCTCGGCGGCCTCTCGGGCGAGTGCGTTTAATGGGTTATGAATAGTTGTGATGTTTTGGGTAAATATGGTGTCAGTGACCTTACGATACTTTTGGCCGAGAAGGTTTCTATATGAGGTCGATGCTTCTGCTTCGTCCTCGACAACAAACGCGTCGGCTGGATCGGCACCAAGATACCCAAACAACCTACTCAAGCGATGTTTATAACACGACCTGCACCAAATATCCTTGTATGCGCTATAGTGTGGATGCAATTCATTATATATATAATTCATTGCGGCTTCAACGCCCGGGGGGTCGATATCAACCGCAGGCATAGCACCAGCTATACTAATGTGGCCGTCCGTGATAAGTGACACTGCATCAATAGTTTCTGGATGCATTGTTGTCCCCTCGGCAAATTTTTTTTCATACGCATTTATCATCATTTTACTAGAGTAGTGGTGGGACCTCGCGCTTGCCCAATTGATATTAGAAATTTCAGCAATACGTTTAATCTCAGCAATAGCAGCAGTAACAGCCGCTACTATGTTCCCATCCAAACCGCCAACAAGCCCGCTATTGGCTGGGGCCATGCCGGATTTGGGGTGGGCGTCGCCGGCCTTAGGGTCCCCGGGTAGATTCTGGTTTAGGCGATTGCGTATGTAGTACGTGACATTGTCGTCACATCTGCTTGTTAGTTGATTAAGTCCTACCATTTCTATAGCCCTGTTATCAGGATTACCACCAGTACCACCACCAGCCTGCCTGTTTATATCTATAGGATCCCAAACATCTCGGCGCCTGACTGTGGGCACCCCTACCGCTTGTAAGTATGTAAGTGGTGGTTTTACACTATTTCCTGCTATCTTCGCGTCCCGGGCATCCGCGGTGCTGTAGGCGGTGCCGTATTCGTTGGTCTGGATATCTACACGATTTGCCACTGGGGTGTCAAAACGAACCTGCCCGTTGGCCGTCGCCCTATGTATTTTAGTGAGTACGTTACCGAGCGACTCATTAATATTGATTTTGTGGTCGGCCGCATATATATCACGAATCCCTAGTTGATGAAGAACAGCTGGTAAGGCGGAGTGTGCTACTGCTGAATTTGTGCTGTATGGTATAATTGTTTTGATATCCGTATCTGTTAATACAAAACTACCTCTATCATTACCAAACCCTGCCGAGTTTGGTAATAATTTTCCAATACAGTCTATATAATCTCGATGAAGGTCGGATAGCTGGTTAGAAACGGGTTCCAACATATAAACAGCGGCGGCAGCTGCGTAATGTGCAGAGTGTTTGGATGATAATACATCAATGACAGAGTTTACATATGCACTAATTAGCCCAGACATATTAGAAGTAACAGTATTGGCTTGTTTTTCAATAAGTTCTTGTAGTTTTGGATGTTTAAACATCTGGTTAGTAGCTGTAACTGCTATTATCCTTTTTTGTTCATACTGTGGGCGGAACAATCTAGCACAGATATTGTTAGTCAGCCTACTAGATTCTTCTATACGAATAGTATTTATCATATTTTGTAACTCTGCATTAATTGCAGTAGACGCTACCGCCTCCCAACCATCAGTATGGTAATAACCTAGTAGTTGTATTATTTTTTTCTTTAACTCAAATAAATATTTTGTAACTCGATTATGATATCCGTATTTAGATAGAAAACATGACTTAACAGTTTCTTCTGTAATAGTAGCAAACGCCGCAACGCATGGCGCATCATATCTCTGAGTCGTTGCGTCTTTCGAATCATGCAACCATCCATTTGGGACATCAAACCCATTAAGATTTTTAATAAAGTCCTCTGTGTGTTTTTTAACACCGGCGGCATTGGCAACGCCGATGGTGAAGAAGGCGTCGTCGTTTATATGGACTACCCCAAACACCGTCTTGGCGGCGGTATTACCGACGGCATTACCCGCATTCGACCTGGCTGCTTTCGCATCTCTTCCATTCATTGCGGCGTCGACAAAAGTACTACTACCAGCCTGTTGTAGTGCCAACGCGGATGTGGCGATTCCTTGGGCTTGGATATTAGCATTGTTACTGGCTATACCGTCGTAGACACCACTGTCGCCCTTTTTGGCTGTCGCCCTTGTATACCCAGTGCTGGCGTTTTGTTCTGAGACGGCGCCATCTTTGGATTCTGCAACGTTATTTACCAACCCGTAAATAACCTCGACCTCAGACCAATTATTACCATTCACTTTATGTGGGATGTTATCTCTGGCGACACCTTTCTTTTCTATTATTCTGCGACCTATAGATAATAGGGATATGTGTCTTACGATATTTTTTTTGATATCTGTGTTATTCGCAACAAGTAGGGAAACACTGTGATCCAGTCTTCGGTGCAACCGAGTAGATATATCCATACCACCGAAATAAGCATCTATTAAATCTATGGATTCTTGCGCCGTTCCAGAGACGTTTTTGGGTTGTAAATTTAAAAGAGTATCATGTAATGTGAGGTACCCACTTGCATTGACCCCTCTCTTACTGGCCGCGCGTCTAAATCTGGCAATTCTATCTGCAAATACAGCAGTAGAATCAGTATCTGACATAGCCTGCGATTTATTATCCTGACTTCTAGATTTTATACCATCAAGCACGCCTGTAGTCGTCGGCAGTTCAATATCCTCAGATGTGGTATTAAAACGCTTAATAGCATTAAACCTTTTAATTTCATTAATATATCCTATATAGTGTGTTGGAGCTCTGGGAGCATTACCACCTATAATTTCTGTGGCGACTGGATGCCATATTCTATTAAAATCCATATATACATCCATAATATCTGTGTCTGTATATGGACCACCAAATTGATGAACTCTTATTTCTTCATCTGTGGCAATCGCTGCGGCAATTGCTGTGTAATTTACAGAATCGGCTCTTAACGCACCATATGCACCTCTTACATTAGTAGCGTATATGTTTTGAAATGTGTTTGTTTTGGTTATGATATCGTTGTATATAGGATCGCCATTGACATGTGATAGATCTGTTGCAAAATGTTTAATCAAAAGAGCAACCAAATCAATAGATGTTCCAGAATACATAGCACCATCTTTTTGAATACCAGAGTCTATAAACAACCCTCGTATATTGTTACCACCTATAACAATATTCTCAATTTGGCGAATAAGTTGCAGTTCTTCTGGTTTATTGTAAATATCTCTCCAACCGGAAAGGATAGAAGTAATAGCAGCCTTGTCATTGGAATACACAGTAGTAGTCAGGTCTGGCCAACCCAAACCATTAAATACTTCTTGACGTAAAGGACCGTTGGCTGGATTTTCAATCAAAGGCGCGTATATCTTATTTGATGAACTATCCCAGAATTGCCTTAAATACATAGCAGTTACCTCATTGAATTTCATCATTAAACCAGCATTTGTGTCGAGTTTGCCGATATCATCATCATTGGTTTTTAAATCGTAAAGATCTCCGTTTTTATTTCTATCTTGGCGTCTCTTATTTTCATCTACATTCAAATCACCCCTAAACCCAGGTTCTTGTAAATAATAATCATGCCTACCAGTAAAATTGCCTGGTAAAGTGCGTACTCCTTTATTATCCAACTCCATCAGCAAATTACCAAAAGCGTCGTTAGTTGTACGAACGGCATTAAGGGAGTTTGGGTGTCCAAAGTTGCACATTTTAATTTTATCGTGTTGGGAGTATGGCGATTCTTTTGAATGCATCGTTTGTCCATGATAATGTGTTAGCGTGGACATTACGGTATCCATACTCCAAGCACCTATATGTAACAGCGGTGAGATCGCTGGTACCGCTTGTGCCGCTAGTGGTGATGCCAAACTGAAAGGTGTTGCCTGCTTGGACATATCATCTGGATCGATATTAGCAATTAATTGGTAATTCTTTGTAACCATTTGATGCGCACGCAACAATCCTTTACCATTAAAATCGCTAAACAAGTCCTGTATAAGGACTCTGTGAATGTCGGTGATCGAATCTTCCGCAGATTTCATAAGCGTTGGACTCACTACGCCTCTAAATTTGTTTAGAAACCCTTTAATTGTAGAGAACACTTCCTCACACATCATTTGCAGTTTGACGTGAGAAATAAGCACACGCTTTCCTTGAAACTGTACATCGCAAAGAGAGCCTAGATCAGAAGTTAAACCATATACACAGTCAGTCATCTTCTTTAAGAGAGCCTCCCATCTAATCAGACAATAAGCAACGTGCCGTTCAGGGGCCGTGGTCCACTCTTTCAAGGGCGTGGCTTCTACTGGCTTGGTCACGTCCGCAAGATTTTTCCAGTTAGCTGTAGCATTAGAATATCTGGTGATAATACTCTTAATGTCACTTTTGGCTCCAAGGCTCATATACCCTTGTGGGATTATATCAGTAGATAATCGCATTAAGTTATTTACTATATTTTTCGCATCACCTAATATCGCACCCGCGAACGTATTATTGGCTATCAACTTATTATAGTCTGTAGCCATATTATTGGCGTCCCACACATCGCCTGGAGTAGCGGGGTTGCTTTTATATAAACTACCGCCGACCTTTAATTCTTTTGTTAGTGTTTTGTACAATGCATTAGCATCCCATTCTAATACTGCGTCGCGGTAATTTTTAAGTGAGGATTGGATACTGTGTAGCATCTGTACGGGTCCTATGATAGACTCATGGAACATGATAGATATCTCTTGATTTACTCGGGAACCAGCATCCATACCTAACATCATGAGTTTGACGATTTTATATTTTTCATCAGCATCTTCAACCACACTTAATTTTTCCCTAGTAGATACCACCAACTGGCGAAACTCTGGTATGTTTTGCATAGGGGTATCTTTGCTAATTACATCGCTAAATTTTTTATCAATTCTTATTCTAAATTCTTTTAATGCCTCGTATATGTTTGGATCTAGGTTAAACTCCGATAACTGTGATATATTAGACGAAGATACACTCATATATTGATCGGATGGGGCAACACCATTACCTATAGTATCTTCATCTAATATATCAAAATCCTCAAGTGCGTCGGACCCATACCCAGAATCAACTCGCTTTTTACTCTCATCAGCCCTATAGGTTTTAATTTCCTTACGGCTCATCACCCCATATCTCTTATTAATATCTGCAACAAAATCACTAATAACAGCCATAACAATATTATCAACTTTTCTATCTGCATAAATTGTATATACCGCGTTAATCTCATTAACAATCTTACTAAGTACTCTGTCTGTATATTGCCCATTAAGATTAAACGGTTGTTCAAATATACACCCAATAAAACCAGCCCACATAGAACCAACCTCTGGAACCATAGAGATTAAAAGAGATTTATCATCACCTTCCGAGTCATCGAATTGGAAAAGATCCCTATAAAACTCAGCCAATAGGGGAAGTCGTGCATATAGTTCAAGGGCATTTTCATAAATCTTTGGTACTTGATATGATGCACCACCCAATATCAAACGACTAGGGCTAAGAGAAAAATGCTTCATTCCAGTACCGAAATTAAGCATGTTGTAAAGACCAGTCGCTGTAAATATCTTTGCGGTCATTGCCTTCACAATGTTAATGAAAAGTTCATCTTCTCGCTCAAATGTATTACACCAACCAGACGTTGAAGTCGTACCCTTCCCAGTACCAGACATGGCGACGCTATATTTATACCTCGCTTTAAGGATATTCTCGGCGGCCTCCTTATGAACACCATCACCAGGCCACGCCGCTTGCCCTGCGTGTTTAACAAAATCCTCAGGCTTAACACTATCGGATACTTGTTGGTTTGGTGCATTCAATGTATGACCGAAGGCTTGATTGTTGGCCTGGGCGTTGGCTGCGGAGTTGCCCCGGCCAACCGCCGACGGGTTTGTCGCAAACATGTCTTTCATTGACCCATATGGGCCGGTTTTAAATATATCAGCAGCAGACACCATATCGCCCTTCTGTCGTTGTTGAGTTATGCTACCTGCTATTCCATTAAAGGTTGGAAAACCTTTATAAGCAGTTATAGTGTCGCTACCATATCCGATAGCGAATGCCGAGGTGTATAGATAAGTAGACAGTCCGATATAGATTTCGTTAGGGCTCATAAAACTATCACCGCCGAATTTCTGACCAAGATACGCAAACGCAGACACTATGTTTTTTAATACATAAATCTTATTAACTGTGTATTTTGCAAATTTATACGCAAACAATGCGCGCCCAGGCGATATGGGGAGAAAAGGATTACCTGGTAATCCTTTCTTTGAACTATTAATACTAGCAAAAGTAGTACTAATAGCATCAGGTGCAGCGGCATCAAACTTTGTTTCCGCTTCACAGATGTGACTGTAGTAATGTTTCTTCATTATAGTTGTCGGGTTGGACATATCGACATCGATACCGCAAGTATTTTCTTGAAGTGTTGTGTTCATAAACATATTAAGACCTCTGCCGTTCCAAGGAAAAATCTCATACAATGATGCAATAGAATCACCAGATTTTTCATCAAACCAATTAACCATCAACTGAACGGACGATAGTAATTTTGATACTTCTTGGATATCATCTGGACTTGTAGCCACCGAGTCTGTAAAATTACCCAAACACGCATCTACAGCCTGTGCTACTTTATAAAGTGTTTTTTTGGCATCATAATTAAAGCGTAATATTGTTGCTATATTTTCACTATCCCATTTAGATGTTCCAATATCGCAAAAGTTTTTGGTTGATTCATCCCATTTTATTTCACCCGTTATCTTGGCTTTTGAAACTTTGTCTATCATTTCCTTTTCATCGTTCGCGAGTAGAGCTTTGACCTCATTACGATATTCCGATGTCACAACATCAAGACGAGCAGCAACCGCACTGCCTACAATATCTATGTATTTTTTATTATATTCTTTCATCTCTTGAGATGCTTTCTTCAGATTAAGTTTAAAACGAGCGATATTGTAAAAATGATCAAACGTCTTTACTGCATTTTTCAAAGTAACAACTGCTGAAAACTCACCGCCACCAATAACGGCTTGTGGTTTATCATAGACCGCGAGTTTATCATTAAATGAATCAATGAGTTTAATGACGTCATTCACATTAATTAACAACTCATTGAAAACGCCGTGTCTGGATTTCAACTCACCTAATACATGAAGCATTGACGTAAGTAATCCAATAAACCTATCCTTATGCGCTATGGCATTGGCATGTTTATAGTAACCAGTTAAAGCATACTCGATACCATTATCGAAAACATTCGACAAGTCATTCAAGACAGACTTAAATCGGAAAAGATGATCATCCATTAATATTTTTTCAGTACTGAGAATACGACCAGTCTTGAATATATTCTTGTATATCCGATCCATCAATACCTTCATTTTATATTTAAAATCCGCAAGGATATGTTTTCTGGTTCGCTGTGTATTACTTATCTTCTTGCGTAAAGCAACTCTACCACCAGTCGACTGTGCTTGTTTCTCCTGTTTCTCCTGTTTCTCCTGTTTCTCCTGTTTCTCCTGTCTAGCCTGTCTAGCCTGTCTAGCCTGTCTAGCCTGTCTAGCCTGTCTCGCTAGCTGTGCGAGCTGTGCGGGCTGTGCGGGTTGTACTGGTTGTGTGGGCTGTACTGGTTGTACTGGTTGTACTGGTTGTGTGTGTATATTGCCTCCACTTTTTGATAGATGGTCTGCAATTTTACTATGTTGTCCATGATTATCCTTAAGGGTCTTAACCGCCCTTTCAAATATCTCGATATGTTGACGGGTGAGGGTATCGAATGGTAATTTATCCATAATACTTTGAGTTTTCATAATGAGATCAGATAGTTTGGAGTTGTTCTTATATTCGGAAATGTTCATACCGATTGTATTTAATGCTTTTTCAACACGCATGGCGATATGCGCGATGTTATTGACATCAGACAACCAAAAACCCAATTTAGCACCCCATTCAGAAGAACCAATAGATTGTTTAATACTTCCAATCAAACCCTTGAACTCCTTGCTTTCTGCTAGAAGTTTAACGATATCCTTATCCGTAGGGCGTAGTACTGTATGTGTAAGATTGGAAAGTATGTTAAGTTGTCTTTGTAGCTCTTTAATAATAAGATTATAAACAGACTTGATACCTTTCGCCTTGTTTGCGATAGATCCATCCGTGCTTCCCAGAGCCTCATTGTGTAATTTGGAATAACTTTGGTTCAACATCATCTTGAGTGACTGTAAATTAGATAAGGTGCGTTCAATACTGGCGGCGACAGCAATATATTCCTGATTTAATCCAGCACCAAGTGATACTATTATATCAGACACCTGATTACAAATACCATCAGAACTAAGAGTTGTGTCAATAATATCTCCATATACACTGTTGATGACACTGGCGACGTCCAAACAAAGTTTCTTTTGCTTTTTTTCATCAGCAACAATAACGGATCCTAGGCGAGGGTTTGGTACATATTTTTTCAAATGATCCAGCATCTGGTCTGTAGTCTCATCCCCTTTAAGAGGTTTTCCTAAAATATTGGATACGCCATAAGATAACTTCTTGATAAGGTCTTTCTTCGCCTTGGACGAAACACTGTTGTTGTAGTTTTCCATACCTTCGATTCCTCCAAAAACACACCCCTCATCAGCCTCACCACCACCAACAGCCCGTCCTAGACATTTAGAATCACCAAAGACATTTGCACTTGCGACGACCTCAGTCCAATAATCATTGATCGACATCGTCTTATACTATTGTAATAGTTTATTTAAATAATTTAATTCTACTATTATATAAACAAATGTATGGTGGTTCGACGAACCCGAGTTCTTATTGTAAAATAGGCGTGTTTTTACAGCACAATGCCCCAACCTTCTATGATAATATACAAGATCTATGTCTATTTGGAGCTATTAACCCTAGAAGAGGGGATGGGGTAACATTGTTACTTCCCGATATAAAGGTACAAAAACAAATTGATAAATATGTTGCAACAGATGCACGAAAGGCTGTCGCAATGATTAACGCGTGTATACTTCCAGTTTATATTGAATCGATCAGTGGTTTTAAAAATGATGATATACCTAACAACCTTAGAAATAAATTACCTGTCGCTGAGGTTAAAAAGGATTCAGTTGTGTTAGAAAATGGTGCTGTAATTACACCTAACACAAAATTCAATAGATTACATGAAACATCAAATATTGCTGTATATAATATCAATAAAGAAGTACCTACTGATGGGGATGCATCCTTTGCATTGAAAACAAGAAAACCAGCACCCCGTTTAAAGACAGGTGGCAATGATGATTTTGAAAAATTCAAAGCAACGAGAGGGGCAAATGGATTTGAGTGGCAAATAATGGAGGAAGAAGCAAAGGTACTGACCGTTACTCGATCGTCCATAGCTGGTATAGACCACTTATCCCATCTAGGACTATCTCTCATTAATTATTTACTATCCCCCAGTGCTGGTGATGAATTAAATGAGCTTGGAGACTTGTTATGTAAAGTCCACCCAGTGAGTCCACTCTATTACCTCTTTTGCGCACCACTCCTTACGGAAGACGAAAGAAAAAAATGGGTATCCACTATTGCTGAATATGATAAAAAAGAAACATTGGCAACTATATTGAATAAAGGATTGCATCTGCATAAGGCATTAGCAGACTCTCATAAAAATCCCAAGATAGTTCGTGCCATTTCCCCTAAAACAGTATGTAATGATATATTTCAACACGCGGTATCAATAACTGATACTTATTTCCAGGATGTCGATTTTAAGAGGTTTGGTGGAAAAACAGGTTTTACTCAATGGGTTATTCTTGTTAGTGAATTTACCTTTCTATATACACGCCACTACACATCAGCTATTTTGAATAAAAAAAAGAAAGAAATAACTAGAATATTTGAAGCATATGAGAGGTGGGTGCTTAGACCATGTCTCCTCAAGAAATGGAGTGACGGATTTACACTGGTCAACCCCGAGTTCGATAACGCAATATTTTCTAAGGAACGGTTCTGTACCATACTTTCCCTTTACGTAAGCCATAGATTTTACCCCTCTGGTGGTAATTTGGCTAAACTATGTAAGATAAAGGATGGTAAGAGTAATGGCGTCAATTATGGTACTAAATTACCACCTAACACTATACTACCAGTAAGCGATGAACATATAACTGCCAAGTTCTGGATGGACACTATTTAAAATTAAAAATGATTAGTATATAAGAAAAAAATGTCTAATCCTATTAGATGCCCATCTACTAATGACTCTATTGGAGAATATTATGCAGCATATATGGCATTAAACGAATATATTACCGACCATCCAACTGGCAAGCAAATGATTGACTATCTTCGCGATTTTGGTATTTCCAACTACCCACAGATAATGAGAATAATTACTAATATCAGATTTATTGATGCGCATCGCATTACAAACCGCTAGTACTATTTTTTTATTAAAAATTGAAAAGGTGTTATAGAATAAACATCATGAAGAGACAAAATCAATCGATCGACGTCAAGGAGGTTAAGCAGATTATCAATGAGAACCCCTCAGGGTTTCTAGATATCACATTTGATAAAATCCGTGAATTTAAGAAAGCGGGTACCGCTTCTATTAAATATGCAGATGTGAATATTGTGAAAAAAGACAATACTAAACAGCGATTAAGTTTAGCGTGGTCTGCTACGCCTATTGTATTTGACGTGGCTTATAATTCTGAATATAATAGTGCATCTCTAACATTTAGAAAATCATCTGGCGTTCTCGGAGATGTTATCTGTTCTGTATATGATGAATATAAAAGGCAAGTACAACGTGCTAAAGACGGTGGTCTTATTAGCAAAAAATATCAAATCAGAACCATTGTACAAGAAGAATACAAGGATGAACCTGCAGAGGATCCACTTATTCGACTAAAGCTTGGATTTGGAGCTGATGGTAATGCCTTATTTGATACTTATAAAATCGTAAACAGTAATGGTAACATTACACAGGTACCTATCAAATGTACTGTGGATAATGTTAATTCATACCTATGCTCTGGTACTTTGACCAGTGGATATGTTTCTATTGATTCTGTGGCAATGGGTGGATTTGGTATCACCATGCCTGCGAAAGTAACTGTGTTAATCATTAAACCAATTCAAAATAAGCAACCAGAGTTATCTAAATTTATGACCCAAGGTGATATCGATGCTATGGCGTGTATTGAAGTATCTGGTAACAATGATAATGACGACGCTGATAGCGAGTGTGACGATCTCGGTGATGGCGACAGATCTATGTTCGCTGGTTACTAATTAATTTTCAAAAGCATTATATATGTTTAATAATTCTTTTTTTGCACTTACAATCCCAGCTGTAATAATGGAACATGGGTCTTGATGTTTTATTTCTAAAGTAATATAGTTATATGATGAGTGTTTCTTACTACATGCGATAAATTCTATGGTTGGATCTGCTAAGTATCCATATTTAGAAATAAGATTACCAATAATAATACTTTCATTGTATATTTTATAATTAGCAGAGCCGTTTAGGTAAGATATATCAACAATCGGCGACTGACTACTAGTTTTTTTATCCTTTACTTCTGGATAAATAGCATCAAGTCTTTTTTGCAAACTACGCAAACCCATCCTCACAATTTCTATTGGTTCAATAAATTTTTGTCGCGGGATAACAATATCCCATCTAGTAGGGGTCACGCATTTATATTTTACAAGTCCTGGAAAAGTATATAACGTTGATTGATTACCATTCCCTGTTTTGGTATGTATATCAGGTATAGTTAATCTTTTATTTGGACGCAAATAAGTTAGTATATTAGTCCCAGAACATATCTTTTCTTTAGAGTCTATACTTGATGTGTATACAGGAATAATATCATCCGTATCATTATACACATCCAGTCCACATTGCACCTGTACTTGTTTTATAGGTATACCATGTAAACGCTTGCGGATTTCATGGATGATAATAAACTCATCATCAGTATTAATATTATCAAAATCCAAATATTTCACATCTAAATCATAATTGATACAACATCTAATACTATTTGCTATCTCCACTGTAGAATTATGCAATTCAAACGAAAGATCTACTGGGGTATCGGTAGGTAAAAGATTACCTATATTTTTAAAAATATCAATTATATCCTGAGGTATAGGATATTCCGTTCTCTTTATATTTTTAACAGTCGTCATACATTTATATACAACGATATTTCAATTTTTTTATAATGTATAAGATATTAATTGAATACGTAGCATCGCAAGAAAACAAGAAATTACTAGAATCTCTCAAGCCTGTCAAGCATAAGGTGCATGTACTCATTGTTCATAATAAAAAAAAATACCCTCAAGTAAAATCACTCCCATGTCTGATAGATAACGGTCGTTTAACCTATGGTTCTGATTCGATTATCAAATATACACACTCAAAGTCTAACACACAAGCACCCACTCAGGTAGCTTCAACAGATATAGATTCATTTTGGCTTAAAGAATTAAAATCGGAAAAGACGCCCGATGACGAGGACGTTGCTGCGGATATACGAAAACGAGCGATGGAGTCAGCACTGAATAGAAAGGGTCGCACTACACCCTTCACGTCCCGAACACCCAAACCATCGGCACAGCCCCGGCCACAGGCTATGTCGAATATAGACAATTCATCAGATTCGATGGGATGTAGTGCTGTAGATATTGAGACAGATCCTATAATGAAAGAATTCTGGGCAAATCAAGGTGTTTAGTGCATTTCTATCTACTAGTATATGCGTTTCTATCTGTTGGTATATATGTTAATTCTGGTAGTTCGATACATATTCTCTCCCATATATTATCATTGGATATGAGAGTATCTCTACTCTGTAAATGGATACACTCTAATATTTTTTGCTTTCTGATTCCTTTTTCAATAATAATTTCAAGTATTTTGTAAATAATGTATGGATAATAAATAGTATTTGATTTTCCAGGGGGTTTTGCTTTATCGAACGTATAAACACATTTATTGAATATATTATATAACCGTCTAGTCTCTGATATTGAAAGTTGTGGCGGTACATACCCTGTAATTATTTTTCTAATAAAAGGTATATGGTCATTAAATTCTGTCCTACGTAATTCTTTTAAATATAGTCGAAGTTGGGAGCAACTTAACATTCTATTTTTGATTCCATCCCGTACCATACAATTTACGACTTGGTCTATATATTTTTTTTGAATCGTTATGTTCTCCTTTGCCTGGATACAGTCAATCCAAAATTTACAATGTTTCAGTGGTGCATAACAGCCATGCCCAATACATTGCCCATCCTGTTTATAGAATTGCGAGTTTTCAAATATGGTACCATACATGGGTGTTATCTTTCCACACCCATTACATATCAAATCGCTTGTTTCTGAAAAAACTTCCATTGTCGACCCGCATTCGCATTCTGTATAATTTATTTTTGTAACTATATTTAATGTTCTATGGTATTGGTTTGTTATTTTTTTATGTTTTGTGGAAAACATACCATCAATAAAAAGCATACATTGATTTAGTTTTCCAATATAATCATGTCCTGTCATATACTGTATATATGATTGGTAGATACTATGTCTTTGGTTGACCGGCGTGTCATAATATTGCGATAATATACCAGCTACTCCGATATTATAATTATCTCTAACTTGACCATATGTAGCATTTATCCGATTTAATCTATCTAATGTAAGTACATCAGGCATAACATCTTTTTTTAGAATATCTAGACACCTACCAACGATCTCTATATTTAATAAAAAATTAGAGTGGCGGGATTCGAGTGTGCTTTTTTTCTGCATTTATATAATTTAAACAAAAAACCTTTTAATGGGAAAGCATGTCTTCAGAAGATATTACATCGGTAACAGATTTCGATAAACTTTTGGATCTGGTAAAGGTTGATTCCAATTTAATCGGAAGCTTATCGGAAGAGCAAGTCACAATATTGAGAAAAAAACTAAACCCCTATGGTAAAACAATTGAGGGCGAAGGTACATATACATGTTTATCGATCACAAACCTGTCAGAACAATATATGAAACGTTTTCTTATGACAGGTCTAATTAGTTTTTTATATAGACAATGCGACGAGCATTTACTTAATGAGGGAGAACCCCCCGTATCTCTAGACGATTACGCAGTTTTTATGACAAAATATAACAGTGCTATCCACGATATGACTATTTCGAACACATGGCTTCAAAACAACCCAGCCCCAGTAGCAGCGGACCCAGTAGCAAGCCCAGCAGCGGACCCAGCGGACCCAGCCCCAGCCCGAGCCGACACGAAGTACGACGCCGATGTTTTATACCATACAAACGTTGTAGAGCGTGGCGTTGGTTTTAAGAAAAGATTAGTGATTAGGCAATTTCTGGATAACATGTTTCAATTCAACCCGGATAAGCATGTTAGATCAGCATATGCACATAATCCGTTAGACCCAGAAAGAGAAACCCCTTCTAACATTAAAAAGGATCAATTGCCTATTTTAACATTGAACGAAAATACACACCACATCCCACCGGCGGATACTTTTCATAGATGGACATATTATCTTGATTCTAATTACGAAGAGATTAGAACTGCTGTTCGTAATATTTATGCAGATAAGCCAGATTTAGAATATGCTATTAACCCATACGGTGAGTTTAAATCACAGGCCGAGGCTGATAAGTTCATTCAAAAACATAAAGATGAGGTAATCGCTGATATAATTACACTTACAAATAGCAAGTGGAATTTGACAGGTAGTTTTAAACAAAATAGAGAGCGTGTTAATTTTTACAATGAGCGAACTGTTGTGTTAGAAGAAATATTTAAGCAAATGGAACAGGATAAGAAATTAGGTGCAGATCTTATGCGTAAGCGAGTAAAGCGTAAGAAGCAACAAAATATTAAGGAAGCAGGTCCAGAACCAGAAGAATTCAAACAATATAGAAGAAATCACCCATCACAGCTTGAGACGATGGGTGCGGAAGATGTTATGCGGGAAAATAAACAAGCAGAAAATACACAGATCACACACACCAACCACGAAGAATGTCCATATGATGCTATCCAGGTTGATGTGTTTGATATGAGAGACGGCGGACAGACTGTTCAAAAATCAGAGTTTTTTACAGAAACAGAAAACAATAAAAAGATGGTATAGATGAATGTACGAGATATATACGGTATATCACATAAACAGGCAGTTGACCTAAAAAAATTTTATAATATACGAAACGTAAATACACTTAGAGCGTATGTTAGAAAAATACCACATATCATATCAAAAGCACAGTATGTGGGTGTAAAATATCATGACAAAATACACCCACACATAACACTACAAGAAGCTAAATATCATGTTGACTATATCAAAAAACATATACCAGATGCTATCGCTGTTGGTCCGTTTAGAAGAGAAGAAAAAAAGATACGAGAAATAACTATAATAACTACTCGTAATTTAGAAAATAGCATTAAAAAAATAAATCCTATTCAGATACTATCCACAGAAGATGATGTGGTAAATATTATCATTAAAGTTCGCAATATCTTTCGCCGCATTGAATTAATAAGGGTTACGCGGGAAGAAAAACCATTCGCTTTGCTGTACCACACTGGTGATTATGTTCAAAATGTAAATATGCATCGTAAAGCAAAGAGAATGGGTTACGATTTATCTTCTACTGGTTTGGTACAAAAAAACAAAAACATACTTTTACCAACAGAGCGTGATATTTTTGATTTTTTACGTATATCATATAAGGAACCTAACGAGAGATCACATTCTAAAATTCTGTAAGACGGGGTTATGGTTAAAATTATCGGATTGTTTTACTAGACTACATAGCTTCCATAGTTTGGGTGATCCAAATTTAAAAGAATAAATATTAGCAATCGTGTATCTGAACGGATCTGGTGCATCGCGAATATAAACTAATTTTTTATAATCTCTGCTGGAAAATACGCTGGATATCACACTATATGCATAATTTTTTTCTTTTCTTGAAAAACTGTTACTGCTTCTTTCAAAATAAGTCGCCGCACATCTTTCTGTTGTAAATATATTTACAAATGCATTTTTTTTGATTGATGATTCTAAATCTTTATCGTCTTGTAGTGTCATGATAAGATTTATATGATTATGCCTTCCTTGAAAAATAATCTTTCTCATTACTTCTTCTCGCTGTAGTTTTTTTAATACAGCACCACAATCATCGAAAACAACGATGCATCTGGGGTTAAAATCCAAATATCGTAATACATATTTTATATCGTCGGACGTGTTAAGTATTTTATGTTTATTTTTTCGAATAACATCTTTGTATAGTTTTATTAATCTTTGCTCACATAATATCTGTAATTCTCGGGTATTTGGGGTTTCTCTTGGTATAGGAATTCGTTTTATAGAAGACTCCAAATTTAAGGCATTTTGATCTGCCACTATATTAAATACCTTACGTAGCATATTTATATTATTTACCTTGGTGTATATAAGGGACGCCCCTTGCTGTCGCTCATATATACTATTCAACGCCTTGATGTCTATAGATGTATATATTACTGGATTAGGTACTACCCCGTCGAATGCGGCATTTGAGTCTGCTGTTGGTGAAAATACAAAAATATTAGGAACATGGTCTTTTAATAAATATAATATCTCCATTAGTATCGTCGACTTACCACTATTACTTGCTCCAAACAGTATTGTGTTTTTGTTTAAGAAATGTTTGTATGATTTCTCAAGAACATTTACACGCACATTCATTTAGATAAAATTTAAATCTTTTGTAAGCGATGTATCAATGCTATCACAAATGTCTCCACTTGCCTTATCACATAATTGTTTTCTGTGTTCAATTAATAAAAGTCTGTTGTGTATAAAAACTATAAACGTTGTTGTTAAGAAAATATAAAAGCTCGTCTTTATCTGAGTACAATCACTATATAGGCTAACAACCAACAACATTATAATAGTTGTTATCAATATTGCAACAAATATAGGATTAATGAGAATAACATTAAGTGAGCCTTCACTCAAATCGTTTGTATTTTTTTTTATAAAATTACCAATGTCCATTTTAGTTTATATCTAACGAATTAAAGAAAGTTTCATTATCAAATGCTGGTGACTGATTCCCTAACGTATATAGTGGTGATGTTGTTGGAATAGCAAACGCTCCGGGAACAGACGGCGACCGCGGTGGTGACTGTATTAACGACAACGACTGCGGCGGTGTTGACCGCGGCGGCGACTGTATTAACGACTGCGGTTGCGGCGGTGTTGACCGCGACGGCGACTGTATTAACGACTGCGGTTGCAACTGTGGTTGTGGATGCGGTTGCGGTTGCGGATGCGACTGTGGTTGCGGATGCGACTGTGGTTGTGGATGCGCAAATGGTTGCGGATGCGGATGCGGTTGTGGTTGTGGTTGTGGTTGTGGTTGTGGTTGTGGTTGTGGTTGTGGCTTCGGTTGTGGTTGCGGTGACTTCGCGACCTTCTTAGCAGCCTCCCGCTCTTGTTGTAATTTTTTTTTTAGATTATTACACTCCTGATGTAATTTATGATTTTCTTTAACAAGTTTTATCAATTCGGTTTTCATTCTCGATACAACTGTAAGATTAACTGATTTATTTGATGCTTTGAATATACTCCTAAACATGGATTCTCGCTCGTGTATGAGTGCAGCGACCGCACTGTCCTGCATACGGCGAACCAATCCAGGTTCATCATGTTTTTCTACAATAAGGTGTAATAGCTTTCCACATAAAATATCACCGCTAAAGGCCTGTACGGCGTTTGATAATACCTTGTGTAGTATTGTATCTCTTTGTCTATTGGTAGTTGATTCAAAAAAGTCTTCCGGTATAAAATGTTTCACTATTTCATTTACACAGTCTGTAAATGATATTGATCCATATTTAGTTGTTGTGTAGTAATATTTATGAATACCTCTTATTGTTTTCAAATATAGGTCAGAGTTTCTGAATGATCGTATATATTCCTTTATTACATGTTTATATCCATCTGTTATACTTTCAACTTCTCCACGTATTCGTTTTTGTTTGGCTGTTTGATAGAAATGATTATAGTATAAATCTACAATAAACGACCCTATAATCTCAAATGTAGAAAGCGATCTGGTACTACATGATTTTAGTTCGGACATGTTTGATTATTTATTATACTTATTTTAACATATTTATACACCATGGAAATATCTGTTTTCAAGCATGTGAAACGCACACTATCATCATCGGAACGCGTTATATTATTTAATATATTAGAACAGAGTAGTGGTCTACCACACTATCATTTTACAGCGTTTAATGAATCATATATTGACGATAATCTTATAACAAAATCTAAAATCGTCCCAGTTTTAATAAAGCAACTTTTACCGTATATTCGATCAGTGTCGCGAGATAAGAAACACGGAATCCCAATACAATTAGATAATGTTATTGCAAACATACCAGCAAAAGAACAGTTTTTTATTTCCGGCCTACAATTCCGAACTCAGAAAAAAAAAGTAGTATCGTTTGTATTTAGAGATGAGAAGGATGCGATAGAAAAATTACATCAAATGATAGACTATATTAATTTTAAAAAGTCGTATACCCCTTTACCAAAAACAATATTAGAAGTTTATGAGACCTCAGAAAAAACAAAACGAAAATACGTGTTTAATGAAGATATAAAACACATAGACGATGTTTATACCAATAAACTAGGTCCTATTATTTCTAACAATTTACAGCTTACGCTGTCTAATGCATTAGATATTATTTACGGTCGGTTATGGTTGGCTTACTGTAATACAATAATTAAGGGGCCAAAACACCCAGACACTCTATCATTGCTAGAAGATGAAACGCATATACAGGATCGTAATAAAATGATAAAGCGTCATGAAAATATGTTTAATAATATCAAACACATACAGCATGCTAAAGATGCCATTGGATATGAGATGTTTAATAAATACAAATTAAGTGAAAAAGAACAAAAGATTATTGATTTAGTGTATGTCTCTAAAAAGAAAAATGATATACTTTCCATGAATAACAAATGCAAACATCTTGGTCTAGTGAGAAGATTTTTATCTGGTCAAGAAGTAGATGAATTGAAAGACATAATGGATAGATCTAAATCCGATGTAATTACATGCAAGTTATGTAAATTTAATATACTGTGTCCTCATTACTTTGATGGCGGTGACTTGATAAAAAATTATACAGACGGGATACCTATAAATAATTCATATTTTTGCAAGTATTGTGGGGAGAGTGTTGTTACTATTTTTGCAGAAGATAATATTGCATTTGACGGAGTCTCTATGTACGATATTGAACAATCGCCGTTTAAGGATATGGTATGGAAGAATGTTAGAATGAATATTACATCACATATGGATGTATCTAAAATAACGAATCCAAATACACTAGTTAATAGCATATCCTCTCTTATTTATGATCATATTCATGGTGAATATATAAGGCAATCCTCAATAAAAACAAATACTATTGACAACATAAATAATATTATGTATCTATTTATCTCTATTTACACAATAGCGGCGATGATGAAACTCGCACCACATAAAAAATATAGTATATCGTTCAAAAAACACGCCTACAAAACGAGAAACCATCTTTTTCGTTTTTGTTTAGAGTTATTAACAAACACCAAACAAAATCTCGTTGATAAAATATCTAACATAACAGCAGACAGCATACCACCTATTTTTGCTAAAGCATACAAAGCATTAGATATCGACGGTATCTCAACTGATTATGTGGTTAAAGCACAAGAACCAATGTACATTGTAGGTGGTGTAGTGTATCAATATCTATATTACGCACATAAAAAACACAAGTCATCGTTGAAATACACAAATATAAAGCATATTCTTGGTGTAGAGTTACAGGATGTACCCTCTCTCAAACACATCACCGAACACGCCACTATGCCTGACGACTGGGCTACGGTGGGCGCGACGGGCGCGACGGGCGCGACGGGTGTGGATCAATCATATGCGTATTGTTCATTTAAGCATTTTATGTCTTATGTAAATAATAAGTTATATACTCTACCAACAATAAAAAACCCCCAACATGAAGAACACCGCAGCGATTTTCTAAAACTCCAAGAAAGTTATAGAAAGATATCTACTCAGACTCAGAAAAGATTTAATATACGTAATAATATTTCATATAAGAAAGATCATGGAGTATTTATTTATCAAAAAATACCATGGTCATACATATATTGCGAAGACGGTCGCAAGCATAAATTTAATATTTATATTTATGAAGACAAGACAGAGATATCACCATCTACTGTAAATAAATGGATATTGGGTGTGGATAAAAACAAACAACTTATACAAAAAAAGATTGTTGATGTTAAATGTTCTGTATGCAAATCTGTATGGTCTAAGTTAGGGCCTGGTACTAAAATACCATTAACTATTATAGAGAATGACAAGATCGCTGATTTTTATACTTTTTACACTTTTAAGTGTATAGTGGAAGGTATCCATACATTTGAGAACGATGTTTGCACGAAATGTGGCATAACACCGCAATTTATACAGTCTCGCGACAAATCATTTTATAGTAAACATAAATTTGTTAAGGAAAAGCAAAATATAGTTTTTACTAAACATAGCAAAAAACCAGTAATAAAATATCCTAAATGGAAGGCACTTAATGAACCAATGTCTCAAATAGCATCTATTCTTCACCTACCATCAAGTGCACTCAACAATATTGGAAGACCAACAGGTGCGGGCGCAGAGACTACTATGGCACACATATTATGTTTAAATACGTATGTAAATATGGTAATAATAGAATATGAACTCCTTCGCAATGGAACAAAATTAGCACCTGGACTATCTTCTTTTAAGAAGGAATGGAATATTAATTTTTCAAAGTTTCCAGATATCTCGTTTGAGCATAGAAAATATGAAAATCTGGATATTCAATACAACTATACTCTTTACACCTTTTCTGATTTTTTACGAGGAGTATATTCTTCTTTCAAGGAAAACTCACCAGAGTATAAGGCTGGTGTTGCAGTTGTACGGTATTTTATTGATAAAATATTGACAACAGAAAAATTAATAGGCACTGTAGCAATAATGGAAGATACCAATGACGATATCGTCGATGTAGAAAGTGCTAAGATGGCAAGTGCTACTGCGGGTGAAGTATTCGAACCCGATATTGATGAGTTTGCAATGAATAATAATTTATAAAAGAAATTGAATAATCTTATACTAAAAATGGCTTACCTCAAATTGATAGTTGGACCCATGTTTTCGGGTAAAACAACAGAACTGTTAAAAGAATATAGAAACCATACCAGATGTGGAATGACATGCTGTGTTATTAATCACACCAAAAACAGCATATCAAATACCATACCGAACACTATACCGAACACTATACCGAATATCATGGCGACTCATAGCGGAGATAGTATTATAAGCTCATATACTGTAGATTCGTTAAGTTGTGTTTTTGAACAAAAGCACAATTTATGCGATGTTTATTTTATAAACGAAGGTCAGTTCTTTGATGATCTATGCTTATGGGTTAATTGGCTTATCTCTCGCAATAAAAAAATATATGTATGCGGACTCGATGGCGACTATAAACGTGAAAAGTTTGGTCATATTTTAGATCTTATTCCAAAATGCGATGAATTTGTTAGACTCAAAACTGTTTGCCAGCTATGTAGAAGTAATCTTGGAATTTTCTCTAAACGAATTTCTGAACATTCTTCGCAAATACTAACCAACGCGTCTCATTATAAAGTAGTTTGTAGAAAATGTTTTTAATTATATATGTACGCTGCTACTGCAGTCGCTGTTACTGGTTTATATTTTTTATATACTCGCCCAGTCGTAGTTAGAGGTGGTGGTCTTTTTGAAAAAAAAATATTAATTGTGGATACCAATAACTTATGTGCTGGTTTGTTACGCGATGAGAAAAATCTTATATCGTGTATGGAAAAACACTACGAATCGTTTATAGAACATAATCCCGAATACATTATACACTATGTACTTAAAAACAAAAAAAATATGAGACGTGTTGATGGTAAATGCGTATTACAAACACCTGTTCTTTCTCTTGAAAGATTAAAAGAGTTTGTATCACAGACAAATGCTAGGGTATCAGTGGCTGTTGAGTATATATCACATAGTATGGATAAATGGAAAAAGTATCATTACCTACGTGCCAGAGATGACTATTCCTTATTTTTACTAGCAAGAATGTATAAAAAAAAATATATGCGACCAATTATTATGACCGATGATAAATTTAAGGATTATGATCAGTTTGGATTTATTCCAAATTTTACACTTATTAACATAAACGGTAAAGACGTTAGTATTAGACCCAAGCCAAATAGTCTTGGTCCTTTTAAGGATTATGAGATTATCAAGGTATCTTTGGTTTAATTTATTTTTTTACATAGAATACCAAACGCTGGTGGCGTCGTTATCGGTATTACCAGAGATAAACTCTGCACGCTCCCCAGCGGCAAGAGTGAATGCTTCATCAAGGTCTCCGCCATCATCGTTAATTTCTAACGGGACGGCGGTTTTATTAATAAGAACGATACGATCACCGTAATTAGATGCGGATGGTGCTGGCAGCAAGAAGATAGGGGTACCAGAAGGACCAGCACCTCCTGCTTGAGCAACGATTCTATTTACTTGCCCTAAACCAGCAGTGGAGGCAGACAGTGTTGTAGCACTCGTTGCACTATTTGATAACGTATGCGTAACATATGCGTTGGGGTTAGACTTATGTCCAACAATATATGTCCAGTTAGCTGCAACGTCGGTACCATTACCACCATAGGAGTACATCAATCTACCACTAGTATCTGCCTTAAGAACACTAACTGTGACTTTACTCATAACGAATGCAACGGTGGCATTGGAAGGCAATGCCGCAACTGCATCGTCCCAAGATTCGGGGGAAATACAGAAGTCGCTATCGGAGGAAAGATCGGCAACTTGGTCTAGAACAATAGTTTCGCCAACACCATCATAAGTCTTAACAGAATATACACCATCACCAAGCTCTTTACCATCGTAACTACTGGAAATTTGCACATAGGTTCCGTTTGTTGCATCATCGGCATCAAAATCACCTGCGGTGACGCTGATAGTGTATGTATAAGAACCAGCAGAACCAGCACTAGCAAGTGCGCTATTAGCAATATTACGTGCAGTGCCACTGGATGCCACGTTCATAACAAAACCAGCAGTTTGGGAACCAGACACACTACCAGCACCAAGATTAATAAATCTATCACCAATTACAACTTCTGTACTGGTGTTGGTCGTCATAGCCCCAGTAACATTAAGATTACCAGAAATAACAACATTATCAGAAAAGGTAGCAACACCTGTTACACCAAGAGTACCAGATGCAGAAGCATTAACAGCGCTAACATCACCGGTAAAGGTAGAAGTTCCTGTAACTGCAAGAGTACCAGCGGTGGCAACATTACCACTTGTATTATTTACTGTAAATTTACCATCGTCTGCGATGGCGGTGCTGTTTAGTTTAAGGGTATTATTAACAACTAAAGCACCAGACAGAGTAGATACACCGGTAACACCATGGGTACCGCCAACAGTCGCATTACCAACTACAGAAAGAGTATCAGAGGCAGTAACTGCACCGGACAGAGTAGATGCTCCAGTAACCCCCAACGTTCCACCAACAGTTGCATCGCTACTTACAGCAAGAGTATCAGAAGCAGTAACGGCACCAGTTAAAGTAGATGCTTCGTCGACAACTAAAAGTCCTTTAACTGTAGTATTTTTAGTGGTAGCACCCATATCAATGTGACCAATACTCAACGTAGTTTTTCCCGTAGAAGTGGCAAAGATATTATTAGGATTGCCAGTAGTTGCGTTAGTAATATCACCACCACTAGCAATGAGATCTCCAGTTAAAGTGGTAATACCAGTCACTGCAAGAGTATCACCCATACTCGCGGCACCAGTTACACCGAGCGTACCCGCGATGGCGGTATTACCAGTAGTATCAGCCACCGTGAATTTATTTGTATCGCAAGAAATTCCACCATTAGCGGCAAGACTGCCCGTTAGAGTAGTATTGCCAGTTACACCAAGCAATCCACCAACGTACAAGTTTTCTTGCATACCAACACCACCAGTGATCTTCAATGCACCAGTTGCGCTGCTAGTAGAGCCAGTAGCGTTGGTCAATGTTACCACACCACTAGCTGTTTGAGTTGAGCCAGTAAAAGATGCTGTGCCAGTTGAATTAAATGTACCAGAACATGTTGTTGTCCCAGACACACCAAGCGTGCTAGATAAGGTAGTAGCACCAGTAACACCCAGAGTACCACCAAGTGTTGAGGTAGAGTCTGCCTCAGTAACTTTGAAATCCCCCACAGCAAGTGTTAGACCTCCAGTTAAACCAGAACCAATATTAACATCCTTTGTAACAGTCAAATTCCCAGCCATGGTATTTGTTCCAGCACCATCAACAGCAAGAATGCTACTGATAGTAGTTGCACCAGTAATACCAAGAGTTCCACCAACAGTTGCGTCGGAAGACAGTGTAGCGACACCAGCTGAACTAAAAGCACCACCAACACTTGTTTTTCCGTCCACATCAAGAGTGCCTGCGATAGTAGTGTTACCTGTTGTATCGGCAACAACAAACTTATTCGTATCGCAGGTAATACCACCATTAGCAGCGAGGCCACCTGTTAGAGTAGTAACACCAGTAACACCAAAAGTACCACCAACTGAAGTATTGCTATTCAGGTTTGAAATACCAGTGATAGTAAGATTACCACCGACTGATGCATCATCGGCTAACGTGGCTGCTCCAGTCGAAGTAAAAGTACCAGCAGCGAGAGTATTTCCGTTAGTAGCATTAACAGTAAATTTATTAGTATTAACATCAAAATCAGATACTGCATGAACGGCACCACCGGTAGAAACTGTAAATTTACCACCATCAACATCAATACCACCATTAGCATCGAGAAGTCCAGCAACACCAACGGCTCCAGTCAAAGTAGATGCCCCAGTCACATCAAGTGTACCAGACGCGGCGACATTACCAGCGGTACTGACCGTGAATTTGTTACCACCATTGTCAATTTCAATACCAGCATCAGCATTAAGAAGACCACTCAGTGCGAGGGCTGCAAGTCCGGACGCTCCGGCAACATCAAGTGTCCCCAAGTTGCTTGTATTTGTAAAAACTTTTTTGAATCCAGGCATTTTGCAAAGATATATAATGATAATTTTAAATTTAAAAAATAAAACTTATTACACACAAGTATTAATATAAATATATAAGAAATGCCCGGAGGTGGGAGTGTAGGTCAATATGGTGATATGCCCCCAGAACTATATGCTAAAAAAATGGAACAAACCAATATGATAGGTCAGGATGATCAATTAAATGATTATTTTAGAAATACGCTAGTAGATACGTCTCCAGATGCACCTCTTTTCGCACAAGACATGCCTTTAGAAAATAAAGGCCAATTACGAAAAGATGTATTGAATATTAGACACACAGGAGCGAGGTCTCGCTTTGAGCCGAATCATCCTGATTTATTCTTGGGTTTTACGGATAGGGATTCCAGAGGATACCATACAGCTGGTCCTGATTTAAAGCAAGCAGTGGCACATAGTAAAAAAAGAGCAGTAACTAAAGATCTACTATCAGACCATTCCAGCGATCTAGCCGTTCCAACGGGGGAGAAATCCACAATGCGTTCTATACGTGATCTGCGAGCAACAATGAACTCTGCAAAAAAGAGACTCCATATATTTGACACAGCACGAGATGGGCGTGCAAATCCATGGGCCGGTGCAAAATCCATACATGTTTCCAATTCAGATAAATATAAAAGTGGAAGCGTCATGCCAACAGCTCATGAAATTGCTAATAAAAAGGTACAACCTCAAACAGACACCGTATCAATTGGGTGGAGGCAAAAAGGTGATCATCGGGTAAAGGTAGCACAGTACGGTGCAAATAGAACATCAACACAGCCATCTGATGTTCGTATATCACAAGATGGAAGTACAAGATCACACAATACCAATACCAACCAATATAAAATTCAGAATAGAATATCTGCCAATATTGTAAAAGAAGTATCAAAACATAAGAAGTTGCCTTCGGATACTTCTTTCGAAGAATCGGCACAGTCAAAAAATAAATTAAATAAAGTACTTGCGGATCTATCTGTTACTCAAAATGGAAGTACAAGATCACATAATACCAATACCGACCAATATGCAATCCAGAATAGAATATCCGCTATTATTGTAAGAGAAGTATCAAAACATAAGAAGTTGTCTTCGAATGCTTCTTTCGAAGAATCAATACAGTCAAAAAATAAATTAAATAAATTACTTGCAGACCTATCTGTTGCTCAAAACAGTACAAGGCAATCAGCAGATACCGTTGATCTTGGTTATATGGGGGTAAATACACATAATATTCAAAAGACAACACCAATGCCACATGATTCCGTCGTTATTGATCAATCAATATTTAAGGCAATCAAAGACAACAAAAACATTTCACTTATGAAGAAAACAAACCCGTATTCTAACCGCAACACTATAACCAATGTATTTAATCCCATACCAGAGGAAGTAATTGTATATTCGCGTATACAGCCCAAGTATAACAAACAATTATCTACTGAATTAGATAATAAATGGCGATCATCAACCCATGGCCCAAACTACAAACAAGGCCATAAAAAGCATAAGAATATGAATACATCATCCACCGATTTCGAGCAGGGCGTCAATCCACATTCAGATGCCGTTTTTAACTCGTTTAAAAAAGGGCCTGGTTATACACAAGCGATTAGGAGTAAGACAGACCTGTCTTAAGAATTTACTTTTCTTATTATTTGTTTTATAACAGCATCTTGTTTTTCTATTTTTTGTTGCTGTTGTTTTACTACGCTAACTAATTTATTAATAGTATTTACTGTCTTATCTGTTTTTCTGAATACCTTAAAAATATTCTCATGTGCCATGGGCCATGCAATATAATTTGGGGCGTTTTTGTTAATATTATTAGCAAGATGTGTAAATCTTTTACCGTCCCGCGTCCAATGGCTTGCTACAAATCCACCTCTTACAAATTTTTTATTTTTTTTAAAATAACGCACATGAGTCATTAATGGAATAGTTGCCCAATCTACAGGCGATACTTCTACATACCCCTCAAGAAATTTTTTAATCTGTTCTATAGTATATTTAGAATCCATTTGTATATACTACACAACAGATTAAAAAATTTAAATATGGATTATCATGATATGACAATCGATGAGTTACATACGATTGTATCAACAAATAAAGAGCATGTGAATCGTATAGCTGCTGATATGGCTAGTGTTTTACTACACGGCTACTATGTCAACTGGAAACATCATATATATAGAGAGTTTTTAAGTAAAACCATAACTCTACCAACAAATGTAGATTATATGCCTATTATGCATATATGTCGTATATTTGAGACATACGGTAAATTATTTGCACATGCACCAGATATGATATTTGATTGTATAACCTTTTCCATAAACAATACCAAATTCGCCTATGTATATAAACATGATAATGTAGTTTTTTGTTGCGTAGGATCTGCCGTTTTTCCCTGCAATGGAGAATTTAGACGGGGGTTGTATAGCCTAAATGATTTGCTAAAGATTAGGTTTTCATATACACATATAAAAGATGATATTGCGGTTCGGTTAAGGGGGCGTATACAACAAATAACTCATACCGTCCACACATTAAACGGAGACACGGATTTTGATACAACTATCGGTGCTGATATTTTTACAGCTGCGTGGCTTTTGATGTGTATATCAGAATCAAGCACATATACAGAATATTTTACCGCAGAAGATCGTGTTTTTGTAAAAAGAAAAACACTACCCCTTAATGTGATACCAGAATATAATATATTCTATGAAAGAGTGTGTCAAAAAATAATACAATTGACTACGGAAGACAGTATGAATATAAATAATATCTTACATCCAGTATGGCTTGAGATCCATATTATGAATCTGGTGTCACGCCTCATACCAAATAATATATGTACTGGTATTCCTCATATGTATGATTGGTTTTTTATAGATAATGTTAAAACTCCATTATTTACCCACACGCGAAACAGTGGATCGCATACTTTTTCAAATTCATATGTCGCTATTATATCAGAATTTGTAGGGTATGTATTAGATGAGACCCCAGACGCTATTGATGATTTTGATATATATATATTTGAAGTGATGTATACATTATACTGCTTACATACTCGCCTCAATGTTATTCATGGCGATATGCATCCTTACAATATTACATACCACCAAGCGGAAGCAACAAACGCAACAGAATCCAATATATATATGATTGGAAAAGATATATATAAAACCACAGTACCTAAATATAAATGTATGCTTATTGATTTTGGAAGAGGTTTTATTAAAAACGAATCCATAAAAGATTTCCAAACACAGCGAATACAGGCATATTATAATGAACTTTTTCCAGACCATAAAGCGGTTGATTATAAAACATTCACCGCCATCGACCCTTATTTATATACAAAACATTTACTTGCCCGATCAGATACAAAACGACACCATGGGATACTCAAAAAAATTAATGATATATCTAAAAGCTACTTAACTGGCGACTTAACTGGCGACTTGACTGGCGACTTGACGGGTAGCGAATACCCAATATCTTATATTATCAAACAATGTTTTACACCAAATGATGAGGAATCTAAACATATACGAGAGGTAAATATTGCTGATGGTGATATCAAATATTCTTTTGATCATATAGAATCAGTCCCACCAATACTTACAGATATGGGTTATAAAAAACATAAAGATATTATAGTATATGATTACAAAAGACCGATTGTACATAATTTGAATGAATATTACGAAAATAGACCTGTTCGCTATCTAATGAATTAAATTATATAATAAATCTGCCAACTTGGGATTATACAGCGATGGGTAAATAATTGAATTTAATGCTGTTTTTTTATCAGTGCCTCGAACACCATCCCCCATATTTTTATACAACTCATGAGATACAACATCTAATAGTTCTATTTTTTTATCAGATCCTTGAGCGATATTATATATATTATCCGCTAATGTATGAATAGTGTTGTGAATTTTTTTGTATTCTTTTTGATATTGGGGAAATAATTCCTTAAGAATATCGTGCTTGGTAGCGTCGAGAAACGATTGAATTATAATATATTTATGTCTATCATATTTTGAGTCAATCTTATGTAAATTATTTACATAAAAGATGTTGCGGATATTCTTAAGCAACGAACTCTCGATTAAATATTGCCTATTGTCTTTTAAAACAATATACCCGTAATTGATAGTTTTATTTTTTTTATATTCTTCAAAAGCGGTGTTTGCGGTGGATTGTAAATCAAGCTTGGAATCCTTAGAATCTATATTTTTTTGAATCGGAATACCAATATTATCCGTGTAGGATACAGATAGCTTACCATCGTTAAATTGATTTAGATCTACAGATTGGATAAACCATGCTTTAAATTTACAGCCCTCGTCGAAAGGATGATATTCATGGTGTTTAAATCCAATAGTATATGATTTTATTTTTGATAATTGATTGAAGTTAAATTCAGTATAACTAGATAACACTTCATCTAACACTTGCCTGTATGTCTTGTTAGAAAACCAGATATAGTTGCTTACATCATAACCTCTATGGGTACTTATAATCCATTCATTGTTATAATAATAAAGGGTTACCGTGGTACCATCATTTACTTGAATGATAGACTCAGGATTGTTTAACATATTGCGTTTAAATTGAGAAATAGGTGGTGCTGGCGGTACAGATGCGACACGGTATTTATTGGATTCTTTTACCATGATTAATCCTGGAAATTTAAACTCACAGGTTCTACGAAAAGAACCAAGCATAATACGTGTATATTTTTTTTCATATATGACCTTCACACCTTTGTGACCCAAATGGTCTTTAAGATACTCAAATGGCGAATCCATCTGGATTGACGCTATCATGGCTACAAGGTCATTCATGGCTAATTATAATGGTACAGATACTTCTCTTTAAAAATCATTTTTTTCTTAAAAAAAATGAATACAATTTTTAACTTACAAAACCCATTATATAAGTGTATGTTTGATTTACATTCCAGTGATGATTTCAATACAATTACAACAAAACCTGTTATAAAAAATACAACCTGGAAGGAATGTCCAGATTGTAAAATTACGATGCTACAAGCAATTTCGTCTTATCAATGCCCGGGTTGTGGTTATGAGGTAAGAATAATTGAGCAGGGTAATAATTTTAGTACAAGCATTATTAGTGAATATAATGTTAATAATGTTTGCTCTATATCGATTAAAGTAGCAGGTGTGGATTCTTATAGATATAATAGAGCGCTTCTTAAAACATCATCTGATTATTCAAAAGTACAAATCAATACAACCTCCAAACAACTAAATAGATATAATGCCCAAAGTGTCGACTGCACCTTACCCGCGACTGTGATACAGGAAGCTGTTGATATGTATAGTCAATTACAGCAACAGGGTGTTGTAAGGCGTGGTAATGGCCGTAAAGGAGCATTGGGTGCATGTCTTAGTTTTGTATGTAAAGAACATAATATTGCTAAGAAACCAAAGGAAATTGCAAATTTTGTTGGTATAGATGAACACCATTTAAGTCGCGGTGATAAATCTTTACGAGCATGGCATTCTGAAAAAAAGATTGATATACCAATTCACTATAATCCAACGGATGCTTATATTATGCGTTATTTTGAAGTCTTACATTTAGATACAAAATATCAACCACTTGTTGAAGAATTGATAGCACGGTCGCTATGTACCGATATTATTGGTGAAAGTGCGTATAAAACAAGTACAAGATGTGCTGGCACGATATACTCTCTGATATTGCATGAAAATCTACCAATAACAAACAAAGATATGGTTAGATTATGTACAATAACGATAACAACGTTCAGACAATATTATAAATTCATGTGTCGAAATTACCATATTTTAAACCCAATCTTTATTAAATATAATATACAACCATTACCCGATAATGCCAACAACGCTCTTGCAAAAATCAAAAATAAAAATAAGTCCTCACATGACAGAGGCTGAAATAAAGCTAACACACTCAATGAGTGCTATAGATTATATAATGATATGGTTTAAAAAAAGGATTTCATCTGTTAGGGGTGGTGTCCCTATGGTTAGACCAACAAATATATCTGATAGAATAATATGCTTAAGATCTGGGACTGGTAGCGGTAAATCTGTAACATTTCCTCGGCAATTATATATAGATTTTTGGAATTCAACTAGACGAAATATTTTAGTAACACAACCACGTATTCTTACAACAATACAGATTACAGAAAAGGTTGCTAATATTTTCCCAGAACTTACACTTGGAGAAAATATTGGATATCAAACACACGAATATATATATAAACCCAAAAAGGGGATCATATATACTACTGATGGTATATTAACACAAATATTGAAGACTACATCGGATGAGCGTATAATAGAACAATATTCTTTTCTTATTATAGATGAATGTCATTTACGGTCATTAGAAACTGATTTATCTATAGGATTGCTCAAACAGTTTCTTCTTAGAAATTGCAATAATATAGAATGCCCTTTTATAATATTAACTAGTGCAACCTTTGACGCTGAAAGGTATGCTGAATTTTTTGGTATTGGCGCACATAATATTTTTGACGTTATTGGTGTAAATAATCCAATAACCGATCATTTTTTACAAGCATCAGTATCTAAATATGCACAAGTAGCCGCAGATACAGCTATTGACATACATAACAATACACCAACAGGGGATGTAAATGATATTCTTATATTTGTGAACGGTATGAGTGATATTAATACTATAAAAAAATACTTAAAGGATAAAAAAACAGAAGAACCGTTTGTAGTTATTGGTCTTAATAGTGATATATTCCATAAAGGTGAGTCCGATTACAATAATATCTTTAAACCCTTGCCTTCAATTAAGATAATAAAAGATAACAAAGTTACATTTCCTAAAAGAAGAATAATAATTTCCACCAATGTAGCTGAAACGGGAGTAACTATAGAATCCCTTAAATATTTGATTGATACAGGATATGAAACTACGGCTATATTTAATCCGTTATATGGTACTAATTGTGTTTTCAAAAAAAACATAACACAGGCGGCAGCCATACAGAGGAAGGGTCGTGTCGGTCGACTATCCCCAGGGGAGTATTACCCATTATATACAAAAGACACATTCAATGCTATGCCAGAGTATACATACCCCGATATTATCTCATCAGATGTAACAACTCTTTTACTAGGTTTAATCATTAAGACCCCACTAACAGAAACATTTGATGTGGGTAGTCTTGATTTGTTGGATCAACCGACAACGGATGGAATTGCATACTCCATGGAAAAATTATATACTCTTGGGTTTATCGACGCATATCAGAAACCAACCGCAATGGGGATAGCGTCATCTCATATTGCCATCATACCACTTGAAAATATACGTATGGTTTTTGCAGGGTATAATCAAAAAGCACATATACCAGACCTAATTACAATTACTGCATATTTAATCGCTGGCAGAAGAAGAGTTATTGATACAAGGAGTAAATCTCCTTTTCGTTATGATTCATCTATTTATGGTAAATTTACAATCGGCGATGATTTTATTGAAGGAGTATTTATATGGAATATGTTTTCGAAAATGGTGAATGTTATGAAAAATACTATAGATATCAAAAGTATTACTGATTGGTGTGTAGAAAATGGATTATTATATGACGGTTTGCTTAAGATGTCTAAGATCCGTGATAATTTAATAGAGGTTCTCATACAAGGAGTTGGTATCGATCCCTTTTATAGTGGTTTGGATATAGATAAGTATGATTTGATTGATATCTTACAGAACAACCCTCGAATGGGGATGTTGGAGATATGCAAGCTTAAACATTGTATATACGAAGGGTACCGATTAAATACTGCAACATGGGATACCAAAAAAGGACAGTATATTTTAGATACCTCACATATGCCTTTAATTGTATCATCTAAATTAATTAATCCTATAGACCACTCGTCCTTTGAACAAAAAAAACCGCAAAAAATAATAGCAAGCCTTGTTGATTTTAAGAGGAATTTTAAAACTGGTGTATATGAATTGACGTGTGATTGTATTTCCATACTAGATGGCTATGTATCTGTGGATTCTACCTTTGTGGATTCATGAATACCCATATGCTTAAAATACAAATCTAAACACGAGTCCAAACGCGTACTCAATTCATCAGATATTGAAATATGTTTGGATAGATCATTATAACCAATCTTACAGCCCATCAATGCTCCAGATAATGCACAATTCATACTAACATCTCCACCCTGTTCGGCTATTTCTGCAAGAATTTCATTAAATTGCTTTTTTTGCTCTAAGGAATGTAAAGCATAACATGCTTGAGCCATACATTTATACGCATATTTTGTATCACCGCTATTTAATTGTAAAATAGGTAAATCCGTACAATATAATTCAGAAGTATATCTCAATAGCATCGTATTACCATAGTCCATTCTTCCTGTTTTTTCAATTATACCAGCAGTATGCATAATCACATCTGTCAATGGTTCATTTTTTCCAGTTAGCATGTTACGCACCACTGCTGTAATAACAACACCCGCAGATATGCAAATATGATCTACATGGGTAATGGCTGTTGATGCAAATGAATACGCCTCCCATTCGTTATATAATGAAACCATAATGGTTCTAATTAATGGTGTATTATCGCATGTATTTTTATTATCAGTCTTATATTTTTGGTAAATCTGCGTAGACCCATATGATGGATCCTTATAATCCTCGTATAACAAAACTGCCTCTTTTGTGTATTGATCCATATTCTTATTTTTTTGCATTTTTCTTATCAAAACACCTACATCCAAACCATGATCAGAAATTGCATCTATCATCGTTAGCAACTGCTCCCCTGGTAGAGTATTCTCGTTCGCGGATACCATACATCCATATACCATACCTTTAATGCGGTCTCGTAAGCAATCAAGTTCTAATTTCTTTGTAACTGGTACAGGCTCAGGCTCAGGCGCTGACGCTGGCTCAGACTCTGACGCTGGCTCAGGCTCAGGCGCTGGCACAGACGCTGGCTCAGGCTCAGGCGCTGGCTCAGACGCTGGTACTGGCACAGACTCTGGCTCTGGCTCAGGCGCTGGCTCAGACGCTGGTACTGGCACAGGCTCAGGCTCAGGTTCAGGCTCTGGTAGAGGCGGGGGACTATTAATAATTAGAGGATCCATTATATGCTTATAGTGATGCGTTTTTTAAAATTGAAATTATATTTTTGAAAAATCAGTTGTTCATAATATAATATGGCTGGAGTTGAACAGGATCCATATATCACTGCTCAAATCAATGCTGTTACCTATAATTCAACGAGTAAATCGTATAGAGGGTTACAAAATACAATAAAGCAATATATAGCACGCACTGGTCAGGAATTTAATATTGTTGATCAGGCCAGAAGGCTAAAATATAATATTCCTGATGGCATATTACCTGTATTTTTCGAATTACTGAACAAATGTTATAATGAAAAACTCGTATTGGGGTTTTCTGAGCGACAGACTGACGCGCCGTCCGGTATTATGTTGGATTTTGATATCGAGCAAAAAGATAAAAATAGAAGTTACACAGATTCACATCTTGCCGAGCTAAACACCAACATACTCAGAATACTTATTGATATGGTGGAATGTAAGCAGGATACTATATATACACTAGTCACTACAAAACATACTGTGAAGTATAAGGAATCTATTAAATGTTTTAAGGATGGTTTCCATATACTAATTCCAGGTATCAAGGTATCTAAAAAATTTAAAAAGCTTTTTATTTCAAACATCTTGGAGAGCGATATCATACCCTCTGTGTTTGAAGATGTTGGTCTTACAAATAAGATATTGGATACACACTCAGCAGTAGTAATGCCTTTATTTGTTGGAAACTGTAAACAGGGTGGGGTAGCATATGATGTACAATCTGTTTATAAAACAGTCATAAGGAATAGTAATGTATCGTATTCTAGTGTTGTTGATCATAAATCATTTAATCTGGTATATGATTTTAGCATAAACTATTCACAAGAGGATAGTGTCGTCATAAAAAACGAGTATCCCGTACAGCAAGCCGTAGAGAATTTATTAGAACAGCAAGCTGATGTAGAAGTTGTAGATAGTAAAGAAAATGATAGTCTTTCTATTTTGGGGATGCATGACCCAGATGCCGATTATATTATTAATATGGTTAGACTATTGAGTGTATCGCGGTGTGAAACTTATAATAAATGGTTTGGTGTTATATGTGCTCTGGCATACATGGGGGAAAAGTATAAACCTCTCGCATTGGAGTTTAGTAATAAACGTCAAGCTGGTGCCAGGTCAGAGTTTGAAGAAGTATGGTTTCGAGAACGTTCTAGATCTAATAGATATAATTATTCGGAAGCATTGATAGCTAAATATGCTATGGAAGATAATCCAGAGGGTTTCGAGAAAATACAGCAATGTAATATTAGTAGAGACCTGTTGACAATTATGTATGATAAAAAAATAAAAGGTGATCTTGGACACTATACTTTAGCCAAAACACTCTACAGAATGGTTGGTACAAAATTTATTGTGGATTATAAGCCAGGGGGTGGAAAAGCACCGACGTGGTACGAGTTTGTATTACCAGACGATATACAGCGGCATGGAGAGGTATATAAATGGAGATGGTGTCAGGACGCCCATAAACTAGATATTTATTTATCAGAACACATGACAAAAATAATAGACCGCGTTTTAGCAATACTCGTTAAACAGAAAGAAAGTGCGGAAACTGAAGACACGCGTTCATATTATTCTTTTGTTTATGAAAACGTATTGGGTGTTGGGAGAAAGCTGTATGATTGTTCTTTTAAGAACGGTATCATTAAGCAAGCAACATCGCTGTTTAGAAAACCAGGATTTGTAAATAGTCTTAATCTGGATGAAAATGTAATGGGTGTTGGTAATGGTATTTTACAATTTGAAGGAAAAAGGCCAAAACTAATTCAATCAGTTCATCAATATCCGATTGATAGATTTTCTTCTATCGATTATCACCCAATAGATCCAAACAACAGCACTATACAGGCAGTGTATAAAAGTATATGGGATCTTTTTCCAGACAACGAGAAGGATGCATTTCATTATATATTATTCTTTATGTCGACCAGTTTGACAGGGCGTTTAAAAGCATGTTTATTCTTAACGCTCCAAGGTAATGGTGCTAATGGTAAATCATATTTGATGGAATTACTTAGGAATACACTTGGTTCTGTCGATAATAATGGGTATGGATGTAAGTTGCCTATCCAGTTTCTAATTGAAAAGGAAAAAGCATCTGCTAACGCCAACCCGATGTTAATGTCGTTACAATATGCACGTATTGCTTATTTTAGCGAATCGGAAAAATCTGAACAGCTACGTGTTTCGAAAAAGAAATTATTAACATCACACGAGCCGATCAGTGCAAGACAGTTGTATGGGGAACAACGTAACTTTTTACATAAGTCAAACTTTATATTGGAAAGCAATTACACTCTATCAATCGACAGCGTTGACCATGGTACATGGAGACGTGAGAGATATTATAATATGAAAATAAAATTTTGCGACAACCCCGAGCAAAAAAATGAGAGGCAGGATGATCCTAGCTTTTCAATCAAAAAGGCAAGAGATCCAATGTTTCTTTCTGGAATGTTGAGTATTCTATCCATGTATCTTGCAGTGTTGGATCATAAATATGGTAACGATATTAATAAGGTACCATGCCCTACTATTATGAGGGAGACAGAAACATTTAGAAATAGTCAGGATACAATTAATAGGTATCTTATTGAAAATATTGTTATTACAGATCCAAACACAGAAATAACATTAGCATCTGTGGTGGATGGGTATTGTGAATGGTATGATAAGCAAATTAAAAAAATGAATCACGACAGACTCGATATTACACTTACTTTGAAAAACTCCAGAATTAGTGGAGGGATTACCAAAAAAAGTAATAAACAAGACTATGTAAAAGGATACCGCATTCTTGAGAGTGGAGATTCTATTAACGACAACGAATCATTTATGGATGACTTTAATGTATCTGTTGATAGTCAAGAATCATATACTGATTCAAATACTGCATTGCAAATGATGTACGAAATTTACAACTCTTTATGAAGATGCATGAATTACAGTAACGCCTGTAACTGAACCGCCCTTAATTTTTTTATCTGTAACAAAACCATCAGCACTCCACTCTAGTTTTATCTTTTTTAATGTTTTAGTCAAATCATCACTTCGTGGTATGTTGAATGGGTACTTGATTGGTTTAGGTGATACTTTTAAAAATTCTTTATATCTCTCCATATTCTCCAAATAATATATAAACTGTTCTATTATTTTTAATAACAGAATTTTCTACCATATCAATACTCATATAGCTATCATTATATTGTATATTTATATATTTAGGGTTAGGTGTCAAAAGTTTAAAATCATCTGTATTATTCACTGCCCTCCAACACAATAATAGTCTAAATCTGTTAGTATATTCTACGTCATCAATGCTGGTGTAATTAATCGATATTGTTTTTCTATAGTATGGTCCGATAGGATATATATAGCGATCTGGTATATATCTAGATATAGCATATAGCATCCAACAAACAATCTTGTTAAAATTGAAACATAGTATGGATAAAACAGCAGTACAAAAATAAAATATTTGTGTTTTCATCTTTATAAACATATCCGATTTATTTTAAAATGAACACCGATATTAAAAACATTAGTGATGATGTCACTGACATAGAAAACGATACCACTGACGATGAAAATGTTGACGATGACGACTACGCTGACGATGCTGGCGGTGTTGACGCTGATGACGCTGGCGGTGTTGACGAATCCGAAGATGGATCCGAAGATGGATCCGAGAGCGGTTCCGAAAATGATATTGATGACGCTGTAGTTGAAGATGATAAAAAAAATTATATAGAGGTAGTGACAGTCCACCGTAAAGATCGTCAAACATCTGATATTATGACACAGTATGAATTTAGTGAGATTATAGGGATACGTGCTTCTCAGATAGAACGGGGTGGACATATTTTTACAGATGCTACTGGTATAACAGATGCACGCATGGCTGCAATAAAAGAATTATTTGATAGGCGATGCCCACTTAAAGTTATAAGAAAAATTAATGACTATGCACAAGAAGAGTGGTCTGCTAATGAGATGGGATTTTCAACGCATATAAGACCTAACTTTTAAATGAATACCCGCATTCACATACATATACATAGGTTAACGAATCTCCAACAACAATATAATTCACAATACTCGCTTTACATTTAGGACACTCTTTATATATTTTAGGACAAGTCTTATCATATGCTGCGTTTTTCATAAATGTATTACTTGTCAATGTTTTCGTATCGAAAGATTGTTGCAAGCAAAGAGTATCCTCAGGCGACGCTTTAAATTTTTTTTGACATCTAGTGCATTGATAATATAGCTCAGTGGTCGTAATTATATTAGATAACAGGCTTTCGCACACATCACAGAAACGCATAATCTCTTTTATAATCTTTTTGTATTTATAATATTCAATTTATAATATTCAATTTACAATGCTTCCAGTTGTTAAAAAAAAGGAAAAGGAAGAATATACAGAGTTGATAGCAATAAAAGATGCTGATGTATTGAAAGGGTTTGATATTGTAAAGCAATTTATAATAGATAATAATCTTGTATTGTATGGTGGTATGGCTATAGATTTTGCACTACGTTTAAAGGGAGGAAGTATATATCCAGATAATCAGATACCAGACTACGATTTCTTATCACCGAACCATATACGCGACGCATATAAACTAAGTGATGTTTTATGCAAAGCAGAACTCAAAAATGTACATTGCAGAAGAGCAACACATTTAGATACGATGACGGTGTATGTTAATTTTGAGAAGATCGCGGATATTTCGTATATGTCGTCGTCTATGTATCGCAAAATAAAGACATTAAAGTATCACAATACACGTATTTTACATCCTTACGTGCAAATGATCGACCAACACCGTGCGTTATCACATCCATTTACAGGTCTGCGTGGAAACATGGTATCGTTTAGATGGAAAAAGGATATGGAGCGTTATGATATGATATATGATAAATATCCTATAGTAAAACCACCAGGTCCGAGATTAACATACAAAACACATACGATCCCTCTTTCATTATTTTCCGGAGCATGTCTTTATGGGTGGAGCGGACTCGACTATAAAGTATCAAACTCTTCTATTTCTATAAAAATACCCAACGGCCTGCCTATATCCATAGCATCTACCAACTGTACTCATTTTATACAGAAATCAAATCTAACAGTTAAAAAATATATAAGTCCGTATCATAATGTACTACCACAACGTATATTATGTAGAGAAGATATAGAAGTATTTGATGTTTTTGGTAACCTGATATCAGCTACCCAGATAAGCGAAAAACATAATGTGTGGGCTTGTAATATACAGATGGTTATGCTACATTTACTTGTTTTTATAGACAGTTCTTCTGATAAAAAATTAGTACGCACTGCGATCGATGCGTATTTAGATTGTAGGGATCGCGTATCAAAATCTCAATTTCCTGAAGTAAGCGTTTATGGAAAAGCAAATTTTACGGAATCATATTTGGAATACCTAATGAGAACAAAGGAAAATATATACAAAATAAAAACAGAACCCAGATATCCTATACCATACACACCAGAATATCCAAAATGCTCTTCCGCAGTCAAATCATATTTTCAACACGTGTCTGATATGAAAGAAATACCACAATTAAAAGTTTATACACTAAACCCATATCCAGAATATACAAGATCATCTATTATGCCAAGGCCACTTACGCCACCTACGCCACCTACGCCACCTACGCCACCTACGCCACCTACGCCACCTACGCCACCTGCGTCACCAAGTTAGACTGTCAAATCAGATATATTAGATCTTAGTGTTGTTATTGTATTCTGTATATGAATCTCACTGGCCAATATTTGTTGCATTAATTTACCAATCTGTTTATTTATTATATTTTGCGTCTCATGCAATGTCTGCCTGCTCTGCGAGAGATGTCCGATACTGATGTCTATATTATTAATTGCATTGGCAATATCGCTATTAATTACTAAATGTTTGCTATCTATCTCAGTCATCATAAGATCTATTACCATATACAAACACGATTGAGCAATACTATCAGTTAAGTTCTTTAGACACACAAACATAACTGGTGTATTACCATGGTTGCCACGTGTGATTGCATTGGTATGGCTTACAAAATTGGAATTTAATGAGATCATAATACCACCTCTCATATCAGCATTAGCATCAAGATCTCTATAAAATTTAGATACCTCCGTTGATGGTATGGTACGTTTATATTTTTTTACCTCAATCATGATTCTATCAATTGCAAAATCACCACGTTTGCCTCGTTTTGATGTGTTTATTATTGGATATTTTGACTGTAGCATATTATAAACAGACATTTCTCCCTCCAATCCAATAACAGGAGCACATTGTTTTTTTTGCGTTTTATTATCTAAAACAGGTAGTATTCGCTGTTCATAAGCCGATATGATAATATCAGTAATACCAGATACACCTAAATCCACAACCCACTGGCGAATATCAGGAGGTAGTTTCGAAATAATTTCTTCCATTTTTTTTTAAAAAAATGAATTCATATTTTATATAAAATGAGTGACGTCGAACCAACTGATGATATTCTATACACGCAAATACTATCAGAAAATATCATAATGCACGTGACAGAGGAATATAATTATATATCGTACGTAGAGGATGGCACATATGGTTCAAATGATAAAGTAGATTCATATATTTATTCAAGTTATAGTATGTTAGACAATTAATATATTATTTATATAGAGGGTATGAATGGATTAGAGCAGTCATTTAAAAAAATATCCTCTAAAAAAATATGTCATAGTGTGTACAGCTCATACATAACAATGGTATTTAGGAACATGTTTTCCTTAACTGTTTTTTTCATACATATAAGGAGACATAATAGACTTAACGCCTATATTCATAGCATTCATTTCCTGCATAAACAATTTTGATGACCATGACGTATTAACAGAAGTAATATCGGCATTATCTTTACATGTGGTGCAAAGATAGTGTTTTATCTTATGATTAACTACAGCATAATTACCACACACGCGACACATATATGATTCAAACCCATCAGCATGATCATAGAATTTTTCAGATAGAAATCGAGGGACTCCACTACTAATAATAGCATCCTTCTCCATTTCACCCACACGAAAACCACCATTAGAACTCTTACCATCTAGTGGTTTTCGTGTTAAAGCATCTGTTGCTCCACGCGACACAGCATAAATCGTATCACTAACATATTTTTGTAATCGTTGATAATACATTGGACCAATAAATATTTCACATTCAAGGGCTTGTCCAGTCATACCGTTATATAATTTTTCCGTACCCGAAGGATTAAATCCAAGCCCCCGCATATTTCTTTGCACTTCTCGAATATCTAAGCGTCTAAACATGGTGCCATCACTAGTAGTTGCTCGTGACGCACATACCTTTGCTAATAAGATTTCAAGAATGGTATTTATAGTCATCCTTTTTGGTAAAGATAAAGGATTAAATATAACATCTGGAACTACTCCAGATTCTGTAAATGGCATATCACGTTCCGCCATAACATTACCAACAACTCCTTTTTGACCACTACGCATACTATATTTATCGCCTATTATACATTCGCGTGTAATAAGTAGTTGTACTTTTGCAAACTGTTTACCATCTTGGTTACGACCAACATAAACATTAATAACTCTTGCTGATTCTTCGTGTCGATAAACAATAGACCTATCAGCAAAAGCATGTGTTGGTGATTTAGATGATTTTATGTATTTGCCTATGATAACATCATTTTTTTCCATAATTGTATTTACTGCTGGAAAACCATTTACTATTTTTTCATAAGAAACATTCGATTTAATATCAGATGTAGATGTTATATCTGGATTACCAAAATATTCATTCTTTTCTAGCTCTGATTTCATAAATGTAAGATGAGCATTATCAAACAATCCGCGTTGTATTGCTCCTTTGTTCATAATAATACTATCTTCCTGGTTGTATCCACTATACATGAGAATAGCAACGATACAGTTTTGACCACTCGGGTGCATATAATCATTACATACCGTTTTAAGTAATGGAAGCTCGCAGTGGTATTGTAAAAACCCTTCTTTATCAATTCTAAAAGGCCATGATAAGGAATACCAACTACAAGTCTGTATTAACTGTCTGGTTGAATATACAACTCGAATACCAGGAGAATGAGAACCAAACACACAATTCAATGCACCCATACCGAAAATAGCTATAGGAACATCACAATGAGTATATCGCAGCAGTGGATTATTTCTATTTTTCCATAGAACATCATGTGATAACGAAATTAACATATTTTCTTGCTCCCCTGCAGAGATATATTCAATGATACGGCTCTCTAATAAATCCTTCATTGTAATAACACCGCTTTTAAGTTTATTTAAGTGGTCGGAGGTTATTGTTACCCACTGTTTAAAGTCATTGGGGTCGTTATTGTTATATACTATCATCAGAGGCCGTACTAAGCGACCAGCATCTGTCCATATAGACACTTCACTGTTTTCAGGATCCCACATAATAGAAATATATGGATTAAGTTTCAGTTCTCGCCTATACTGTCTATATTTATCGGCAAAGCTATGGGAGTTCCACACACACCCATACCAGTGTCCATTTACTTTTACAGGGGCCACGCCTTGCACTAACATGTCGGGTGTTACACGACTAAGCATAATAAAATCAGGATCGGATGATAACACTTCTTTTATAACAACACCAGAGCTACATAGAGTTACACTTGCAGATATTGCTAGTTGTTTTACAATACCAACTTTTGGCCCGTCGGGGCATTGTATAGGACATATATATCCTGTATATGTTGGATGCACCCGCCTCATCTGACTAGATCTTGCAGACTGATTAGATGCTTCCGTATTTGACATATTAAGCATTCTCATTGTAGAAATATAATTTGCATTATTTTTTCTATGTAGTTGCTGTGATGACAATCTATTAATCATTTTATATCCTGTTTTCTTCATAGTAATTTGTTGCTTTGAACCAGTCGTTATTGATTGTGATAGCGCACGTTCAAAGTCGACACTATTAACAGCGGATTTTAAAGATTGTACGAGATCAACATTTGAAAAAGTGGTTGATTTAAAGTCTTTAGCAAATCGCTTCTTAATAGGTTGGTCAATAGCAAATCCAAACTGTTGTTTAAACGCCTTAGCAAAGGAAACGCCAGCCGAGTGTGCTCTTTTATTCTTAAGCACATCGCGGTCTGTTTCTGGGTTTACTTTCATTTCAACAAGCATTGTATTCCTAATAAGGTATGATAAATATATCGCTTTCTCATTGCGATGCTCTGGTGTTGATCCAATATGAGGTAGTAATAAAACATCTATAGCACTTATTATTTTACTATATGCAAATTGTAATGATTTTTCATCCGACACATCAAGATATCCATATGTTGACGACATTCTGTTCAAAAATAGCTGCAAAATGTCATCCATGCTATATAAGTGCATAGCGTCTCCGAATGAATACTTCGCTTCAAACGCCTGCTGAATCGTATCAACCATACGTTTTGAAATATCTGAATCATATTCTCGTACTAACCAATCAACAATCTGTTTATCTGATGACCAGCCAAGTAGTCGAAATAAAAGATAGAATGGAATATGTACTTCTGTAAATGGATTTCGATGTATGATAACAATTATCCTATTCCCAGTCAACATCTTCACTATTATCTGTGTAGAATTCTCATATGCGTCACCAGGTTTAGAAATAACTTCAGACCATGCTCGTTCATGCTTATAACCGACATTTCTAAAATATTTTGGATTATTAAAAGCACTATTTTCCATACTATTAATAACCCATTCTACACCTTTTACAATATAATAACCACCCAAATCACTAGGATCTTCACCTGTTCGCAGGAGAGTTTCATGGGATTTGTTATGGATATTACATAGATTGCTATGTACCATTATGGGTATATTTGCAATCAACAATCTATTAACAGTCGCTTTACGTTCAAGTATGTTACCATCGTGTAGTTGAGCAACTGCTAATATATCCATATTGCAAAATACAGCAGATGCATATGTTTTGTCCTCCAATAATGCTATCCGGGGTGTAATAATCTCTTCTTGTGACGTAATGTAATTAGTAGTAGTCGGTGGTTGAATATCTACCGAAGTTATATTGATACTAACCGTTATACTCTTTATTTTTTTATCCTCTTCGGTTTTATTACGCTCATTGCGGATTGTACGCTCTATTTTGAACGTATGTTTAATGATTTGTTGAATACCATTTTCCATAAAATCATTTCCAGATTCGATATGATCATTGCATATACCCCTGTTTTTAATCTCCATAAGGGGTAAACACTGTAGCTCATCCACATCTAATAACGACTTTTCATCGTTAGACATTTTTATATATCATAATGTTCAAATTTTATAAAGTAATTATATAACTAATGTATATATCGCTGTTAATAGTCATATGTATTATCCTGCTGTATTACAATTATCAAAAAGATTTAGAGGACATACACACGTTGAATGGCATAATATGCCACAAAGAAGTATCACTTCCTTCGATAAACACGACTGACAGGCTTGTTATAGAGTCCATTATTGAGGAGTATTGGAAAAAAAGAAAAATAAATAAATCCAGATGTGCAAAGATAATTAATGATATAAAAACCGGTATATCCAGAGGTATTATGAGTGGTTTCATTACAGGAATGTCACCAACAACAGCAGTTACTGGTGGTGTTGCCCTTGGTGCGGTGTCTGGGGTATTAAAGGCATATAATCTATCATATAGTCCAACTTCTTATTTAAAGAGTAGTAAGCATACATAATAAAAATTGAAATCCATTATTAGATAACTATGGATTCCAAAGAATACAGAGAACTTAAAACACTAATCCTCTCTTTTCGTGATGAAATGAGGGTTAGTAATAGTGAATTAGCACTCAGAATTGAGCGTGTATTGGTTACTGGTAATAAGCCTATGGCTTCTGATGAAAAGAAGAAGGTTCCTAAGAAAAATAAGGAAAAAAAGGTTGGATATAGCAATACCATGTTTTGGTGGAGAGGCCTATATATGAAAGATGATCCTTATATCGCAGATACATATACCGATGCTGATGTTAAGAAAGCAGAACAAAGTGTTATTACGACTAATAAAAATATACGCAAAGATGATGAAAATTATAAGCGTGCTATTGGTAATGCTATTTGGAAATCATTTGATAAATCCAAACGCTTTACTACTTTAAAGACTATGTTTGGTAATTGGTCTAATGAACAGGTCGGAGAAGATCAAGTGGTAGATCAAGCGGAGCCGTCTATTATTGATCCTCAGGCTGTTTTTGATGGTGATGAATAGATCGGTACCTACCGCATTGGTACCGATGCTGTTCTGGTATATATGGATAAAATGTGTTTGTTAAATTTTGTTTTTGTAAATATACTTTTACATGCTCACCAAGATACATTTCATATTGAAATATTGAGGGGTCGAGTTTTCTATTTTTTTTTATTTTTTGCAAAGAGTAAATAATATTGACGCTGGTTTTTGAAAGAGGGCATATACCCAACGTTACCAATACCCGCATATTCCATACATTCATTAAAACATACATAAAAATAACCTCGAGGTGTCCTACATGTAATCCTTTATATATGGTATATGGTACATTCTCATACGTTGATGCATTATATACATCAATTATATGAGTATATTTGTTATTGACATATACACTGATAGATGTGCGATTTAATCTAGGTAGTGTTGGTATATTTGCGCTATGTTCTTTACACATTGCTTTTTTATTTGATATTTCTTGCAGTTTATGTTTTATATTTCCTATGATAACACCACCACCTATTAATTGTAATTTATGACACTTATTATCATTTATATAATCCAAAGCACTCTCTCCTACCAACATATATTCAGTTTGACCCTCCAACCATTTGAGCATATCTGATACTATACGTACTGGGTTTTTTTTATCACCGCCTCCAGTAATAAGGGGAATCCTGGCCTTTATCTGTTTATAAAGTTCAAATTCAACAACTCTAAGGTCATCCCATTCGCTTACATAATATACATCGTACAATTTATGATATATATTAATAAGTTCAAGTTCTGGAGGATATATTTTCATTTTATTTTTTATTACAGGATACATTGAGTCCCGTATCTTGTAATGTATATTATGAATTATAACCACCACTGTATTGTATACGGTTATTGTAAAATTAACATTCTTTATATTGGTGTACATAAACACATATATACAATGTTTAGATATCTCATTTGCTAAATCGTTTGCCACGCAAAGAGCATTATTACAATATATCGTATATGGTTGCGTTATTGGTTTACCCATTAACAAACATGGATTAGAAATAATAACATTCTTTTCTTGTAAATATCGTTCTACTATATCATACACCTCTACCATATTATACCTAATCATATGTGGTGAATCATTAGCTTTTTTTATAGAGTCCTCCAAAGCACCAAGACTATTTTTAAACATTTTTCTATATTAAACGAGTATTATAAATACAGTACGAAAAGCGATGAAGTTGCCTAAGTCGTTGCATGTGGGGTATAACATGCTTAAAAGATCCAGATTGATCTTACGTAGAGAGGTTGATGATGATTCGCTTAATTATTTTAATTCAATTATGAACGAGGCGCTACCTCGTTCTGCTGATGATGCTATATATTATTTTGTCAAAGGGATGTATAATGAAAATAAGGCCAAGTTCATTTCTTTTATTAGAAACACTAATTTAGAATGCCTAGTACTCTGGACAGATTCCAGAGCAATTGTGCGTATGTTGGGACTACGAGGCCTTGTATATATTAAATGGGTCGGTAGAGAGGGAGTTTACCAAATTTCAAGATATAACAGCCCAGATCAAAAACAATACCATGACGAACCACGCCAGAGCTACAAGGACTCACCAGAACCACACCAGAGCTACAGAGACGCATTAGAACCAAGCCAAGACGCACGCCAGAGTGGCGGAGACGCACGTCAGAGTGGTGGAGACACACCAAGCCAAGACGCGACAGAGCCTCCAAATGTGCAAAAAAACCAGGACGAGGTAGAGAGTAATTAAGAACTACCGCGAAATTACTTCTATGGTAAGAAGGTTGTTTGATATTTTTTTGAGTGGATTTAATAATATCCATTTATTGATAGAGTCTTTGGGGTTGTATTTTTTATTATAGTTAAAGGCTCTGAATATCCTATTGGTTGTTAATATCTGTGCTTCCGTGAATACTTTCTGTGATTGTACAATTCGGGTGATAAATTTATCACCTAAACTCTCTTTTGATGTTAGTGGTGTAAAAGACCAATTCTCGAGACGCTCAAGTAAATATGATGTAATATCTGTATTTGATTTATATCCTATCCCTATCAAATACGTCTCCGAATTACCAGCTTTAGAGAACATAGGTTTACATATTTCTATTTTGTCAAAAACATGAGTGAGAACACCCATTAAACTAATAGTAAATGCTTCGAAGTATGAATATTGTTTAGTCATCATGGTACCTCCTTCTTTTAATGTAAGTAAGGCTGTAATTATTTGACCAAGATTAGCATGTGCGTGTGTTTCTTCTTGGCGGTTATAATCAAGAGAAACATCAAACCCTAAATCGCTTGTATATAAATCTACTTTGCCACCCAATACGCGTGCAAATTCACGTTGGTTTTGTGTAACGGTTACATCACCATTATTTTTTTTATCCATTAGCCAATGATCTTTATAATTCACATATAGTCTATAGCTATCACCCAACGGACTGCTACCGTTGTTGATTAATTCGGTAGATATCATTGATGATCCATACCATTTAAAATGTTTAATATCACACATTGTTTTTACGTAATGGTTTATTGCTAATATGAATGATCCAGGAAATGCGGCATTATCGAAATACACAAAATTATCTGCTTTTGTTGGGATTACTTTATAATATGATACTAACTCATAAGCCTTTAGCCATGCATTGCTAACATTGGGGGCATTATATTTTTTATGTACTTGATGTTTGAATATTCTGGAATAATCAAATTGTCTCGCTATTTGGATAAACTGTCTATTATTATTTACGGCGTCATATTTATTTTTTACAACGGACACCCTATCTTTTAAGGTATCCATATCCTTTACATCAAAGGAAGTAGTATTTTTATCAACACCATCAATAACGGGTAGCGTAAAGGATACAACACTCATTATATAGTATAATTTTGATTTTTATATAATATAAAAATGCCTTCGAGAATCGCAGTATTTGATACTGAGACTAGTGGAACAACCGCTCACGACTGTATAGTGAGTATTTGTTGGATAATTTACGCTATCATCGACCGTGAAATAGTTGAACTCAAGCGTCAATATTTTATTGTTAAACCAACAGCCAAAATTACTGCATTATCGACAAATATACATCATATAACCGATAGCATCGCAAGAAATGGAACCGATACCGACGAAGTTATGAAAGCGTTCGTTCAAGACATATCTACTGTTGATGTTCTGGTATCGCACAACATCAACTTTGATCTCAAAATGGTTCAGCGTTCGTTGGATTGGTGTGAGCTGAAAATGCCATCTGTTCAGTGTTTTTGCACCATGCTTAATGGAAAATATGTTGTGAATGCGAAAAACAAAAATAACAGAATCAAAGCACCAAAATTGTCTGAGTTGTATTATCATTTCTTTGGTGAAGATTTTAGTGGTCATCACAATGCAATCGAAGATACTGTGGCGTGTGCTAAGTGTTATTTTAAACTCTTGGAGCTTTAAAATCCCAAGAATTACAATGGCGAATTTCACGCCTTTACTACTTATCAGCCCTTGTATGGTATTATATTATTTTTTGGATGGTTACCGTGTGTGATCGCTACGTGTTATTTTAAAATTATCGATATTTTTTTTTAATGAATATGTCGATTGTTACGCTTGTGTGTGTGCAAGATGGTAAAAAGCTGCGTGTTAAGTTTCATTCCTTTACAGATGAAAAAGGAGTAGTATTTAGTAATGTCTACGACTCTAGATACAACTGTAAATTTCCACGAAATATTAGGGTTAAGGATACATATTATGAAATACCACATACTGATATAGCCTTAAGCAAAACATCTGGAACGCCGTATTATAGTATTAAAAAAAACAATATCAAAGTATTAGATAAAGCACCAGATACTAAATTGTTTAAAGTAGATGAGTGCGTAATATGTTTAGATGCAGAAACTAATGTTTCATTTTTACCATGCGGACACGTATGTACATGTAAAGGCTGTTATGATACAATGCGGCAACAAGTTTGCCCGTTATGTCGGCGTAATATTATTAGAAGTTTAATATCTATAATATAAAATGGCGTATATTGTCATTGTTGTTATTATTATACTGATAGCATATGTCCATTATCAGCAAAAAATCATTCCAGGGTTTTGGTGTATATCTGATGATTTTAAGCAACAATCCGAGGCTGAGCAATTGATGTTTTATTTTGAAAATGGTAGTTGTTTTTCATATAATGGTTATATCATTCTTACATCAGATGGAAAAGAGTTAATAAACGAAACTACGACATTTACAATAACACCTAGAGGAATTAATACATATACATTAAATATGGCATTAGACACCGAATACATGCCAAAAATGCTGATAATGGATATATGCCCTTATAGGGGAATTATGACACTTAAATGCCCCAAAGATGGTAAAATATACGCAAAAATGCTTAAAAACAACCAAATGTCATCTGAGATAATATTGAATTTATTATAACCCAAACATGTCTACAGGAGAAGACTTTCGTCGTTACGAAGACTTTCATCGTTATGATCATAATTCATACGGACCCCTATTGCCCTGGCCTATATCTAAGGACGATTACCAACAAGCTATGGATGGTCTAGCAAAAGCAAAAGATGATCTAGAAAAAACGAAAACCGCATATGGTAGAAATACGGATATTGTTCCAGATGATGGAACACATTGTAGTAGTAAAACTCAACCTATAGAAGAATTTATGGGTGATGATGGATTTATGGATGATGATGGATCTTTTATGATTAACGGTATTAATATTGATCATTATATAGATGCAAATTTTTAGCAGTTTATTTTTTTTATAATATAGGTATGGAGGAAAAATTACATAGATTTCTATGTTCTATATGTCAGGAGCTTATTCAAGGATCTGTTATAAAATGCGAAAACAAGCATATCACATGTAGTACGTGTTTATCCAAAATAGCATCTGATTCGGATAATAATATGGTATCGGCTGTAATATATATTGTATCAGAGGGGGCATTTACTATCAATATAAGACCAAACCCATCCGTTAAATGTGCTGTATGTAGAAGCATGTCTTTTTCTAGATGTGTTGAAACAGAAAATGAAATAATATCATACACTACAGTGTGTCCTAATACTGGGTGTCATTTTAGAATACCACCAGAAGGAGATGCGGAACACAGTGAAACCTGTCAATATCATTTATTTAAGTGTATGTGGTGTGATAAAAAAATAAATGCAGATGGTATATTAAATCATTTATATGCCTCATGTAGTGCAGATTTTAAAAAAATAGACTTGAATGAGTTAAATATAAACGACAACGTTCTTATAATCTCAAATACGAGACCAAACACGTTTTTAGTAATTTCTGAAAAAAAGATTACACTCATAAGCGACATCCACGAACAAATACGTGTTACTTTTGAGGAACCATGTCAAGATATAGATGGCGGTGTTGCATATAATATCATCAACAAACACTTAAATACACATACAATAAAACATTTAATATCCGGTATACATAAACCTTTGAATATTGACAACGATATAAAGGATATAACGCATATGTATTCAAAGTATAATGTTGATGAAAAATGCATCATATATCACCAGGGGAATTGGATACGAGGCACCATAGCTGCTGTAGATTATAATCCGCACAGGTACACGGTATCTGTTCGCGGTCTAAAGGATATAACCATTGACGCATCATCGGATTTTCCGCCACAGATAAAACCACACACCGATAGAACATCAGTAGAGGAAATGCAGCACATCGCAAACATGTCTTACAATGAACAGATAGACTACGCTATTGACCGTAGTTTAGAATAGTTTAATCTAAACCGAGACCAGATCTGCCACGTCAGAGCGTTCTGGCTCTACCGCCGTAGAGCGTTCTGGCTCTGCCACCGTAGAGCGTTCTGGCTCTACCGCCGTAGAGCGTTCTGGCTCTGCTGTATCATTTCGTTCTACCGTAGCAGAACGCCCCGTTGTAGCGGTTCGCCCCGCCGTAGCGGTAGGGTCGGGGCATTTAACTGGCGTTATAGCAGAGCGGTCAATTTTTAATGATCGTATGTTCATAGAGAACGGTTTATATTTTTTTATAGGTGACATTTCTATAGTAGATGGCTGTTTGATGTTATGATTGATGTTATGATTGATGTTATGATTAAGTATGGCCCCTGTAAGCGTCTGACTGTTTGATATTAGTGTTACGTATTGATTGTATTTATCATCAAGATATATATGTCCAGTCACACCTCTATTGTTTGGTCTGAGTCGCAATGTTTTCGTAATATCAATATGTAAAAGAGTAAATTCTCTTCCTGAAATGTATTCCATCTGTAAGTTATCATTCAGCTTGAGAAATAATTCAATCGATCCTATAACACCAACAATAAGGGCAAGCAGACATGTCGTCATACTTATAACACTCTGTTCAACATAATCTGTCAACCCGACAGAAACAACAGAATTAATACCAGACAAAATAATGATAGGTATTCTAAAATATTTTAATTGATGTTGGATACGTAAATATTGTTTTTTATGGTATTCAGACATCTGATAAGATTTATTACTTATTTGCTGTAAAATATCTTCTTCCTCTGTAGACCAGTCCATGACTATATTATAGCGATTATTTAAACTTTTGAAGAAAATGTATATATCGTCGAGTCAGATTATTTTTACCTCGCCTGATATGGTAGGGGAAAATAGGTATCTTAACGGGTTCGCTGGGTAGCTCTTGGAATAATATAAATATACTGAAACCTTTGAGGGTAAGGATAATTTTGAACAGACCCATATGTATAAAGCTGTTCGAAATGTATAGAGTCCGGAATGGATATGATAGAGTCAATTATAGAGTCTGTGATAAAGTTTATATTGAAGACTTGAAGGGGCCTTGGCATGGATATGCTCATACAGGAGTTCACGAAGAGCGTGTACTCCCGATAGACGGTGTTACATTCGTCCGTGGATTGACGGATATTGAAGGCAACACGCATTTTACGGGAACTGGTCGCGTGCAGAATGTTGCCGCTGACGGAAAGAGTTTTAAGAAAGATACTGTGTCGTTTGCTGGAGAAATAGAATTGGACGGCAAGTGTTTTATTAGCATACAGTTTAAAAACAAGTTGTGTAGCCATCACTACGCTAGCTACGCCGACAACAAATTTACCCCAATACAGAATGGTAATCTCGGGATCTATCTCGAACGCGTCGATGGGTCGACACAATTATCGTTGCCGAAGCCGAAGCCGAAGCCGTTTCCATTTCCACACCCAGAATCGGAGATGGTGTCAGAGGTGTTAGAGGTGTCAGAGGTGTCAGAGGGTCAGTAATTACTTGGTTCTAAACAAACACCGCAGAAGCGTAGGTGTCTAAACACGCATTGTAATATTGTATTTTTGTATTTTTTGTATTTTTTTTTGTATGTGTTCTAATACGCGATACTATAAGAGCGTCATGTGTAGAGTACGGCTGTACGATATTAAACGAAAATCGTGTTATGTTAGGGGCTTGGGCATCCTCTACTATAACATATACACACTATTCTAATACGTGAGAGAAGTCTTGGCTTCTCATGAAAAAATAGTGTATAGGTATCGTTATATTGCTTTTTTTATAAAAAAGCTTTTGAATAAAATTTTGAATGAATTTTGATATTCAAAGAACTATCTTTGAAAATGTCGTCGCTATTTAGTTGCTCAGGTACATTTACAGAAGCTCGCAAGCTTAGGTCGCTGAAACCAGGATCAGACTATGAGTCGAAAGTAGTTATGATAACAACAACTATGACTATACCAGGATCAGACGGAGAGCCAGGTATAGTTGCGGTACCAGAGACAGAGCCGTTGCCAGAGCCGTTTCCACAACCACCACCTCTACCACAATGGGTTCTTAACCCATTAAAACCGAAGCCGAAGTCATCGTTGGAGTCGGAGTGCCAATAATCAATTGGTTTTAAGCAAACACCGCAGAAGCGTAGGTGTCTAAACGCGCAGTGTAATATTGTATTTTTTTGTATGTTGTTAATCGAAAAACTATGTACTCCAACACGCGACACCACAAGAGCGTCAGGTGTATAAACGACGTAGAATATTATCTTACGGTATTAATCGAAAATCATGAAATGGTAGAGGCTTGGGCATCCTCCACCATTTCATATACACACTATTCTAATACGTGAGAGAAGTCTTGGCGTCTCACAGATTAAACCAGTATCATTATATTGCGTTTTTATAAAAAACTTTTGGGGTAAAGTATAATTTTGAACAGACCTATATATGTATAAATCTGCTCAAAATGTCTTATAACATCTGGAATGGATATGGTTATTGTTATGATGAGGACTCCAAGGTACAAGAACCACAGTTGCCAGTACCGCAAGCACCACCACTACCACCGATACAGCATCAGTGGGGAATGCTACAGGAGGAGGTATATGAGTCGAAGATGGAGGTCGCGGTACCTCATTTAATGAATTCGGTGTTGGGGTTAGTTCCAGAGCTGGTTCCGGAGTCGGAGTCGGTACCGGCTTTGGTGCCAGCGACGGTGTTTGAGGCGTGGTTGAGATCGGCGCCGGAGTTGCAATCAGTATCGGTGTTGGTGTCGTGGCTGTCATCGGTGCCGAGGTCTGAGTCAATGTCGGAGTTGGAGTCGGGGTCGTGGTTGATGACGATGTCGTGGTTGAGGACGATGTCGTATTCGGAGTCAGATTTGGATTCGGATTCGGATTCGATGCCAGGGCTGGTTCCAGAGTCGGAGTCGGTACTGGCTTTGGCACCAGCGACGGTGTTGGAGGCGTGGTTGAGGTCGGTGCCGGAGTTGCTGTCGGTGTCGGTGTTGGAGTCGTGGCTGTCGTTGGTGCCGAGGTCAGAGACGATGTCTGAGTTGGAGTCGAGGTCGTGGTTGAGATCGATGGCATGGTTGAGGACGATGTCGTGGTTGGAGGAGTCGGAGCGCAAATAATCACTTGTCCGAACAAACACCACAGAGGTGTAGGCGTCTAACCGCGTAGGGATTGTATCGTATTTTTTTGTATTTTTTGTATGCTGTTAATCGAAAAACGGTGTGTTCTGTGTATCAGGAACCTGCTGATCCTTGCATGTATTAAAACATGCGACACCGCAAGAGTGTCAGGTGTATCGTACACGCTGTACGACATTAATCAAAAAATCATGTTGTGCTTAGAGGCTTGGTCACCCTCTAAGCATTCATGCGCGTGATATTCTAATACGTGAATAGAAATAGTAGAAGGCCCCCAAACCTCTCATAGAATAAACCAGTATGGGGTGAATGGGGTCTATTCGTCATATATTGCTTTTTTGTAAAAAACCTTTGGGTATAAATATAAATTTGAATAAGGATATATATAAATTTGCTCGAAATGTATCACATCTGGAATGGATTCGGTTATATTGGAAATAAAGTGAAGCGTGACGATGACAGCAATAACGACAACGATGACTCTAAATTCTTTTGCAGTGATGTTAGGGTCGAATTTAAGCAGGTTGGAGATAAAACACATCTTGTGGGAACTGGATATGTTGATGATGTTGCTGTTGAAGGAAAGAGAATCAAAGGAAACATCCTGTCTATCGTTGGCGAAATTGATTCGGATGGCAAGTATGTTATTCAGAGGGTATATAAGAATAACATACGCAGTTACCACTACGGCAACTATGTTGATGGTAAATTCTATTCAACCCGGAGTGATGCTCAAGGGATCTATCTCGAACGCACATACACCCCGGCACCGCCGCCCAGGTATTTTAGATTCGTGACCGCTGGTGATTATGTTCGAAAGTCGGAGCGCCAATAATTACCTGTCGGAGTAAACACCGCAGAAGCGTAGGTGTCTAAACGCGCAGTTTAGTATTGTATTTTTTTGTATGCTGTTAATCGAAAAACTGTGTGTTCTAATATGTATCAAGAGCCTACTGCTCCTTACATATATTAGACCATACGACACTGCAAGAGCGTCAGGTGCATAAACGAGGTAGAGTAGTATCGTACGCGCTGTACGATATTAATCGAAAAATCATATTCTACTAGAGGTACGGCCCTCTAGCAGAATATATACGTACTACTCTAATGCGTGAAGGGGAGTCTCGGCTTCTCATGAATAAACCGGTATGTGATGGATAGGTATGGGGTCTATTCACCATATATTGCTTTTTTTTGTAAAAAACCTTTGAAAAGAAGATATAATATACATATAATGAGTTTTTTGGAATCTACGTGCGATATACGCCGTGGCTATACTTCGATTGAACTATTTAAGTCTCACAGATGTGTATTCAATTTAATTTATAATACCTTGAAGGAATATAAAGACCTAAAATTTATGTATGAGCTTGACTTGTTTAAGGGTGTGCTTTTTAATGGAGATTCATTAGTAATATTTACAATAAAGCTTTATAGGCATGAAACGCGAGGAAGTGTTATTGTATGGTTTTCTAATAATGGTCATCAATTCGGATTTATGGACTTTGCGGATAATATAAAATCAGCACTCGGTGCCGTAATTCCATTGAAAATACCCACGCTTGAAATAGTAATAGAATCCGATACATTTTTGCTTGAGTTGTTTTATAAGGGGTGTATTTCCAGGATCAACAATCCCAAATATCAATTAGAAGAGATTAAGGATCTTGTTGGTATGGTGATCCGCTATGGTGATTTTGCAACGCGTGTCGATAGATTCATACCTAATCTATTAGAATCAGATAACCCCATAGTTATTATATTTACGGCAAAATTTCTTCATTGTATCGGAAATAAAGAATATAATGAACAGTTAATACAGATTGTTACCCAACATAGTACCCAATGTAATAACCAACACAACCGTTTATTATTAGAAATGACTATCGAATTATTATCTGAAAACGAAGTTACTTAACGTGTTAATGCTGAGGCCCTGGGGAAGATTTACCGCAATGGGTTTATAAATTGAATAATATATACTATAAACAATCATGTGTCATATTTGCATAAGTTTCGGTGACGAATTATGGCGTTATCTTGAGGGCGACTATAAGTGCGGTGGATATATCTTTGACACCGACCCAGAGAAGAGACCAAGTGTTGTACCGACGCTATATGATCTCACTCCAAAGGAATTACTGGCATTAGCCAGTTTTATTGATTGGTCGAAGGATAACGGTATGCCTGGCGTAGAGAATTTCATCACTTGTAAGTGTGGTGTGTTCCATCCATCATCCTTGGAATCCTGGGTCCAAATGAGTGGATTCAATACTTAATTTTTTTTAAACTTTGAAGTTAGATATAATAAAAAATGGAAAGGAAGAGATTTATTGGTTTGGCTGGTACAATCGGTGTGGGTAAAACCACTTTAGCGACAGCTTTGGCCACTCATTTTGATCTTCCAGTATATTATGAACCAGTCAAGGATAATCCATATTTAGACGATTTTTACAATGATATTAAAAAATATGCATTTCCGATGCAAATATACCTTCTCAATAGCAGATTTAGACATCAACAATCGGTCATATGGAGCGATCGTGGCGGTGTTCAGGATCGCACTATTTATGAAGATTGTATTTTTGCAAAAATGTTATATGATGATGGTTTAATTGAGGAACGCGATTATAGGACATATGTAAATTTATTTGATAATATGAATAATTTTATTAGAAAACCAGATGTTATTGTGTATTTGGATATCCCACCAGAAGAAGCATTGGTAAGAATTAGAGTACGTGGTCGTAGTTGCGAATCGAGTATTACATTGGAATATCTGCAAAAACTACATAGAGCCTATGGTGTATTTATTAGGGATATAGAAAAAAGCGTACGTGTTATTAAGATCGATTATAGAGAATTTATGTCAGTCGATGACATTGTACAATTAATTGGATAATATTGAATATTTTTTTTAGATACAAATGCCTTCCCATAGTAAATTCGCGCTCACCCCTTTGGAGCCAGTTCATAGATGGCACAATAAATACACGTGTCTGGCGTCATCCCAGCCTCACGAGGAGGTGGTCGAGAATATTCATGAATATTTGAAGGCCATTGGTGCGAGATTTGTATACGGTCCCGATAGAAATATTTTTCGTGTGTCCATTTTTGGAGTTGGAGATGTGGTTAAATTCCATATCGCACTGTACGCATATAGCGATCACGCTATTCATGGCAATGATGGAGATGTGATCATCGAGTTCGTCAGACAGGGCGGGGTTTGCCCTTTTGCCTTTAATGACATCATGGATGGTTTTCGTCCCGTGGTTGGTATGCCAGATCATCACAGACCTGAACCAGACTACAAACAACTCGACACCACTACGACTGAGTGCAAATTAGTTGAAGAAGAAAAAGTGGCGGTAGAGTGTCACAGACGACATTTTGCATCTTTAGTTGAGGAGTTTGATGAACGCGATTACAGAAAGAGTATTCAAGACATGGTCTATGCGGCTAGCAGATTTCCACGCACCTTCGACAGCATCGATTATGCTGGTGTAATTCCAAAGTTGCTTTTATGTGGTGACCCCGAGATCCAACTTTTTACGGTTAAATTCTTGAGATGCCTAGATGACAAGCGTCAACTCAACCTACTCACCCAGATGCACGAGGGTTTGAGAGGCTCTATTGGTCATGTGAGTTGTGATCTTAACGCTTACGGTATTTTTGCACAGCAGGCTATTGTTGACGAGTTGGATAGCTGGCTTTCTTAATTTTTTTTTGTTTTGAATAGAAGTGGTTGTGGTATTAATACGAGGGTGGGTGAGTATCTCGTATCGCTTTAAGAAAAATACACAGACCATATGCAAAAAAAAAAACAGTTCGAATAGCTTTATCCTTAAATTTCCAAGGATCAATAATTTAAATGGAAGTTTATATATAAAGAAAATGAACCCCGAAAATGTTAATTGGGGTATTATTACATACGATCCAGAGGTATGGGAGTCGAAACCTAAGATACCCAAACCTAAGACGCCAAGACATCAAACCCAAGACACTAAGACGCCAAACACTGGAGTGTTAGGTATGGAGTATACGGAAATATATGGCTACCAACCATTTACAATTGGTGATTTTTTATGCAAACCATCTATGGATTGTATTTCTTTCCATAAATACGAATCAAAACATATGCGTAGTGATTTGAAACAACAAATACAGAGCGATTTATCCAACGCGACATTATCATTAGAGGTAAAATGCTACGGATATATTAACGGTAAACGTATCATAAATACAGAAACCGTTATGTTTGAAACGCCACGCGAAACAATAACAATCATTCCATCGATCCCATCGATCACTCGTACAAAAAACAAAAATACGACACCTGTAGTCCTCGAAAAGAAATATACAAGCACACTAATAGAGACATGTAGTAACGAATTTATTATAGATGCGTTTACATGCAAAATACACCAATCCAATATTTCTTTTTATGATAATACCGACCGCGTATTTAAACTGAGGTCTAAGGGATGGGTATATTTTGCACATGTGATGCATAATAAAAGTATAGTAATGCTGACAGAACATGAAATATTACATATTAACCCATATCCCGATTGGAGTTTAAAGCGTATAGATCATAAAAATACTCCAAATATTATAATACTTGGAGCCACATCGGAAGGATATGTTTTTATATACGAACATGATAATATATGTTTATGGAGAAATGACGAACTCATATGGTATAATACTGATTTGGAATATGATGAACAGATTACTCATATAAAGGCTATCGATGGTGTATTTACATGCGATACTGTAAAAGGGACTGTTGGGTGGAATATGGATACTAAGATAATAGTCTATTAGTTAATTCGAATGCTGTATTAATCAAAAAAATAAAAATCTACAATCGTGTTTTGAAGTACATAACGAGAAACTGTTGCCACCAGGTAGCATGTAATTCATTATAATGAGCATCATAATAGCAGTAACTGCCCTCCGACTCAATATACAATAGCTCCTTTTGGGTCAATATATCATACAACGGGTTGATGGCCAATGTTGTATCGCATGAAAAATGTTCAAATTCGATATAGTCAAATACAATATAGCTAACATCTGCCCCACAAAAGCCCCTAAGTAGAAATAGTATTTTCAATACATCTCTACATAATTCGGGATTTGAGCCGTATGGAGTGATTAATTCTAATACTCTCTCCAACTCATTTTTTTCCACATAAACTCAATACAGGCTGATCAAACACTTCAATAGCCTCATCCCTGTAGGGTTCTTGCGACTGCAGCATGTATGCAGCATTTTGGGTCATATAGCAAAGCAGATTATCCCAGTCCACTCGGTTCCGCTTTGGTTCAAAATAGGCCTCCGCTTGGTCAAAATCTATCAATAACTCTTTTTCCCAGAATGACCTTTCGCGTTTAAGTTGTAGGTACGGCGAGTTTGGATCAGATAGTAACGACTCAACCATTGTCGGAGAATCTAATACTCTTTCCCATTCGCTTCTAGACCGAACAGATAGCAAATAATCCGATACTCTATATTTTTTTTGAATATAGAGTAATTCCTCACCGGTTAAGATATTGCGAAGGAGAGAAATAGTTGATACCAAATCGTATGCTGATGCACCCAAATTGATATATTCAAATACGACACACCCAATACCTGTTCCAAAAATGGATTTCAACAGTAGTAGCATTTCTAGTCCTTCTTGCACTAACACATGGTTCGAGGCGTATGGGCTAAGCGTTTGCAAAATGAACGCTAACTCGCAATGGTCGATAAGAGCCAATGTAGGTTCATCGAATACTTCGATAACGACATCATCGCGGTCGCCATCTAAGTCTTTAGATTCTCCAAAACCACTGAACATGCTTGCTGTATATTCCAACGGATGAAATCAATATTGTTTAGCCGGAAAGGTATAATTTACTATAAGGCGAGTACCAGTTTGATATCGGGTATGTTCAGAAATAGAGAATTCTGCTATCTATGAATTCAGGGCATTTTACCACTATTCCAGTCACAGGTACGAAATTTACTCAATAATTTTGATTTTTTTAGCCTAACATTATGCTCCGCCAATTTATCTACGTCTTAGGCACTATGCTCCGCCAATTTATCTACGTCTTAGGCATTATGCTCCGCCAATTTATCTACGTCTTAGGCATTATGCTCCGCCAATTTATCTACGTCTTAGGCATTATGCTCCGCCAATTTATCTGTGGAAAAACTCACCAGGTGGTCGACGACGCCGCTTTTGCTCGGCGATCACAGCAAATGGCCGACGACGCCGCTTTCGCTCGGCGATCACAGCAAATGGCCGACGACGCCGCTTTCGCTCGGCGATCACAGCAAATGGCCGACGACGCCGCTTTCGCTCGGCGATCACAGCAAATGGCCGACGACGCCGCTTTCGCTCGGCGATCACAGCAAATGGCCGACGACGCCGCTTTCGCTCGGCGATCACAGCAAATGGCCGACGACGCCGCTTTCGCTCGGCGATCACAGCAAATGGCCGACGACGCCGCTTTCGCTCGGCAATACGATTACAGCCATATATTAAGTGATGAGGCGATAGCTGTATCGCTTGCCGCAGATTATGAGGATATACACCATCAGGTGGCGCATGATGCGAATGTGGCGTCCAGTCTCAGTGAATTAGACAGTAGCCTGTCATATGATACCAGACCCGTCTCGTATGGTAGTAGTAATATGGTTGTTTCTGGTATTAAAACCATCATTTCAGAGATGAAAACTCCACCTAACCACATCGACCCGAAAAGGTGGGTAGATGGACAATCTGTGTTTACGGCAAACGAGTACATGGAGTCACTAGGATACGGCCCTAACACTCTACGATACGCAAACGGTCATGTTGTTTTTGCATGTGGGAATGATGTGTTTGATTCTGAAACCCATGCAATCAACATTCGGTTGGGGGGTGATCTCTGTCTTTACCTATCGACTCTGTATGGTGGGTTACGTAAGTTGGGTTTGCCTCGCAGAGATATTGTATATGGAATGGGACAACCGTCTTTGACAAGAGGTATGGTTATCACATTTATCGACCATTTAATATACAAGTTTGCTTAATTTTTTTCTGTTAAAATTGAAAAGTATAGTTACATATATAATGGATTATTCACATATTGTCGAACGATTCAATGCAACGAATAATGCAGAACTCGAGCTTCGATTCAGTGTTGATAAAATACTCTTCAAAACAATATTAGACAAATGTAAAGGCGAAATGTCCTTGGAACAGAGTGTTAATTTTATATATAATAATAAAATCAGACAATTACTTTTTATCGATGGAAAAAAAAAGCATACTTCGTTCGTTGAAAAGAAACAGTTGATAAATAAAAAGTCCCCATTGTATAAATTGGTTTTATCTACTGAAAATAAAATATCAGAATTTAATGCCGATTTAACTACATTGGTTCGTATTAAACTGCGATTATCTATTTTTCCATCAGAACTAGAAGGATGGAGGGTAGATTTTACCATGACTAAAAACCTGACTGATATGAAAAAGGTAAAACCGGCAAAAGAAAGTATGTTATACAAACTTGATATAAACGACTTTAACACTGATAAAGCACCATGGGAACATGCTGATAGTTTTGAATTAGAAGTCGAATGTATTGATAAAGAAATATACTCACCTATTGAAGATGTTATAGATTATATACATTCTCTTGCTGGTCATATCAGATCTTCGGAATATAACACTCTAGTTAATTTCATATCTGAATTGGTACATGGTAAGAAATCAACCAATGCGAGGAAAATATATAACAAGGTTATTGAATTAAATTCTGATTCGTATTCGAAAGTATATGAAAATCGTACCGATTATTACCTACTAGACAAAGCAGATGGTATTAGGTTCTTTGTTATCTTGCATAATAAAACTCTTACCGCTTTAAGTGATGGTATAGACACTACACCATTGAACACCAACCATAGGAAACGTACTATCGTAGATACTGAACGCGTTGTCGATGAAGAAACGAAGCAAGTATTTTATTATGTGTTTGATGTGTTAATGTTTGAGGGTAAGTCTGTTACAGGCTTGCCAACAAGCGAACGAATATCATATATCCCACGCGTTGTAGAAATGTCGGAACAGCATATACGCCCCAAGCCTATTATTCCTATAACATCCAACTTTGAATCAGAATTAAATGCCATAAACGATTCACATAAAAACTACGAAAGTGATGGTATTATTTTTACACCAAAAGATACCACATATCGAAATACAAAATCATGGAAGTGGAAACCATTAACTCATATGAGTATTGACTTTTTGGTAAAAAAAGCAGGGCGGCCCAGAGAATATATATTATTTTCTGGCATCAGTCAATACAACTATGATAAGTTAAAATTAACAATGCTTCCAGGTTTTGAAATATATGGAAAATATTTTCCTATTCAATTCTCACCGAGTAGTGATCCTTTTGCGTATAAATATACACACCCAGAAGACAGCAAATTTATAGATATAGCAGACAACGTATGTGAATTTAAACGAGTAGATGATTCGTGGGTGTTAATGCGTATTCGAACAGATAGGGATGCTGAAACAAAAGCTGGTACTTATTTTGGAAATGACTTTTACGTTGCCGAATATACATGGCAAAACTATAAGTCGCCTTTAACATTTGAGCATCTACTCAAACCTAATGTAAAATATTTTCAGGAAGAAAAAAGAGGCTTGTATAAACAAGCGACCAGTTTTAATTCTTTTGCTAAAAGTAGGATATTAACTGTATTCAAAGATAAGGAATGGGTTATTGATCTTGCTGCTGGAAAAGGTCAAGATATGTTTAGGTTGGCGGGTATGAATGTAAAAAATGCTGTATTTCTTGACATCGATCAATATGCCCTGTCAGCATTGGTTGAGCGTAAGCATAAAAATAAACAACCATTAAATATGAATGTACTTATTCAGCACACCGACCTTACAGATGATTATAAACATACAAAGAACAACTTACACCGTATTGGTGTTCCTGCTGTTGGTGTTGATGGTATTATGTGTAATTTTGCTATCCATTACATTATCGACAAACTTGATAATTTGATACACTTAGTTCATAGTATGCTTAAACCTGGAGGGGTTTTTGTATTTGCGGCATTTGATGGAAAGCGTATTGTTGATTTATTGAAGAATGCAAAAGAATGGCATGTTAGAGAGGGTGATGCTATTAAATATTCTATAGTAAAAAAATATAAATCAAACACTCTTACTAGAACCGGGCAACAGATTGATGTGCTATTACCATTTAGTATGGGAAAATATTATACCGAATATCTAGTAAATTTCGATCACGTGTTGAGTGAATTTAAAAATAGAAAATTTATTATTGAAAAACGTGGAAACTTTAGTGAATTTTTAAATCAAAAGCCGTTGGGTGATTCTGATACACAGTTCGTATCATTATATAGCTATGCTGTTGTTCGAAAACCAGATACTAAAAATGATATTATATCTTCCTTGTCTGGATCGTATGATATCGACGAGTTTAAAACAGCGTTTATAACACCACAGCCATTACGGCCAGTTGTAACTTTGGATGATATAAAAACGATATTACCATACGCGTTTAATTCGGGCATAGTAAAGATGGGTCATCATATAGGACAACGAAAACTATTACTTAGTGAGATTCAATTCCTTTCAAAAACCAAATCAAAATATTGTATTTATGCTGGATCAAGTCCAGGCAATAAAAACATGTATCTTTCAGAGATATTCCCGCACATTAAATTTATAGATGTTGATCCAAATAAGTTTGATATTGTTGTTGGTGATAAATCACACAGAGCTGTAAAGCATGATGATATAGTACATTTATATTATCACTATCCAACAAAATCCAATACATATAAAAATAATACTTCTTTTGCGGATATGACTGCCATGGATAAAAAAAATATGTTGGATTTTGTCATACAGTCTAATGCAAAAATATTTATTATAGAAGATTACATGACTATAGATATTGCACAGTGGTGTGTAGGACTTGGTGATGTATCATTTATATCCGATATACGCTCAAATGTTTCAGGCAGTGAATATCCACAAGATTATGATATTTATTGGAATATGGCTATGATGTATAATTGGATTACAATCATGAGACCAGAATACACAATGCTAAAACATCGAGATTCTTATGGTACTGATGTAGATAAAACCATAAGACATCCCGATGATTTCAAACTAGCATTAAGCAACGGTATTGATTTTGCATCAGATTATAAAGATAATGTATTTCGTATGAGTAAGGGTACATTATATATACAGGCATGGGCTGGACGATCTTCTTCCGAACTACGGCTACATATTAAAAGAAACGATATTACAAATACCATAACATATGACAAGTGTGAAGATAAAATGTTTTATTTTAATAGTATTGGTAGATCGTGGGTATGGAGAACAAATAAAAATGCTAATAAGTCATTAGGATTTTGCCACTGCAACGACTGCGCCCTCGAAAATATAATCCTTACAGGTGCTGGTCTTGACGTTCATAAAGCGGTTAATAATATCAACAGAATTACAAATAGACCATTACTATCACACCATAGATTTACGTTATGGGTAAAGAATGTAGCAACTAAATCTGATGTTTTTACAGAGATGGTTCGACATGCATTAGACTTATTCAAAAAAACACCCAACAGATATAAAAATGATGGTGCCAGGGGTAACACTGGTGAAACGCCTACTGGTGAAGGTTTAGTAGTGCCTACTGGTGAAGGTTTAGTAGTGCCTACTGGTGAAGGTTTAGTAGTGCCTACTGGTGAAGGTTTAGTAGTGCCTACCAACGAAACACCTACCGACGGTTTAATGGTGTTACCGGATACTTTGAAATGGATGTTTCCTGAAACCGATAAGCCGCTATATATTGTGGATGCGTCAAGGTATAGTGTGTCGAGTCCGCGGATGTCTATTCAAATATCAGAGCAAATAAAACACCTGGTTCAAATACCCGATATACATATCACAGATGCAACAGCACATGTAGGTGGAAATACAATAGGATTCGCAACGGCGTTCCCTCATGTCAATGCTGTTGAAATAAGTAAAACCACATATACTGCACTTACACACAATATCAAAGCGTTTGATATAGAAAATGTAAAAACATATAACGAATCATACCTTGATATTCAAAATGACTTGAAACAGGATATTGTATTCTTTGATCCTCCTTGGGGTGGGCCAGAGTATAAACTCAACAAGGTTATGATGTTATATTTAGATGATATTCCTATATATGAAGTTGTATGTAGATTTGAAGTATTTCCTGTACTGGTTATACTGAAATGTCCATACAATCTTGATTTCGCATTATACAAAAGAAGTATTCCATATAGTAACCACATAACAAAAAAACATGGAAATGCTCGTATCATTTATTCGTATTAAAATTGATTAAGCTACATGAGTAAATATGAATATCGTACAATTTTACGCCAATCAATATCTTCAACTGATAAGACCAGGGGCGCAGCCTATAGGAATATGTAAAGAGACTGAAGCTCAAATTATGTTTATTCTACATGAACTTGAGCGATCACGTTCTGATAAAAAATTATCTGGTATTGGTATATGTAGATATGTTGTAGGTGTTGTAGAAAGCACACATGTCGAAATAAATACTGATGTAGAACGCTTGTTCAATAGAACAGTAAAAAGAGATCCCTGGGTTACATATGTATTTTTACGATTCATTCGTATATTCGCTAAACAATTGGCAAATATGAACTGTATATATACTATGGGTGATACTGGATCACAAACCAACTCTATTTTGCGAATAATGGATGTCAGTGGCACAAATCCAGTAATTTTCAATGATATCTACCACCAAAGGCCTCTTTAAAAAAATTAAAAACGAGGAACTTCCAAATCATCCTCATCCAAGAGCTCCAGAGCGTGTGTGACGGAAGGATGCTGTATTTTTTTTTGGACAAACTGGTTAGCGGTTCTAGTGTCGGCGTTGACCGGGTGGTTGTATCGCACATACACGGGGGGTGGTGTCCAATACCAAACACCATTATACATCATGGGATGTGGCCTGGCCATCACTGGTCGCCTGGTCATCATGGGCTGTGGCCTTGTCATCGCAGGTTGTAGCCTAGCCACCATGGGTGGTCGCCCAATCATCACCGGTTGTGACCTAACCATCACAGGCTGCGGCCTGGCCGTCGCGGGTCGCTGCATAATAGCCACAGGCTGTGGTTGTCTAGTGGCCACTCGCCACTGCCCGACAGTCGCTGGACGCTGTTTAGTGGTCGCTTTAGTGTTTCTTCGAGTCCGCCACTTGGCACCTATTTGGATGTGCTGCCTTGGTCTTGATTGCGTCTTCTTGCTTGCACGGACACATGAAATTGGTTGTCGATTGGCCTCCTTGCTCTGTTTCTGGGGGGTAAATGGCTTTGCTGATGGATTCAGCATGTTTCGTGGATAGTAGGGCTTTGCTATTGCCCTAATCATATTCAAAATTATATAAAATTGACTTTAATATTTATAAAAAAGAATGTCATACAATAATGTGAAAAATGCAACTATTGCTGATTGCGAAACACACCTTACTGGGCGATTTATAGGGAAGGTTTTAGATGTATATGATGGTGATACTTGTGGTGTTGCTATTGATATTAATAGAACATTACGTTATATTCGTATTCGGATGTTATCATATGATGCACCAGAGATGAAAAAAAAACAAAGACCGTTTGGTGTTGAGGTGAGGGATGTTCTTCGCGATCTTATATTGGATAAAATGGTTGTGGTGGATATCCCTAAGCAAAAAAAATATGATCCGTACGGTAGAACGTTGGGTCATATATATGTCTTACGGCAGGGTATGCCTTGTACTGTTGTTTCATGCTGGAGTTTATTATGCCCTGGATGTAAATCATTTAATGGTGAACAAGATTATACTAAACATATCATACGAGATAATAAGGTAGAAGTCCCTGTAACTATTGATATCCCCGAACAATTTCATATTGCCTTTTTACATGAACTTTTGCACGTAAATGAGTGGATGATAAATAATACATTTGTTAGGCCGTATGATGGACAGCACTCTCGATCTGTATGGAGTCAACAGGAGTTGCAATGTGGGTATCATGGTCCCCTAATATAATACCAATATGTATAGGATCATCTGGCTTTAAATATAATGTGTTATTTGACCCTAACTGCAATTCATGACCTATTTCAAGATTTTTTTGTAATGGTGTGTATATTATACGAGCAAGACAGAATAATCCACTTATATATTTTAATACTGTTTCATCATTCGAATACTGTTGTAAATCTAACTTATATTCGGGCGTAACAACCCCTAATTGTAAAGTATGTTTATTGTCAATAACAACTACACCAACGGTTGGTACCACAGTATCGAATAATTCTTTTACATCAACATTAAGATATAATGCAATAAAATGTTTAACTATATTGTCAGCAAATACCATTGCACGATCAATAACTATTCGTGTCTTTAAATTTTGTATTTCCTGCCCGGCGATTCTTTTTTTTTCCTCCATGGTTATAAAAAAAGAATAACAATATTTTAAATCATTCCCTCAAAGTTTAAATTTTTTGGGACGGATCGGCATCTGCTAAGACCAGTTCTAGGTTTTTTAGCAGGGGCGCTAGGGGTATCGCCCAAACGAAAAGAGATAGGTGTAGATATATAACGCTTTCTAGAACGGGATTTACTAGGTGCTTCTTTTTCAAAAGTCAGCTGTTTAGGCTTCATATTAAACCTATGCAGAATACTACCTGACCCCCGAGTATTAGGCTTGCGGCGAATAGGCTGATTGACCTTGATACTACGACGCGGTCTGATAGGGGTAAGGTATCCGGACGCGGTTGGCATTATAGATAAAGATGCGAATACGGTTGAGAGATTCATGTTTATATGGTATATAAATTCAAAATTAAATATTGAATTCATTTAGATAATAATCTAACCATGAACAAACTCAATGAATTGTTAGCAAAATATGGAAAGGAAATCAAAGAATCCTCAGACCGAGCGGGGTCACCGCGTGATCCGATGTGGAAATGTACGTTGTCAGATCCAGAATCGGGATTATCGGCGACGTCAACCGCGAAAAAGGTAAAGGCTGCACGTAACGACGCGGCCGCCATTCTGCTTGGCCCACTGACAGCGTATATGGAACAACATGGTGTCGCGGGAACCCAAGGCGGTGGATCGATCCAGTTCTTAAACAAAAGGCTGTCCAGTTATGGTGTCAGACACATGGAGTTTAAATTTGCCCGCTGCGGGCAAAACATCATCACTGGCATCCACGCATCTCACCCTTTCATGGATACCCCTATTAGTATCCCATGCGATTCCAAAAAGGGCGGCAAAGATGCTCTGGCCGCCGCGTTGTTAGATTCGGATCTGGGATGGGCAGTTGCTGCCGGGTCGGTCGATGCAAAAACCAAGCCACTCCCGAAATACAATGTGTTGAAGTCGTTTGGTGAGTTGGGTCCTGGACCATATGGTATTGATTTAGAGTGGAACCCCAACAATGTGAAAACTGGAGTAGTTGTCATCCAGATAGCGTCGGCTGTTGGGGTGTTTATCAAGCCCTTTAAAAAAGCATCCGATGTTGCTGATATCGCCCGCATGCTTAGAGATGAGAGTGTAAAGAAATATACTTTTGCACCCAACGATCAAAAGGTTATCAAATCGCGTATGGGTTGTGATATCGCTAACTTTGTCGACATGCAGTCGTTTCTTTACGAGCAAGGATATGCATCGACCATATCATTGAAACATGCTGTCGGTATTGTCTGCGGTGTTTGCCTCACTAAAGATAGAGGTACCACTATGTCCTTTACATCACTCCATCTTACCGCTGAACAGCTAAAGTATGCCGGAGATGATGCTGTCGCCACGTTGCTTTTGGGTCAGAAGTTGTTTTAGTTTATTTTTTTTCATTTAGTATAAGATGATTAAAAGACATGGTAATACAAAGGATAAATTTACATATACTCATAATAGCAAAGTGATGAAAAATGAGAGTATGTTACAATATATAACATCACTCGCAATACCTCCTTCATATAAAGATGTTATTATTTTTTACCAAACTAGAGGAGAACCTAAAATACTATACCAGGGATACGACTTAAAGGGAAGACTTCAGCGGATATATTCTAAGAATTGGGTAGTAAAAGCACGTAAGAAGAGATTTTGTGATATTTTATATTTGTCAGAGCAAATACCAAATATAACAACAGAATCCAAAAAACATATAACTGGACCACCATCAAAAGATAAAATGATATCTATGATTATTAGTTTAATTATGACGTGCTATTTTCGTGTAGGTAACAAAAGATATCAAGAACTGTACGGGACATTTGGTGCCATGAATATACAAAAAAAACATATATCGATTAAAGACAATATTTTGCATATTTCCTTTCTTGGAAAAAAGTCAATTGTTAATAACTGTGATATTACAGATAAGGTTTTAATTAACGAGATGCGAAAACTGATATCGCAGCGTGAAAAGGCTAATGATTTTATATTTCAATATGAACATAAAGGAAGTCTTGTACCCATAAAGGCTATTGATGTCAATTATTGGCTTAATAAATTCGATAAAAGAATAACAAGTAAAGATTTCCGCACATATGATGCTAATATACTTTTAATTATCCATTTGCGGAAATATGGTATAGTTGTATCGAAAGTTCAGCGAAAACATAAAATGGTGGAGGCATTAACAGATGTAAGTGCATATATACATAACACACCTTCTATATTACGTAATAACTATGTAGCAGATGGTATTGTGGATATGTATATGAATGATCCTATGAAATTTTCACGATACTTTTTAAACAATAAACCGCCACGAGTTGTGTTTATAGAATATCTTAAAGATTACTGTTCTTAAAAATTGAATTTTTATATATATAAAAAGATGGACAGCAAAGGTGATAGGTGTGTTGACGGTACCATTAACAATAACCCCACTTTCAGTGATATTCAGAATATGTTTATGATGAATCAAAATGAGCGTATTCTCGGTCGTGTAGTTTATGAATGGTACGATATCGTTAATCGCACTAACAAATATGAACAAAAAAGGGCAGAATTGATAAAACAGCTCCGTGAACTAGAATTGCAACAGCATCGGGATATTAATACCCTCAAACAAATATCCATATACTGTGAATTGAGACGCAAGTTGGTTTATTCTAAAAAGCGTCGTAACAGCACCATCAGCGAGGCACCAAAGCGCATGAAGTTGTAATTTTTATAACAGGTCTCCATAATTTATTCTGGGGACGTATTTTTTTTATTAAAATTGAATGTGTAATGTAAAAAAATGATTAGAAAATATGAACGGGATTTGTTAGATATTATTGAATATGTTCTATATCCCGATGTAGCTAATATCGTATTCGGGTACGTTAATCCCGTATTGTTGCCTTGGGTTGATGAGAAAAAAATAGATTTGAGAAGACTGTGTGCGAACCACAAAGCCATGCATGTGCTAATGGAAAATCCAGAAATTATATGCTGGAGTAATTTATCAATGAACCCCCAAGCAGTGGAATTATTAACACTCAATATTGATAAAATAAATTGGGTCCAACTATCTTTAAATCATAACGCAGTGCGTCTATTAAGTACCAATCCTGATAAAATAAACTGGTATAATTTATCCCAAAACCCAGGGGCAATGAAGTTATTGATGGATAATCCAGATAAAATGGATTGGAATAGTTTATCGGAAAATCCATCCGCTATTGATATTTTGGAATCCAATCCAGAAAAAATATATCCTCTAAGATTATCTGCCAACCCCGCCGCTATGAAACTTATAACTCGTGACGATTTTCATATTCATTGGCTATGGTTATCAGCAAACCCAGCAGCAAAAGATTTGTTGGTTAATAATTTAGATAAAGTAAGTTGGTATTGGCTATCCACAAATACAAATATGATTAATGTAATAAAAGATAATTTGGATAAAGTCGAATGGTGTGCGTTATCCGCCAACCCCTGTATCTTTAGCTAAAAATATTAATATTTTTTTCCAGTAAAAATTTTGAATAATACAGTTAATAACAAAAGAATATGTCCGATAACAAAACCTGGGTTTGCTATATCTGTGGTAATGTCAATGAGTGGGAGGCATGTGATAATCCTAAATGGTGTGGAATGACAAACTCCAAATTCCCACCATCACCACAGCCAACCCCATTATCAGACAGCTGTTTACGCTACCACGCTGGAGACACTGGAGACGCTAAATGTGCTGGAGACACTGGAGACACTGGAGACGCTAAATGTGCCAGAGACGCTGGAGACGCTGGAGATGCTAAATGTGCTGGAGACACTGGAGACACTGGAGACACTGGAGACGCTAAATGTGCCAGAGACGCTGGAGACGCTGAATGTGCCAGAGACGCTGGAGACGCTGAATAATTTTGATTTTTTTATATGGATACAATATGTGTGCTTACGTACTCAACGATGATGGTCTCACGATCAATTTTCGCAAGATTTCTCCTGGTGCTACCACACGTCCAATTTTCCCCGGACCACCAGGAAAAGAAGCTACCGCTCGCCTTCCACCGTCCGGGATGCCCGCTCAATGTGGAAGATGCAAGTGTGTTGAATATAATGTGAGAACTCTTCGCGAAAGTTTTGCAAAACTGGAGAATAATTTCTACTTCTGTGAGAAGTGTCATCCGTTAATGCAGACCATTTACAACCACTATTCCGACAGTGTGTGGTTTAGAGATTACAAGAATGAGCAAGTTATGTGGGGTCATTATGTTGCGAATCTGATGCTCCAATGATAAATTTTTTTTAATTAAAAAAAACATAATATAAATCTAGCTTAATTACCTTTTTTTACCTTACGCATTGTTTTTCTTTTACAGATTTCTCCATTTGCTATGGTATTTGGAGGACAGTCTTGACGGCATGCACCTAAGTACGCACTATATCCTTTTGGACAGGCTTTCCATATTAATCCACCACCAGAACATTTAGTACCTTTGGGTTTTTTCTTATTACATTTTTTCCGAGAAATAAATGTTTTTACTGCTTTTTTTAGGCGACCACGCCCACAGCTAAAAGCACCAAATTTTTTATTAGGTCCGCAATCAGCTAGACAATCAAGACCTTGTCGACTAAATCCTGGTTCGCATTTTTTAAGTCCGACAGAATACCATACTATAATAATAAGAATCAACGCAAGTATAAGACCAAGAAACATATATACTATAAAATTTGAATTAGTAAAAAATAAATAAACATGGGAATTAACAAGTGGTATTCGATGTTTGGATCATCAAAAAGAATAATTACCGATTTTAAGGATAAGCGATTGGGTATAGATGCTTCTTATGATATATATCGTGCTGGTACCGTCGATGAAAATAATATACTAAATATGATCGTGTATTGGATTACTAGGTATAAACGTATGGGTGCTATATCCTTTATATTTGTATTCGACAATCCTGTACCTAATCCATTAAAAGCAAAAGAACATGCTAAGCGAGATAAAACAAGAACATTCCGTATTACAAAAAAAATAATCGACGATGTCAAATCTCTTTTGCATATTATGGGTATTGCGTGGGTAACTGCACCCGAAGGTTACGAGGCTGAACATTTAGGGGCAGAATTAACAAAAAATAATATAATCGATACTTTTATGACATCTGATTCTGATACTTTAGTATTTGGAGGTACATCCATGACAAGATATATTAAGGGAGTATTTGAGGAGTATAGACTCTCAGACGCACTGGCACTGTATGGTTTAGATACTGCACGATTTTTGCGTATATGTGTAATGATGGGATGTGATTTCGCAGATAAGACCAGAGGTATTGGTCCTAAAACATCGTTGAAAAAAGAACCCAACACAGTATTAACCTCTGAACAAAAAATAGCAATTGATTATTTTAATTGCACATGTGTTTGCCCTAGTATTGTTAGGAATATGAACTATTCAGCCTCCGATGCTATAGAATGGTTCGCAGACAATAACTTTAGTCGTGCGCAAATAACACCGCTTATTGGAAATGATTTTAAGTTTGAATTCAATAAGCGATTGCATTGCTCATTAGTAAAACGTATTGGTTGGGCATTATCTAAAACAGTAATGGATCAGCAACAAGAAGAAAAATGGGGTACTTCGGTAACCGGACAGGCAGATTGGGTTGACAGTATGGGTAAAATGCTTGTTTATGATATGCTTAAACTAAAAGGCATACACCTTAGAAACCCCGATGGTAAAGATAATGTTGATTGGGAATGTGATAATTATATTTACAAAGTGGAAACGCTGAGTTGGAACACAGTTGATGGAAGAATATTAGACACATGGATCAAACACCAAAACACACCTGAAATATACAATAAACCACTACGCATTATTTGTGTTGCGAGGCAAGAAAACTTACTAAACCCAACCGAAAAAAATACTCAAATACTAAATTTAGCAAAATCGTGGGGTATCGAATACATACGCTTTAGAGATACGCTTTAGAGTACTGTATGTTTGTAATTGCACCTATCACATTCATAAATATGATAATCAAATACACTGCACTCGCAGTTATTAGAAAATACTCTAATACTACACGCTATGCATTTGCGACCTATTGATTTTGTTTCACTAAATATTAATTTTCCAAAACAATCGTTTTCGCGATGAACCATATCCAACACACAAGGAATTCCATAATTTACACCTTTAAATTCAACGGCGTCATCCCAGTTTTGTATTTTTTTTATTTTTTTAATAGTCTCGAGAACGCCTGTGTTGTATTCCCGCACTATTGTATTGTGCTTGTCTATCTCGATATTGATTCTTTTTGTTTCTTGCAAATATTCATTTCTATATTTGTTTAGCGATATGATATCATATCGTTTAGGATATAATTTTTTACACAATTCTTTAGGGTATATCCTTTTTATATTCATATTCTAAAAAACCCTTATATAATGTCAAAAGAAAATAAAAAATTTCTTACAGAACTCACGAGAGAACACAAAATCAAAAATAAATATTATGGGCTAAACGCATTGAAAAAAATAAAAGAATTGTTCTTCCCTAACAATAAAAAAGAAGCTGATAAATGGGCAAAACGATGGACACTCAATGAAAAAAAGAATTCCGTCTATGTTGAATATCTTGTTAAAAAACGTGTTCATACATATTTATATACCAGGTTTATAATTGGAGAGGGTAAAAGGAGATCGGTTTTGGGAGAGCGGGGTGTACGCGTTTAACTAGCTGTCAAGAGTTGGATCTACAATGTCTGCGTCTGGGGTATCTGGAATGTCTGGTGCGTCTGAGTCTGGGTTAAGGTCTGGTCTGGCTCGGCGTATTCGATCCCATAGATCCGTATTTGAGTCATCAAAGTATGACATTTTAGAATCACCAGCCATACCGCCCATACCAGCCATACCAGCCATACCAGCCATACTACCCACGCCAGTCGTGCCATCCACGCCAGGCATATCATTCATTTTTGCATCAATACTTAACTGTTGGCTATATATAGAATCTAATTGTACCTGCATCAAACCTAATTGTTTTTTTATCTCCTGAACCGTATGTAAAATTTCTTTTTCCATGGTGTTTTAATACAGGCGTCTTAAATTTTTATAATAAAATTTTGATTTTTTATAAGGTAAAAATGGAAATCACATATATCAATTCGGCTATCAAACGCGTGAATAAAATTCAAGATGTATGGGATCCGAAAGCCGTTACTAGGATAAGCTTTCTCAGCAAGACCGTGGTGACGCCAGAAAGTTTTATTCCGTTTCGTGGCGGATGTCTCGAGCATATTGATGGTGAAGTCGAAATCACGGGAACATCTGCAAGAGAATTATTTGCTGGATTGCAGTATTTGAAAGACATTCCAAGTTTAGACATGCCTAACGTAACAGATATGTCTTGTATGTTTAAGGGTTGTATAAACTTCGATCACCCTGTAACTTTCGACACCAGCAATGTAAAAGATATGGGTAGCATGTTTAATGGTTGCATCAGCTTTGATCGACCAATCGATTTCGATACCAAAAATGTAATAAATATGAATGGTATGTTTATGAGATGCCACTCCTTTAACCAACCAATAGCTTTCGATACTGGTAACGTGGTGGCTATGCACTGTATGTTTTATGAATGTTATAGATTCAATCGTTTAGTGGCACTTAATACAGGAAAAGTAAAATATATGGGTAATATGTTTTACGGCTGTGAGCGTTTTAACCAACCACTAGAATTTAAAACCAAAGATGTTACAGATATGAGCTACATGTTTTATAATTGCGAGAATTTCAATCAACCAGTTAGGTTTAATACCGAAAATGTTACAACTACTGATTCTATGTTTAGTGGATGTAAATCATTTAACCAACCAGTCGATTTTGATACAAAAAATGTAACAGATATGAGTAATATGTTTAACGGTTGTACATTCTTCAACCAGATCCTGATATTAGATACTAGAAATGTAACTGATATGGGTAGCATGTTCCGCAACTGTATCTTATTGAACCGATCCATAATGTTTGATACAGGAAAGGTAACTGATATGAGTAGTATGTTCAAAGGCTGTACAAATTTTAGACAACTAGTCGCATTCAATACCGAACGTGTAGAAGATGCGACCGATATGTTTTGTCGCGAATGTTGATTTTTTTTATAAAAAAAAACGGATACCTCAAAAAAGTACGATACAACTTTTTCATTCAGCTTGCGTATCAAGCTGGGTTTAATAATACGTATAGCGATTTACTGTGTTCCGTAATACATGTAATCGTACCTTAGATTGTCGTAATACTCACAACAAATACAATCTTCACCACAGTCACATACCTCGTCGTAATTACAACCCTCGTCGTAGCTCTCCTTGCTGTCGTAGCTCTCATTGTTGTCGTAGTCTTCATCGTATATACCACCACCAATCCGATATATCCTATAATCGTTACCGTCTGTGGTATGTAATGTCATCTTACATTCATTACCGTTTGCGGTATGTAATGTCATCCTATAATCGTTACCGTCTGTGGTATGTAGCGTCTCGCATACGGTACCGTCTGTGGTAGTCATATCAACATCCTCAACATCCTCACTATTATTGCTGTCCGTGATATTTAATGTCTCAAATGCCGATATAATCGACATATTTTATATATAAAAAAATCAATTTTTTAAATATAAAAATGTTGACTGTGGTGATTGAAATCTATGTGTGAATGAATCCCCCTAATACGATCGTCTACACAATCAACATTTTTTTAAGCACTAAGTGTGCCAAAATACTTATGTTATGTATCGGTAATACTTTGGAATATTTACTTATCTAATAATTTCACCCCTTAACATCCTTCCGTCTATTACTTCTTTCAATGTATTAATGCCAATATAATGATTTAACATTGTTGGGATGCCTAATATACTATGAACTACTATTGCTAGAATAATCAATAATATAAATATACCTATCGCATCTTTTCCATTTGATAACGCATACGATATTGCGGCTGTTGCAACGACATCAAATACCGCTATACCTTTTATTTTTGTGCTTCTTAGTTCGTTGATCATTGTATATAATTCAAAAAATATATATTTAAGATTCATATCAATATACGGAATATACGGAATTGTTACCACGCAAATGGTGTATCAGTGTCACAAGTGTGAAAAAAAATTCATTCAAAAAACCGATTATAGACGTCATCTTGATAGAAAGGTGGACTGTCGGAATATTTTATTGGAGGATAGAGTCGCTGAAAAAGTTATACGGGCATTGAAAATTGAATTATCCGTAGATAATAAACAAATGCCACTTGTTGATATAATCAATACGGAAAATTGGGCCGATATGAAGATTGGCCAAATTCATAGTAAAATGAATGAACATAAGATTCCAATGCTACTATATAGGAGCGGAAAGAACAAAGGCAACGTAAGCAATAACAGACCTGCTACAGTAGCACACTGTTTAAAAATAGCCCGTACTATGAGTATCGTGGACGCAAAGGAACCTGCTACAGAAGAACCTGCTATAGAAGAGCCTGCTATAGAAGAGCCCATCGCGAATATAGTTGATGCTAACAATGCTGGAAATTCAATAGTATCATGCGTTAATGCATGTCATAATTTAATGCGTAATAGAGACTCCATTGTTGGTGAAAAGGCTATGCATGATATTATGAGATTATTATTCGTTAAATTTCTTGAACCAATGATATTAAATGGACAAGTAGACATCCTAGATTCAAAATATTACGATAATATCCAACACTATAGACCTGGTTTAGAACTAAATGCTAAGTTTTCCGTTTTTAAAGAAAATACATTATCCGATAGTGTCAAGCATAGTAAAATGGTATGGAAGATCATATTAGCAAACCATCCTATGACCAAGGAGATATTTGATGCGGATGATTATTTTAATTGTTCTCAGCCAACACTAGTTGAATTACTCTCAAAGATTGACATGGGATTGAAAAATGAAAAATTTGAACTACTCAAAAATGATGTAAAGGGTCGTCTATATGAGGAATTTCTGAATGGGTATAGTAATAACGCTGGTAAATCATTCGGTCAATATTTTACTATACGCGATTATATCCGACTGATATTTAAGCAAATAGGTCAACATAATACAGATACTTTTTCCAATTTAATTGATGAAAATGTATTTATAGTACTCGACCCATGTATGGGAACTGCTGGTATGCTGACCGAGACATATGAGTCTTTAAAGCTGAAAGGTAAAACCAGTATGATTGAAGGATGTGAAATAGAAGCGGAGACCTACACATATGCTTTAATGAATGCGATATTAACAATTGGATCGCTCGCTGTTAATAATTTTAAAAGAGTTGATTCAATTGTTTGTTGCAATCCTCTAAATAAGGTTAACTTTATACCAACAAATCCGCCATTTGGGACTAAAATGGAGTATGTAGATTTAAAAAATAAATACAATACACTATATGCTACAGAATTGAAGACGGACAACTTTCCGAAATTTAGTGATATATACCCAATTAAGACAAATGACGGAGTTGCTTTATTTCTTCAAATGATGGTTTTTAAACTAGCACCAGGTGGGTTATGTGTGTCAATCGTTCCGAATGGTAAACTTTTATCCAATAAAACATTTTCTAAACTTCGTCGATATATTCATTCGATGTGTGCTGTTGAAAAAATTATGTATGCCCCTGGTGGTGTTTTTAAGCACGCTGGTGTAAAAACGGCTGTTCTATACCTACGCAAATATACAGACTCCGAAATTAAGGAAGGTAGTTTGAATATGATTCAATTTGTTGAAACAACCAAACAACTTGACACTCCTATATCACTCGGATCTGTTATTGTTAGCGAGGAAAATATGTTCTCATGGGATTTCAACTCATATACAAATCAATCCACGCCAAACTGGGGTGGAGTTGAATGGAGGGCGATGGGTGAATTATTCACATTATTGTCGACAACTAAACACAAAACCTCTATGGGTAATACTTCGGGTAATTACAGATTCTATAATTCATCACAATATAAAAAACTATACCTTGATACATATGAAATAAAACAGGAATCTATTATCATAGGAAACGGCGGTAATGCCAATATTCATATAGATTCTTGTTTTACGGCAAGTAAACATGTTACTGTATGTGTCCCTTTGGAAGAATATAAAAATTCAACTCGATACATATATTTGTATCTTCTACATCACATGGTTTTATTCGAAGATGTATCCAACGGTTCAGGTATTACATGGCTCAATAAAGATAATATACGAAAAATCAAAACCCCAGTACCACCATTGGAAGTACAGCAGCGAATTGTTAAGCAACTGGACGAAATCCAAGGGGGTGGAGAGCGACACAGACAACTACTTGCGGATAAAAAAAATTATATGAAACTGTATCGCGAACATGCTCAACCCCCATTCGCCGATCATAAAGACGATATTAAATGGGTACCTTTGGGTGAATTATGTGAAATTGCTATAGGGGGTACACCGTCAAGAAAAAACTCTGAATATTGGAACGGTGATAATATATGGGTCTCGGTGGCGGAGTTGAATGGCAATATTATTACTGATAGCAAGGAAAAAATTACAAATTCTGGGGTTTCCAAAAGTAGTACCAAACTTGTAAAAACAGGTTCTATTCTTATGTCGTTTAAACTGAGTATAGGGAAAATGGGAATTGCTGGATGTGATCTTTATACCAATGAGGCGATAGTCGCCATTAATTCAAAAGAACATGTATCACAAAAGTATATCTATCACTATTTATCATATAAACAAACGTTTAACGCAACAGGTGCAATCGGGACCGGTAGTCTTAATATGGGTAGTATTGCGATGATTAAAATTCCAGTACCATCATTAGAAGTACAGGCGGAATTTGTCAAGTTCTATGAAGCCAAGGAACAGAAGTTAAAAAAATTGCAACAAGATATTGACAATACTAAACAATATTTAAAATGGTTGGATGATCTTGGACGAATGGTTATTGAAAATACTATCATCACGGGATAAATATTATTTTGATATATACAAAATTGAATCTGTGTATATCAATATATTACCATGGATACACATTCCTGTCAGGAGTCTGAAGAGTGTAAATTTTGCTCAGATGGTGTAATGAATGAATTGGATATTGATACATGTTTGCGATCCGCGTTTCGTCAATATTGCGAGTATTTTCATCATCACGATTCAAAGCCAGATATGGAACAATTTGAAGAATGTTACCGAGGTAATTTTGATACCGTTGGGGAATTCTGCGAGCATCTATACGAGTCATGTGACGATTCATACAATAACCTCACTGATACATTAAAAAAAAATATAGATTGGCAACAGGTGTGGGAGTATGCCATTCAATATGACTATTTATATGAGCATGGTCATGTATTTCACTTAGGTTAAAAATCATCAAATTGTTCAAATATTTTTTCATTTATACTACATAGGCTGATCCCATATGTTTTTTTCATATCTGGTGGTATCATATAATCCATTGAATGTAGTATTTCATTTTTTTCATGATCAGTCTTATATTTGCTGCCAATTAATTTAATGGCATCTTGTTCTATATTCAAAATTGCACATGTACAATCGTCTACTGTATAATGTTCATTATTTAACATTGACCATCTGAATAAATTATAAGTACGGGTCGGGTTTTCTGGAAACTGTGAAGTATAACACCCTTGGAACATTCGCCGATATTCCCCTTCAAATAAAATCTGTCGGGCTTTTAAATATGCCAAAAATTCTACAAATGTCATATTGTTAGTTTTCTTAATACAGAAATATACAAACACATTATCAATTTTTTGCCTATCTATTTTCCCTTCACGGAAAAATGTACTCAGTGCTACCGAACATGATACTGGTAGTGTTTTTCCAGTAGAGTTACATAATTCTTTAGATTTAATTTCATCCCATATTTGATTAGCAGTTCTGGGGCATCTGTCACTTAAAACATGTAAGATTGCCTCCCGCAAAGAATATTTTTTCTCAGCAGTGCGGGCTTTAGCCAATTCGATGAAACGAAGTTTGACTTTTTCATCTATATGTATCATCGGCGTTTCGGTTTTACCTTTTGATCGTTCTTTTGCATCCACCCGGGGCTTGTTCAGGTCGCGAATGTATTTAACGATATGTGGGTCATTATTGCGGTGTAATTCTTCAATAATATTTAATACCGTATCAAATCCGCAATCGTTAATTGCTGAATTGAGATTGTCATATACTTGAGGAATCAGAATATGTGCTATTTTGTTTGGATAATAACTACGGGGGCGTGATATTATCTGTACAATGGCTGCCTTATTATATCTCGGGTCTATAAATATGACGGTATCTAGAGTGGGTATATCTATCCCATCAGTAACCATGTAGCAGTTAATTAAAATGGACAACTGCTTATTTTCTTTGAATTTGCTAAGAGCATTTTTATTTGCTCTATAATTTTCACTTGAGGTCATTTTAAATATTCTATTAGCGTCCCCGAACCTACCATCTTTTATTAGTAGTTCGTACATCGCATTAACCGATTTGACGCTGTTTGCATACATTAATATTTTGTTCGGTTGGTAATCTACTTCGGTAGAAAGCAAATTCCATAACATAGTAACAGATTTATCGCGACGTATGCTATATTCATCTCGCGTCTTAATGTCGGCAAACGCATTTAAATCATATGCTCCAACTACTATACTAGCAGGGACCATAAATTTATTTTTTATGGCATCTTCAATATCGCAATATACTATGTCATCTGTATAATTGCCAAAATATTCGGGGTCATTCATAAATATATGGCTTCTATTTGTTAAATAGTTACCCTTAATAGGTGTAGCGGTGGCAAACACAGTAAGACATGGCCCGATATTATTATTCATTAAAAGTATGGGATTGTATTCTGTTTTCTTTCTAGCCAAATAATGCACTTCATCAAATATGAACATTTTTCTTATATCTGCCTCTATTAGTTGCGTCAATCGCCGAAACGAATTATTACATACAAATATGATAGTCTTTGTTTTTGTTTCGCAGATATGTTTTAATTTGTTATCATCAATACAATAATCGCTTCCCGATGACGATAATTCTACAACATCCACATTTGTAAATATATCTAGCCATCTGGAAATCATATTTTCTAGTAGGGATAAACGTGGGCAAACATATACGATAACGTCAAAACTATCATAATAGTCAAATGCTATTTTTTGGAATAATATGGTTTTTCCGCATCTACACATTATATATAGTTTTAATTTTTGATTAACACTAGTGTCTAACTTACTTTTTATTTTTTCATATGCTTCAATTTGATACCCGCGAAGTTCATATGGGAATGCACGAAGCGATTTCATATATTCATCATACTCACTCTTCTCATCCTCTTCCTTCTTATCATATCGCTCACGCTCTACTCGTTCTTCATTTGCTATATATGTAGTAAGCTCTTCACCAACTATAAATCTTATATTTTTGAAAATCTTTAATCTGTCTTTTACATCATTCAGTTCTACAGCACCACTAATCCATTCGCGACCACCACTATGGTTATCTAGTGTGGTAGTAGAGTTATTTGAATACGCATTTAATAAATGACGCTCGACATATTTGCCTATATCCGTAGGACATTCAATTAAAATATAAGGTTTCATGCTATTACATGGGTACCCCGTTTTATATGTACCAGATCTATCGACCCAGCTGTCACATGTTCCAATCTTAGTATAATCACCGACATCAACGCAAAAAGCACAGTACACATACGAATACGCCATATTTATATCCATATAAAAATTCAACTTTACGCCTGAAAAAAAATATATAGAAACAGGGTGTTATTTTACCTCTTCATTCATTGTTTTTGATCGTATGTTTTAACACCACCTAACACTAATACAGCATATAGATGAAAACAATCAAATATTTAAAAAAATTGATTTTTTTCATAGAAAAAACATGAGTACCGAATTAAAGAAATTACCAACTGTGTTTGAAGATTTGGTTTCTGACAATGTATCAGCTATCAGAATTGTATATTACGATAACCATATCGGGCATGTCAATGCTTTAGAAGATATTAAAAGATGTTATGATGTAATTTCTTTGCGTTTTACGAAATTAACACAGGTTCATGCAAATAGTTTTCGAGATTTTAGAAATATCATATCAATTGCTGGATCCGTAGAATTAACTGGTACGTCAGCAAAACACATGTTTAAAGGCTTATATAAATTACAAGAGATTCCATATATAAATACACTAAATATCGTCGATATGTCATATATGTTTATGGATTGCAGATCTTTCAACCAGCCTATTGATTTTGATACCAAAAATGTACAAAATATGGCATCTATGTTTGAAAGATGTACTACGTTTAACCAACCATTATTATTAGACACGGGTAATGTATCTTCCATGATGAATATGTTTAAAGGATGTGTATCTTTTAACCAAAGCGTACCATTTGATACAAGCAATGTTAAATTTATGGGACAGATGTTCGATGATTGTGGCAAGTTCAATCAGTATATATATTTCAATACACGAAATACAATAGATATGGATAATATGTTTCGGGGGTGTATTTCTTTTAACCAACATGTGGCTTTCGATACACAAAACGTGTTATGCATGGCTGGGATGTTTGAATGTTGCTGGTCTTTTAATCAGCCAGTAGATTTTATTACACCAAAGGTACGTAATATGTTAAGGATGTTTATGGAATGTAAATCTTTTAATCAGCCAGTATTATTTGATACGCAAAACGTGACCGATATGGGGGGGATGTTTGAAGGGTGTAAATCTTTCAATCAACCAGCCACCCTAGATACAAGAAATGTAAGACGTATGACGCATATGTTTAGTGGATGTACATCTTTAAATCAAAAGATATGTCTTAGTATCCAAAGCATAGATTCTTTAGGTTGTATATTTGAGCAATGTAACGCATTGAAAGAGTCTCCGGTATTAACATTAAAGATTAAAGATTGAATAGTATAAAGAAATAATGGAACAGATGGTGATTAATACGAATATGATATTAACATATCGGTACAATTCAAAGATGGTTGAGTATAAACGAGCAATGGATAGAACTACCGATACCACAATATTCGGATTACTATCAGATGCACGTGATAAACTACGGTTAGAATGTATTAAAGTACTTAATGCTGCTTATAGTGTCGCAAAAAAACAAAAACCCGATACTATATGCAATACAAAGCATTATGGTGTTGATTGTGCTGTTGAGTTGGTCGAGGGTAAATGCACATGCTTTCTTTAAGTTTGGATAAACAATAATGAGACCACATTGAAGCTCGCGGATGCTATGAAAATTGTGTTGAATATGTTTATGAAATTAGAAGCATACCATATTATTTTTTGATATCACGATTCCGTATCGTACTTTGATGGCAGTTGCGTATATCGGGAAGCGATCACTAGTAGACGTGGTTGATGGATGAACTTACTATATGGCATGCCTCAATTAAGGACTATCGGTGATCGATAGTCATTGTTTAGTGGGGGAGTGGCTTTCTCCCCCCAATGAAGTACCCATCCCTGTCATATATATATATATATATATATATATTCCTTATTAGTTCGCATTAAGACCCACTACAAAATCTTCCTTTTTTTTAAAAACCTTTGGGGTAAAGATACCCATACATAAATTTTATTTTATAGCATATTTCACTGGATCTACGGTAAGATTTATCTCCATATTCCCAATCCGCTGTGGTTGTTTTTCTATTTATGTACAACCTACCCTCTGGATATATGATAGGTTGTATATAAATTGCTATATTGAACCGTCGTTCTTACTATATTGGAAAAATATATATGGCTTGTTTTCGTAGATATAGTTGAATTCGTTTCGCGGTTCATCGACACCAGTGGGTAGCTCTATATATTCGGTTTCCTGAAGTATAAAGCTGGAAATGGATATTGCAATTTCGATCCACACCCCACCACCTTATTGAAAAAAAACACCTTTTGATAATCCTGATGGTGTTTTTTTTCAATAAGGTGGTGGGGTCCTTGCATTAGCCCTTTTCTTATACAACATTAACATTGTGACTATATTGTATGTCTAAGCAATATAAGCTCTACTCCATCTGTATATGGGCTGGCAATTATCATAGCAATATACAGCCGGACTTGGATGCAAACCGCGTATTAATATTATCTATAGTAAAAATAGCATTAGAATCTCCCAAAGAATTCTCGTTTAATATTTCCAATATTTCCCTCAGCAAGGGAATATCGTCGTTATATTTTCTTTCTATTTCCTCATCTGTTAAGACCGAATAGTGGCTCTTATATTCACCCACCACCATATGTTTATAATTGGGATCTATATAGTGTTTAATCGCACGAGTTCCTTGCGTTAGCTTTTCTCTCACATAATATAACCACAACACTAATATTGTATGTCTAAGCGAATAGGATTCATATTCATCAAGCATTAATAGCGATATAAGCTCTATCCCATCCTTATATGGATTGACAGCTATCATAGCAACGCATAGTTTAACCCATGATGCACAAAAGTGGTCATCTGCTTGTATTTGATAATTAAACTTCCAATTCCATACCCCATGGCTATCTGTAATAATCTTTAATTTATCGGTAAAGTAAGTATCCACCATTTTACTACCATGTGGTTCGATGTAATATATATTATTGAGTTTCGGGTGAACAATAATCGCGTTTGCGTGATAACTTCCTTTATTATATTTAGTAATATCAAATACAGATATTTCTTCGCTGCCCAGAGCGCTGCGGAGATTTTTTAAAAAGCTAGAATCGCTTGTTACAGTGTACGTATGTTCGCGCGAGTATAGAATATCTTCGAGTTCTTTATTCATGTAGACAAAATTATAAATACTTCCGGGTTCATAATCATCTGGTACTATAATACGAGATTTATATTCATCTTTCCAATCCGTCGTGACTGTTTTGTTTATAGAGATATCGCTATATATCGCACCCTTCGTATATATACTATCCAATGCATGTAAACCACGATTCGAATACTCAGCTATTATTCCCAGCACATTAGCAAATACGTATGACTTGTTTTTATAAATATCGTGGAATTCGGTTCGCAGTTTATTCACTGCGTGTTCATTAATACCAGTAGGTAGCTCTATATATTCAGGGTCCTCAAGTATATAGCCGTATTCTTTTGGAAACGGGTATTGCAATTTCGATTCATATTTTATCGCACTATTGAAAAAATACATGAAAGGACTATATGCGAAACTAGTAGTTACGCCTTTTGGTAGTTTCGATGGCTTACAATACTTATTACATTCGTCTAAGGTAGTGTCGGAATCTTTATTTTCAACGCATTTGAGTTCTGGTACTTTACATGCATATCTTTCCATAGTTATATATTGCTTTTTTAAATAAATACACCATTTATTAAGATAGTGTTTTAGTATCCCAAAAAAATATATCGCCACTATCATCTTCCAAAGAATCCTTATTCCATATTTCCAATACTCGCTCCACCTAATACATATCAGCGTTATATTGTATATCTAAGCGAATATGTTCCGTCAAGCATTAATAGCGATATACGCTCTACTCCATTATAGCAATATACAGCCGAGCCTGGGTGTAAACCGCGTGTTAATATTATCTATATTAAAAGCAGCATTAGGACCTTCCAAAGAATCCTTGTTTAATATTTCCAATATTTCTTTCAGTAAAGGCATATCATAGTTATATTTTCTTTCTACTTCCTCATCTGTTAAGATCGACGAATATTGGCTCCTATATTCACCCATCACCATATGTTTATAATTGGGATCTACATAGTGTTTAATCGCACGAGTCCCTTGCGTTAGCTTTTCTCTCACATAATATAACCACAACACTAATATTGTATATCTAAGCGAATAGGCTTTATATTCATCAAGCATTAATAGCGATATAAGCTCTATCCCATCCTTATATGGATTGGCAATTATCATAGCAACGCATATACCAACCCACGATACACAAAAGGGGTCATTTGCCTGTATTTGATAATTAAACCTCCAATTCCATCTCCCATGGTTATCTGTAATAATCTTTAATTTATTGGTAAAGTGGGTATCCGCCTTTTCACCACCATATGGTTCGATATAGTATATGTTATTGAGTTTCGGGTGAACAATAATCGCGTTTGCGTGATCATATCGCACTCCAGCTATTGAAACACCAAACACAGATATTTCTTCGCTGTCTAGAGCGTTGCGGAGGTTTTTTAAAAAGCTAAAAACACTTGATATTTCATACGTATGTTCGCGTGTGTATAGAATATCTTCGAGTTCTCCATTTATGCGGTCATCATACATACCTCCAGGTTCATAATTCTTTGGGTCTACGATAAAAGTTTTATGTTCATCTTTCCAATCCGTCGTGACTATTTTGTTTATATAGATATCGCTATATCTCACATCCTTCACATATATATTATCCAGTACATATAAACCACGATATGTGTACTTGGCCATTATTATTAGTATATTAGACAATACGTATGACTTGTTTTTATAAATATCGTGGAATTCGGTTCGCAGTTTATTCACTGCGTGTTCATTAATACCAGTAGGTAGCTCTATGTATTCGGGGTCCTCAAGTATATAGCCGTATTCTTTTGGAAACGGGTATTGTAATTTCGATTCATATTTTATCGCACTATTGAAAAAATACATGAAAGGACTATATGCGAAATTAGTAGTTACGCCTTTTGGTAGTTTCGATGGCTTACAATACTTAATACATTCGTCTAAGGCAGTGTCCGAATCTTTATTTTCAACGCATTTGAGTTCTGGTACTTTACATGCATATCCTTCCATAGTTATATATTGCTTTTTTAAATAAACCCATCTAAAAATAATAGTTATATATAACATATGTGGCCTGATATTAAATCATGGGATAGCAAGAAGGCGGCGTTTACCATTTTACTAGTTTTATACCTTTAAAGAATACTACTGAGAAGGTATTTAGTATTGTAGTGCCAGTAATAATATATATCTCATCGCAAGTATACCTTATGAAATCCGAACTCCTCCGCCCACAAGGTGCTTGCTCAAAACTTTTTTTAAACCTTTGAACAGTTTATAATTTTGAATACTCGACACACTAATAAATCTTTGGTACTGAGTAATCATCAACTATGACGAACGTTGACGATAGAAAGGCTGAAGATATGAGTTTGGACGAGATCGAATTGGAGACGAACACTCTTATTGATTTGAAGAGGTCTGTAGGATGGAATGAGGCACAGGCGGCGAGGTTTGAATACATCAGGCATCACCCAACCTGGGATAGGGTTGAGGCGGGCTCGGATGAGGGGTTGGATTATACCCCTCCTCCCCTCCCCCGCAGCCTTTTCCGCATCCCCGACCCCCTCCCCTCCGATCCCGTCGTCGTCCGCGCCCGTGCCCGCACCCGCGTTCCGAAGAAGGGTGGCATTTGCCATCAGTTTAGGAACAACGGTTCGTGCAAGTTTGGGAAGCGGTGCCGGTACGCGCATATCGCCCCCACTTCCCCTGGACGAGGTAGCCTTCGCGGTCGTGGCTCCGGCCTCCCCCCCGCGAAGAGCAAGCCCCGTCCCCCGCGCAAGGTCCCCCGCGCCCTCGAAGAGGGTAAGGACACAGAGTTGCGGCTGCCAATGGTCGCCCCCACTCCCCCTGATTCTGCCGCTCCCCCTGGACGAGGTAGCCTTCGCGGTCGTGGCCCCGGCCTCCCCCCCGCGAAGCGCAAGCCCCGTCCCCCGCGCAAGGTCCAGCGCGCCCTCGAAGAGGGTAAGGACACAGAGTTGCGGCCACCAGTGGTTGCCGCCGATTCTGTTACCGTGTCTAAAGGTGTGGTGCTGTGCGTCGTTGTTGCTGTTGTGGTCTCGTTTGCCTGTGCCGTCGCCGGCACATACTGGCTTATGAGATAGCTTCAACACTTTGATGCATATAGTATTACACCTTGTATTTTGATAGCACTGAAGAAGAGGCCTAGCAGCTTCGACCGACGTGTTCCCCTGGTTCGTAAACTGCATATAAGGAGAGGACTTCCCAGTCTTCGACTAATATGCGACACAGAAGAAGCGCGGTGTATAAAGCGTAGAGTGTGTAAAAGCACTTGAAAATGTATGTAAGAAGAGGCCTGTTACCTCTCCCCTGATACGACACTTAGCTCTTTAGTGGATAAAATCGAGCAGGCGGTATCGTGTTGGTGTGTTGTGCTAGCAACATATTAACTCGACCCCTTTCTTTTTTTCAAAACCTTTGGAGCAAAAATAATTTTGAATTTATATTGATAAGTGAGGTGGCTGAGCAGTATTTCCGCTGGGACCACACCCCCTCAAGTGTGAAGGCTGACGGGCAGCATAGCCGTACTGTACAATACGCTAAGACTCAGTTAGTGTGTTGTATGGGGATGACGTGGCGGATCTCCGGATCCAATACTGAATCTTCTTTTTTTCAAAACCTTTGGAGCAAAAATAATTTTGAATTTATATTGATAAGTGAGGTGGCTGAGCAGTATTTCCGCTGGGACCACACCCCCTCAAGTGTGAAGGCTGACGGGCAGCATAGCCGTACTGTACAATACGCTAAGACTCAGTTAGTGTGTTGTATGGGGATGACGTGGCGGGTTCCTTGTGGATCCAATACTGAATCTTCTTTTTTTCAAAACCTTTGGAGCAAAAATAATTTTGAA